AGCCCGATACGAGGCCGAATGTCAAGTTTCATAATTGTGGAGTTTGCTTTGCTTGTGGAAATTGGGAGGCGAGGGAACATATCGATTGGGTTCTAAGGCACAAAATGTTTAGAGACATCTGTGATTCTGTAAGATCGCCGTCGACAAATTGGGATTGTCTTATCCCAGTGAGTGGTGGGAAGGACAGTCATTATCAGGTATGGTACATGAAAGAAGTAATGAAGATGAATCCACTTCTTCTAACCATTACCGATCCTTTTCCTGGCACCGAGGCTGGTGAGTATAACCTCAGAAACATGAGTGTGGCATTTAATGTCGACCACATGATGTTTAATTATTCTGCCGACTTGTTTAGAAGGACAACGAGAATTTCTTTTGAGGAAAACCTCGACGCCTTTAAATTTCTGGAAGATTCGATAGCAATAATTCCAATTCATATCGCTTTGAAATTAAGGATACCACTGATCGTCGATGGCGAGGATGGTCCTCATGAGTATGGCGAACATATGCGTGGCGATGGAAATTCTTTAAGGCAGAGTATTGATAACAAAACAGTTAACTTAAAGTATTGGTTGGACAGAGGAATTAGACTTGAAGAACTCGTCAGCGTCATGCCACTAACAAATACAGCTCAAGATCATATTGGCAAAGGACTTTTGAAGTCTGTTTATCTCAGTCATTATGATCCGTGGTCGAGCGTTAAACATCACGAGGTTGCCAAGCGCTACGGATTTAAAGATCTTCACCACGAGTGGGATCGCGAGGGCTGCATTGATGCGTTCGAGCAGATCGATTCGTTTGCCTATATGGTCTACTATTGGCTGAAGTATCCAAAGTTTGGCTATCAGCGGGCGACAAACATTGCCGCTCGCCGGGTTAGGGAGGGGCTTATTACGAGAGACGAGGCAATCAGGCTCGTGCGCGATTATGATCATAAACTTGACAGGCGCGGGCTCGACGTCTTTTGCGATTTCCTTGGTTACACTCATCTTGAGTTTTGGGGTATTGTCGATCAGTTTTGGAATACTGATATTTTTGAGCAGAAAAATTGGCGGTGGGCTTTGAAAGATCCGATTTATAAAGGCCTACCTGTGAGGGAGTATGTAAAATGATTGATGAAAGAGCGTGGATGACGTGGAGTGACGTTTGGACAAGAATCGATCGCTATAAAGGAAAAGTTATCTTTTTTGGATATTCTAAGTATTGGATCGATAAAACCCTTCCCCATATTAGTTCGACATTAAGATTTACCGTCGTCGATAATAGCGAAAATTTTCAGGGACAAGCATGCGAGTACAGCGATCTTCCGATACATGAGCCGGATGACAGAATTTATCTTGAGGAGGACTTTATTATCATTACGAGCCTCTCGTATGAAAGCATTTACGAGGAGCTTGTTGGTAAAGAGTTTGAACCTGGTATTGATTTTTGTATAACGCCTGCCATGAACGATCTTAAAGTAATTTCTGACATCCATTCTCACGGGGCGAGACTCTTGATCAGCTCGCCGGATCATCTTATTTATTCTGACATGGATAGGAACAGTAATATCGGCGGTGGACTTTACATTTACAATATTGGCACAAATGAGTGCAATAAAGTGGCTACAGGCACTTTTCGTCAGATGGTCAAGGGGAAAGATGATTTGATTTATATTTTGGATGAGGCGAGAGGAATATTGATTGGTAAGGGTGATTATTTTAACAATGGCTGGATTCATATCGATAAAGAATTAAGACCGCATGGCTTGGCTTATTGTGAAGAAAACGAGCGCTTATTTCTTGCCGCTACAAACAAAAATCAGATTATCAGGATGGAATTGACTGGCGACGGCCTCCATATTGGGGATAGCAATTTGATTTTTAATTCAAAGAGAAGTCATTGGGTTAACGACCTCGTCGTGAAGGATGGTGAAGTTTATGCCTCTATGTTTTCACTGTCGGGTTTGCAGTCCGAGGGGATGTATGATGGTGGCATAATAAGGGTCGGAAGCGAGGAATCCTGGACTGGCACTGTTGTTGCAGAGAGGCTTTGGATGCCTCATTCTGTCAGATTTTTCAACGGGGCGATTCACTATCTTGACAGCATGAATGGACTGTTTTATAAAGGTAGTCGAGTTATTGGCGAGTTTCCTGGTTTTACAAGGGGCCTCGCTTATGATGGTAAATATTATTATGTTGGGCAGAGCGAGAATAGGTATTTCAATCTTCATCGGGGCGAGCGGAAGCATATAGGGATGAATGCTGGGTTTTACCTTTTTGATGAGGAGACTAAAGCAGCCAAGTTTTTCTCGATGCCGATGATCCATCAAGTTCACGACATAATGGTGCTGTAATGAAATTCGATGATAAGTGGTCAGACAATTGTTACAAAGAATATCAATTCGAAGGGTCGAGTTTAATAAGGAGTGAGATTGAAGGGCAATGTTTTATGTGCAAAGAAATGACAAAATGGATCGATATTTCTTTCCATGGGCACCTTTGTAGCGAGGAGTGCTCACGAAATGCGTGGGAGGAGGCTTCTAAATGAAAACTCTAATATATATCCCGCTTTTGTATAGAAATGAGATGGGACTTTGGCCTCCGACTTGTCCGAACACTTGGTATTTCAAGTGGCAGAAGGAGTTGTACGAGTTCTTTAAAACATTACCTATCAAAGTGATATGGAAGGCTGGTCGCCGAAGCTTCCCAGAAGATCCCATTAGAGATTGGAGGGCTAAGAATATCCGGTATAGCATAAGGAAGCTCGAAAGAGAATTGAAGAAAGCCGATTTTGCTCTCGTAGATTTTCCATCAACTCCAATGTTTGATGCTATAAATGCCGGGTTGTCAACTGTATGTTTGACTACCGATTGGGATTTGGTCAGAGATGATTATGGTAGGCTCACGTCGATGTTTGGTGTGGACAATATTAAACATGTCAAGGATTTGATCGAAGAATTGGTTCTCCATGGCGGTTTGTGGCCAATATCCGATAACGTTCTTATTCCGTGCAATTTGATGAAACAAATTAAAGAGGTGTTGCGATGAGTGGCCGGCATTTATATCCAAGGTGGTGCGATACTTGTCATCGTTGGCAACCTAAAGAGTACCAAGAGTATTGCCCTGGCTGTAATAACCCTCTTGGTAAGAGTCAGGGAGATTGTGAAATAACTCCTGGAATGATTGATGATTTAAAAAACTTGTTTGTAAATATCGATCCGAAATTAAAAGAAAATCTATCGCCTACTATGAAAGAAGAGATAAATTTTCATATAAAAGCAATTGATAATCTTAAAGAGGTGTTGCGATGACATTCAGCGGGAAAACAATTATGATAACTGGTGGCACTGGGAGCTTTGGTCAAGAAATGGTCAGGCATCTGATGTCTGGAAGCGATGGTGTTCCGGATAAAATCATAATTTATAGTAGGGACGAGTTTAAGCAGGTACAAATGATTAGTCACTATGGTGCTTTTCCTAACCCGATACTGAGGTTTTTCATTGGTGATGTCAGAGATAAGGCAAGACTCTATGCGGCTATGAAGGGTGTCGACTATGTTTTTCATGCTGCGGCTTTGAAGCAGGTCCCACTTTGTGAGTATAACACTTTTGAGTGTGTGAAGACCAATATTCTTGGCGCGCAGAATGTAATAGAGACGGCAATATCTCGCGGGGTCAAGAGGGTGGTTGCCCTCAGTAGCGACAAGGCTGTTGCGCCTATCAATCTTTATGGGGCGACAAAACTGGTTGCCGAGAAGATGTTCACTTCTTCTAATGTCCTTGGCGGTCGTCGAACTTCGTTTTCTGCAATACGCTATGGCAATGTTCTCGCATCTCGCGGTTCGGTTTTACAGGAATTTATTGAGCAGGCAAAAAGTGGGGAGATTTTTATTACTGATAAAAGAATGACAAGGTTTTGGTGGACGTTGCCACAATCTGTTGACTTTGCGATTACTGCATTGGAACTTATGGTTGGTGGTGAGGTGTTTGTTCCAAAAATTGAATCGGCCTCCGTAAGAGATCTTGCCTCAGCCGTCTGTCCTCATTGTAGGGTCAAGGAAATCGGGATAAGACCCGGCGAGAAACTTCACGAATTCCTTGTCGCGCCAGACGAGTCGAGTAGGACTTATGATTGTGGGTGGGCTTATATGGTAGCTCCAGACAACGAGTTTTTTGAATTCAAGCCAAAGACATTTGGAAACCCCGTACCCGATAATTGGCATTACTGCTCTGAAAATATTGCTCGCGACGATAATGTTGAGTGGCTTAAAGAGATGATCGAAAATATTTTTCAAGAAACCTAAAAAATTTATTATAATAGAGATAGAGGAAAGATTGAAATGGGAGAGAAGGTTCTTATAGTCATCCCCGCAAAAGGGACGAGCAGGCGGTTACCCGGCAAGAGTTTATTGCAGATAGGTGGCAGATCACTTGTTGAGATAGCTGCAGAGAGAGCAGTGACCTCGAAGATCGGCGAAGTTGTGGTATCGACTGAAAGCGATCTTGTTTATGATGTTTTAAGAACGTCAAATGTTGGTAGCTTTATTGATGTTATCAAGAGGCCGCAGTCGCTTTGCGGGGATGATATAAGGGTGTGGGAAGTGCTCGTCGATGTTTTAAATTTTTATGAGGGTGAGGGATACACCACAGTGATGATGACACTTCCCACCTCTCCCTTCTGTTTGCCGACACACATGATTGCGGCTTATGAAATGTTTTTTAATAATGGCCGTAAGCCGGTGATGAGCGTGACAAAAGTCGATTTTAATCCGAATACTCTGATGGAGAAATATTTTGGCGATAATACTCTTGTCCCGCTACGTGGGTCGGTTAATTGGAAACCTTCGCTTGTTAAGGCTGGTCAAGATAAGGTTATTTATAAAAGTAACGGTGCCGTTTGGATTTGTGACGTCGCAGAATTGAGAGAAAAGAAAGAGCAGTATATCGATGGAATGCTCGGTTATGAGATGGGTAAGGTAACTGGACTTGATATCGATACTGATTTAGATTTCTTATTGGCGAAAACTATATGGGAGATGGGTAATGAAAGTATTGCTAATCAACCCTCCTGTTAGACGGTGGGCGCAACCGAATTGCTTTCCGACTGGACTCGGATATATCGCCTCCACTATTAGAGGTGCTGGTCATGATGTCGGTGTATTCGACTTCAATGCGATTAGACAGGAGGACATTACCTATGAAGGCATATTGAGGTCGAAGCAATACGATGTCCTCGGCATTACGGGGATCATAACTCAATATAAAGAAGTCAAAGAAATCGCCAGAATGAGCAGGGAAATTAATCCGGCTGCCCCTGTTATATGTGGTGGCCCTTTAGCTACGTCAGTGCCCGATTTGGTACTGAAAAAGACGGATGTCGATATATGCGTGAGGGGCGAGGGTGAGGTGACGATTGTTAAATTGCTTAATAATGGTTGCAAGGATAATACAATAGGGTGTTCCACTAAGTTGAACGGGAGCATAATAAATGCAAACTTCGACAGGCCTCCGATAAAAGATATTTCTGAATTATCTTGGCCAGCATACGATCTATTCCCAATAGATGAATATTTGTTTAATCCTATTGCTTGGCAGAATAAAGAGAAATGGTCTGATGGCAAACATGCAAAACTTTCGGAGTACTCTACTCGCTCGATGAATATGATAGGAACTCGTGGTTGTCCGTTCGGGTGCATATATTGTTACCACCATTATATGGGACAAGGGTATAGACGGCGATATATATTTGATATTCTCCAAGAGATGCAATACTTGAATGATACATATGAGGTTGCCTACGTCCACTTTACAGACGATCTGTTCTGTGGCAGTAAAAAATGGACGATGGAATTCTGTAAAACCAAACATCAATTCGATCTCGCCGATGTTACCTGGTCCTGTGCGGGTAGGCCCTCGATAATGGATGAAGAACTCGCAGGGGCAATGTACTCGGCAGGATGCGTCGGAGTTTGCTATGGCCTTGAAAGCGGTAGTCAAAAGATGCTCGACAGAATGAACAAGAAGGCTAATGTAGATGACTATCGCAGGGCTATTGAAATCAGTAAGGGATTCTTTCCCTATGAGGATTATACGTTTATTGTCGGCACGCCTGGCGAAACAGACGAGACTATTGCGGCGAGCGTCAATTTCTGTGAGGAAATGGGGATAGTTCCAAGCGCCGTGTTTTATATGACACCTTATCCCGGCACCTCGCTGTTTGAAGAATTGAAAAAAACGAACTTCATTTTTGCTAAAATCGTCAACAATATGAACGGGTTTGAATGGTGGGTATCGCAACTCGGAGAGCAGGGTGAGCAGATGGCATGGAATTGCTCTGGTTCTCCCGATTATAAGGTTCACGAGTGGCACAGATGGATGATCGAAGAAACTGGTGCGATGAATAAGGAGAAGCACTAATGTTTGATCTGATAACTGACATATTAATTGGAGTGGATGTTGGGATCTTCTTTGTTATTTTGTTTATTCTTGGCAATGTTTTATGGCATCGGTGGGAGGAAGTGAAAGAAGAAATGAAAGAGAAAGCAGTTTATAACAGGAAATGGATGGAATAATGACTAAGAAACTGATGGTTATAGGTGCTCACCCTGCCGATCCATTCGATCTTGCAGGTGGTACGATTTTTCAAATGGTCGAATATCGCTGGCGGGCTTTTATCGTTACCGTCACACATGGCGCCAATTCTCATATGGAGCATTCCGATACGCTATCTATGGACAAGCAAAGAAAGCGGGACGAATTCTTTGCCGCTGTCAAGACGATTGCTAATCATGGCGATTGGCATTCGAAGACATTAGAAGCTGACGACGAGCCGCTCTATGAAGGTCCAGATTTATTTCATGAAATCGTTAATTTAATAAGGCATGAAAAACCGGATATCATTATAACACATCACCCAAACGAGTATGCTCATTTTGATCATTCTGTGTGTGGGCTCATGGTTTGCAAGGCAATGAAGGCGGCATATAAGTGGCCTGGAAAGAATCGCTATAAAGTGCCTATGGCATATTTTTTCGGCGTTCAATTTCGCCCTGAGAGCGCAAGGATGGGAGTCATAGTTCGGCCACCCGATATTTTAATCGGATTAACAGAAGAGGCCATAGACGCTAAAATCAATGCAATGTGTTGTTTTAGAACGCAGGGCATTACTCTTAAGATGATGGCTGAAAGAGTTGATAGTATGGAGAGGGAGGCTGCGCGGGCAGACGGAGCAGAATTTGATCATGCTGAGGCGTTCACGTTCTATCGACCGTTGAGGAGGAGGATTCTGTTAGATGGAAAACAAGAATAAAGAACTACTCGAGTCTGTTGTGGATTTCCAGCGCAGCCTCTTGTTTGGCATGAAAGCATATATTGAAGACGCTGGCGGAGCATTGAATATGAATCCGTTTTTTGGCATGACCGAAGACGATATAGTAAATTGTAAAAATGAGGTCTTTGCAGTTTATCCAAAACTTTTTCACACTTACTGTCTTATCAGTTTGGTTAGGGGTGCTAAGGGAGATACAAGGCCAGACGATAAATTGATTAATTTTCTGACCAGCGCGAGCGAACCCGAGCTGGATGAATTGATAACGCGAGTTAAAACCGGGGATTTTAAGTTTCCGCCTTATATTCCATTCGTTTTTATAGAGGAGGGGAAAGATGGCTCAAAGAAGAAGGAGAGTTGAGGAAAAACCAAAACCAGAGGCCGAGGCGCCAAAGAGCCCCTATGCTGGCCCAGTAGAGTTGTGGGAAGAGACGAAGTATCATTGCAAAGCTCGTAATATTATTGATGCAAAAAGAATGCTCGGGCTTGTCCTCCAGTCTCAGGATGTGATTGCCAAAACCAGAGGGGTGAGGGGCGGCTTTGAAATTCAAGTAAAAAAGTTTATTGGCAGGGATTATTAAAATTTTTTTTCAAGAAACCTAAAAAATTTATTATAATAGGAATAGATAAGGGTGTTAAAGCTCTTAAGTATGCCCCCCCTTACTATTAACTTTAAAATAAAACCTCGTCAGCTGGCGATTAGAGCAGTCAGAATCGGTTTTAGGGGGATATATGAGGGGTAAAAAGGCAAAGGCAATTCGAAAAATAGTTTATGGCGATTTCTCTATTCATGCAAAGCGAAAATATGGGCGGCATACAAGTGGCATGATAATCAACCATCCCAAAGGCAGGAGAGCCCGGTATTTAATTGCTAAAAAACTCGCGAGAGCAGGAGTGAGGGTGTGAGCAATGGATAAAAACCAAACGAGAAGATACGAATTCTGGCTGGCTGAGGTAGAAAAGCTTGCAAAAAAATTTAATTTAACAACGCATCAGACTGTCATAATCCTCAATGAAATAAATGTATTTAACAAACTTTATACGTATAAAGAATGCGACTATTTTATTAATCATTATATCTATACAAAAATAGGTGAAATATGAAAATATTAGTCACGGGTGGCGCAGGATTTATGGGAAGTCATTTTGTTGAACTGATGATTTCTTTGAACCACGAAGTCTTTGTTATTGATAAACTCACCTATGCTGGCAGTCTTGATAATCTATCCGAGTTTGGTTTTGATCTCGTGAACAATTTTTCCTACAGCGATATTGGTTGTTCTGGCGCGGTCGAGCGGATTCTTATAGATTTCAAACCGGATGTAATTGTCAATTTTGCCGCAGAAACTCATGTTGATCGATCTATTAGAAGTCCAATGTCGTTTCTTGAGACAGATATTATGGGGCTTTTCAGCCTTGTGCTTCTCGCGAGGAAGTATAAGGTCGAGCGATTCATCCATATCAGCACCGATGAGGTTTACGGGTCGATTGAAAACAAGGCTTTGTTGAGGTCTGAAGAGTTTACTAATCTAAGAGTAGAACTCGGGTTTTCGTTTAAATCTGAAGCAAGTGAAAATTTTCCTTTAAATCCAACCTCCCCATATTCTGCATCAAAGGCCGCCGCCGATCTCCTACTTCTCTCTTATTTCAAGACATATAATTTTCCAGTCATGATCGTCCGTCCATGCAATAATTATGGGCCACGACAATATCCTGAGAAGCTTATCCCGATGGCTATAACAAGACTATTGAAGGGCGAGAAAATTCTACTCCACGGCAAGGGCGAAGAGATCAGGGAATGGATTTATGTCAAGGACTGTTGCGTAGCGATTAATGCAGTATTGATGCACGGAAAGGTTGGTGAAATTTATAATATCGGGAGTGGAAAGAGGGGGGATAATAAAGAGGTAATTCATCGGATAATCGATTATTGGAAAGAGCCGAATGTTAGTAAGACAGGCTATGATTGCCATATCGAATACACTCCAAACAGACCGGGCAATGATCAAAGATATGCAATGAACAGTTCTAAGTTGGTCAAAACGATTGGCGGTGAAGGCGATTATTTTTGTGTCGAAGAGTTTGACGATGCATTAAAAAAGACAGTCGAGTGGTATAGGCAGAATCAAGGTAAGTGGCCCGATATTGATCTTGAGGCTAATGTCTACAAAGAAGGGCAGTATTTGAGATAATGGCTAAAGTATCTGTAATAATCCCGGTTTATAATTGCGATGCTTATCTTGCTGAAGCAATCGATTCTGTGATAAAACAGACGTTCGAGGATTGGGAGATCATTGTAATCGATGATTGCTCGGATGACGCTTCCTTTCAAGTTGCCATTGGCTATGAGAAGAAACTTGGAAAAGAGAAATTCATTCTCAAATCAAACGACGAGAATAAAGGCGTGGCGTTTAGTCGTAACTCAGCCCTGAAGGTGGCAGGGGGTGAATACATCGCCTTCCTTGATGCCGATGACTATTGGCATGAGAATAAGCTTGCGGCTCAGGTCAGACTATTAGATAATAACCCCGATCAACACCTTGTTCATACTGGCGTCAAAGTTATTGCTGACTACGATTGGTGTGAGGAAAACAACATCAATCCGAGCGATTGGGAGAAAGAATGGAACAAGAAGTTTCTCGCACGGTTATATAGTAATGGGCGAGATTATTTTCCACTGCTTTCTCATGGAGACTCGATATGCTGGTCGTCTGTAATGGTCAAACGACAATTAATCGATTGGATTGGTGGTTTTGATGAAGGACTGATACATCAGAATGAAGATTGGGTGTTCGTGCTCAAGGCATCTGTTTTCCATGGTTTCACATTTCTCCCGCCACGATTCACGTTTTATAGGCTTCATCCAAGTGCCTATACAACAAAAGCGTTCTTATCTAAAGATAAAAGTTGGGATACAGAATCGGCGACAGGACAAGCTCGCGACCGCTGTTTTGCCTATATGAAAAAACATTCTGATATGTCTTCATACAGAGAATTTGATTCCTATCTTTCGAGCAGGCAGAAAGTAAAAAAGAATGTTAAAGATGCAAAACATCTTGTCAAGCGAATTGATGCTGGCCTTAGGAATATTTACCACAAAAACGAACATTGGTTTAGACCGGCAATGCGAAGTGACGACGCCATTGACCTCCTCATTCTTTTTGTCACCGATTTCTGCAACCTTCATTGTTCACATTGTTCTGATAGGGCGCTTTATCATCCAAGCTCTATGACGGTTGACCAGACTGGAGCGATTGCTTCTACAAATCGAGAAATGAAGAATGTTCTACTCACTGGTGGCGAGCCATTTATTCATGACGATATTGCTCTTATTATCAGACAATTTGCTATTAACGATTATGGCGGGGCACGGGTATGGATTAATACCAATGGTTTCTATCCTGATTTGATCAAAGAAGCGTTAATCACGGTTTTTAAATGGCGCAATCATAATATAACTGTGACGGTCTCGTTAGATGGTTTTGAAGATGTTCATAACATAATCAGGGGCAGCAACAAGTCGTATGAGCGAGCATTAGATTCTCTGCGAGTTCTGCTTTTGTTGAGGAAACAACACCCAAGTCTGAAAGTCAATATTAACACGACCATTATGCCATTGAATTTGGATAGTGTCGTAGAGTTTGCTAACGAGATCGCCTATGCCTTTGATGTAGATAATCATAATTTTGAGGTTATTCGTGGCGATAAAGATTTAACCGAGGAGGTTATTTGCCAGTACGATATATTGAGAGAAGTTTATGCAAAATTGCTGGTAGTAATCAATAAGCGGTATCCCCACCATTACCTTTTGAACAATGAGAAATTTGGTATTCAGTGGACGAATTTGGTTTTTGATCGTTGGTGGCCATTCACTTGTCTCGCTGGGAAGAAGGCGATGGTCGTCTACCCTAATGGCGATCTTGCGGCTTGTGAGATGAGGGATCGAATTGTTAACCTTAACGATTTTGATTGGGATTTAACGAAGGCGATGGATGATGTTGAGATGAGAAGAGAGGTTTCTGAGATAGCGAAAATTACTGGGATTGATTCTCCACTGTCGGTGAAAGAAAAGGGTTGTTTCTGTACTCATGGCTGCTGGCTGACAGTCAGTATGCTTGAGCGTTATAAGAGGTATGGTTGGAATAAATGAAAACTAAGGAGGATGAAAAATGCCAGATGCAATTGTCGGATTCGGATTCGGGGTTTTGGCGACGAGTATTGCGTGGTTTCTCATTGCGAGGAATAACAAGAAGAAAGTCGCAAGAGTCCTTGGTGTCACGACGGCTCAAGTCAGATGGGAAATTAAAAATAGACTCAAAAAACTCATTAGAGGGTGAAGTGTCATTTCAACTTCCAATAGACTTTTGGCCAAGGAATTCTGCTGGGCTCACGAACCTGCCCTGCGAAAAGTGCGGGGTAGGTTACTCCTGGACAGTCAACCCGTATGGGGCTTGCATGTCTAATCTTTGTAATCAATGTAGAAGAGCTCTCGATGACTTTATTATTAGCACACCAAAGGGATATGCCGAGCACAAGGCATATCTTATTGCAATGGACATGATGCAAGCAGCGCAGACCGTTACAGAGAGGGAAGAATACAGAAGCATCCATATAGATTTGTCTTGGAGTCTTGGGAAGAGAGTCAGCGCTTGGCTGATAGGAAAGGAGTTTGATGATTCGATCGGCTAAGATAACTGTATGGAGAGCTATTGTGATCTTGAGACTAATATTTATAAAAACAACAAGGAGGGATCTGAGATGGAGGAGATAGTTTTAAATATATTATATTGGATTGTCATTGGAGCTGGCATTGTATTTTTCTTATATTGTTGTTTTGTGGTTGGAAAATCCTGGGACGAAGACAGCCGTTTATAGATTTAAGTAATAAAAGAGTTCTTATCAGGAGAATAGGAGGAACTTAATGATTCGACCGACTAAAACCGAAGTGTGGAGAGCGATAGAAAGAGAGCAGAATGAGGCATTGCGAAAAGCTTTGGGCGACAAATTTGTTGAATGGATGTCGATTCCTCAACAAATCATAGGAAAGGATTTTAATGAAAAAGAAACTGCACATCCATAGTGACAATGCCGAGTGGGCTGGGTGCGAGAATATGCCAGGTATATTCCTTGCAAATCCAGATATTAATCGAGAGTTTGATGTTTCATTCAGTTTTCGGAGTACTAAAGAATATTTAGATGGAATGGCGAAGTGGGTGCCAGATCTTTCTAAAGACGACTGTGAGTTATGCCATAGCGACGTTTGCAGCGGAGTGGGCAAACCAAAGCCATTGACTCCATATGCCTGTTTGAGAATTGCCCCAGTGCATAGAGCTCGACTTTACCCGCAGGACTTCCCTATTACGAAACTCTATCGAATTGCCGCCAAATCGCCATTTCTAAAGCCTCTAATGGCGCTTAAATACCTTACTATTGACCAAGAGATATTGACGCTCTACAGACTGTTTAAAGAGCTTAAACCGGATATTCTTCATATTAACAATGGCGGTTATCCTGCCGCCATGTCGTGCAATAGCGCCGCCATAGCTGGTGGGCTGGCTAAGATATCTAAGATAACTTATATGATCAATTCGACAGTCAGGAACCTCTGGTGGGAAAAGCCGATAACTACATTAGTCAAAAAGTATGTCACGAGATTTATTACGGCATCGTGGAAACTGGCGGCCAACTCTGATTTTCTCCACGTATTTCCAAAACACACTACTGCTGAGGCAAAAGAAAAGGATTATTGGTCGGCTGTTAAGAATTGGATTGTCATTCCAAATACAGTCATCCGTAGGCCGGTAGCAATTAGCAAAGCCTCTGTTAGAAAAAAGTTTGATATTTATCCATCGACACTGATGTTTCTTGCTCTCGGTAAACTCGAGTATCGTAAGGGGTTTCATGAGTTGATTAGGGCTTGGGACGACTTACCATCACGAGAAGTTCCTGCCCACCTTATTGTAGCGGGACAAGGCGAGATGAGGGGTGAATTGCAAGATCTTGCAGATAATATGAAGAGAGGACTGGCGACGATTTACTCTGGCTATTCTATCGATGACTACTCACTTATAAATGCCTGCGATGCTTTTGTTCTGCCGAGTCTTTGTGACGAGGATTTTCCAAATGTCCTACTTATCGCTATGATGTATGGAAAGCCTGTCATAGCCTCTGCCATCGGTGGAATACCGGAATTGGTTTGCCCTGATGCCGGTTTTAAAGTGAGCCTCGAAAATGGATTTAGAAAGAATTTGACTGCGGCAATTGCTAAACTTATTGACCAGTCTAATGTGAAGATTCCACAAGGGCTTGGACAAGAGCTCGACGGGATTAAATGGATTGGTCATAATGCCCTTGATTGTTATAACGAGCGTTATGGAACAGAAAAGATTATCAAACGGTACATCAAGCTATGGAGCGAGTAATGAGAAAAGCAGGGATTACATTTATTAATGGAGAAGCGATTGCAATCGACGATGTTGTAGATTGTAACCTTCTAAGAAGTGATCATAATTGGTTTAGGATTAATAATAAGCACGGTACAGAGATATTTGTTTCATCCCATAATTGCCTCTGTATAACTATAAGTCCAGACGAAGATGAGGAGGAAGAATCATGAAATGTAGCAGATGCGGGAAAAAGGTAAGGGTCACTGGGGCTAATCGCAAGGGCAGTAACCACAAACGTTGCCCCGGAGAGGTGAAGCCTTGGGATGACACTAAAAGAGAAATTGTAAATCCCGAACCGATTAGAAAGTATTGGTTAGTCTAATGATGATTTCAGAATTAACAAGCCGTTTATTTCTGATACCAAATAGAAAACTATTCCATTTTGCTGGGTCGATGATGTTTCTTTTGTCTGCATGGAAGCATTTTAAGCGAGCAGAGCGGGCTAATTGGATATGTCGACGCCATTTGAGACAGATTCCAAAACAATTATATTGGGCATTAACAATTTCAAGGAGTTGGAAATGAACGAAATTTATCCTGATCGAGATGGTGTTGGATCACTTTGTATCAATTGTGATTTCTGCACTTATTCTGATGTTTATAATACAGCAGAATATTACAAAGAAGTACCCATAAGACGAACCTTTTGGGAATTGTTGAATGGGTGTAAAAGAAAATACAAGACTGTGACAGAAGTTATAATCCCTGGAACTTATGTCTGTTCTAATCCAGAATCAGCACAATATAAAGGATGTGTAGTTGGCCATTTAGGATGCGTTCATGCTTCACAACTGAATGATATGCCAGAATGGAAGAAAGAAATAACGCTTAAAGGATCATGGAGCAGAGCTAATCTATGAGGGGGCAGAATGAAAATTCATGAAAGAACCAAGCAAAAAACAATTTCTGAGATCAAAGGTTGGCCGACTTGCTCGAGCTGTGGAGGTAATTTGGTTAAAAAAATTCATGTTGATTGGGAGTTAAAAATAACGTCGGATGAGTATACGTGTCCAAACAGACATTGTATGCAGTTTGGAAATCAGACCTATAAAGGTTCAGGAACGGAGTGGGAGGAGTGGGATGGCTCAGATAGTCATCCAGGAATGTGTATGCCTGGAGGGGTTGGAATTTAAAAATGAATCCTGAAATATCAGTTATAATTCCCACTTATAACCGGGTCGACAGAGTCCACCAGGCAGTCCTATCTGCTCGGATGCAGACATTCAAAAATATCGAGATTGTCGTAGTTGACGATTGCTCGACAAATAATACATGGGAGATGCTTAATTCCTGGATGTTGAATGAACCAAGACTCAAGCTCTATAAATGCCATCAAAATAGTGGATCGCCAGTCATCCCGAGGAACTTCGGCGTCTCTCTTGCGACTGGTAAGTACCTTGCGTTCCTTGATTCTGACGACAGTTGGGAGATTAATAAACTTGAGACTCAACTTAATCTCATGAAAATGACCGGTGCTAAATTTAGTTATCACAATATGCAACTTGCTTATGATGACGGGAGGGAGGAGCTTTGGAGTAAAACGGCAGGCTGTCATAGCGATAAGGTTTTCCAGGTATTGTTGAAAAAGAATTTCATCCCGACATCATCGGTACTGATGGAGCGGTGGATGTATGAGTACTTTGGTAGGATGGACATGAGCCTTGATATCAGTCACGATTGGGACCTGTGGTTGAGGATAGCCTTCCAACATAATATTCTTTATTGTAACAGCGTCCTCGGTACTCTCAGGATGCACGAGGGATCGGTGATTAGCGAGGTTCATAAACGTAGAAAAGAGTGTCGGACTATCGTTCGAAAATGGCTGAGTTATGTCGATGGCATGTGGTATCGTAAGATTATGCTTTACTACTACATGATGGAAGTATTTGACATCCTTCCTCGATCGTGGCAGGAGCGGATCAGGCGAAGGTGGTATAATCAGGAGAAATATAAATGAAAAAATTAATTCTTATCACTGCAATTCTTTTAGTCCTTATTGGATGTTCTGACAAAAGGGTTGAGGTTAAGGATGTTTACTTAGAGCCAACACATCGAATGGGAGCTGATGATTGGCGTACAATTGTTGAAGACGAAACTGGAGAGCGACATAAACTTCAAGGGAAATGGGGCAAGATCGGTGATAAATTTATGATTAGCTGGGAGTATGTTGATTAATGAGATTTGAATTCAGACCATTTGAAATTGTAATCCAAGACGATCGTTATTGGATATCGTTTTTAGATATTAGCTCTGACAATTTCTATGCGCTCCTCCATATTGAGTATGATATGGGTCACTGGAAATTCGATTTCCTTTTTCTTAGAACCTTGATCTTTAAAATAAGGGATAAAATAGGATGGTAATTGAATTCAAACAAAGTTACCAAATGACGACTCGGCGAAATCAGGTGGTTTATAGGTGCCCGGTTTGCGGCAAATTGGAAATTGTTGAAGAGAGATTTGATATGGTTTACACGAACCCGACTTGCCAAGAAATCCACTTCAGCGGCTCTACAATTGGCTATTCTGCAATAATGGATAGGGTAAAATGCGATTAACCTTTAAAATAAGGGATAAAGTAGATGGCAAAAGTAATATGGATATTTAATTTATTTGGCGGGCTGCTCATGTTGGCCCTTATCCTCCACCTCGACGCGTTGATAATGTCTTTAATATTGTTGGTTGGTTTAGCTCTATATGGCACTGTTGAATGCCCGGAGGCAAAACGAAATGCAAAGATGTGAAATCCGCGCGTCCAGACGATTTCTTTGTTGACGCTTGTATCACAATGGATAGGGTAAAATGCGATTAACCTTTAAAATAAGGGATAAAGTAGATGGCAAAAGTAATATGGATATTTAATTTATTTGGCGGGCTGGCGATGATGGGCCTTATATTTGGCATCGATGCGATTATAATGGCCTTGATATACGGAGCCGTATTGTTTATTGGTTTAGCCGTTGTGTGCCCGGAGGCAGAACAAAATGCAAAGATGTGAAATTATCGCGGAAATCGGAATCAACCACCAGGGCGATATGCTCATTGCCAAGAAATTGAGTGAATCTGCGAAGATCTGTGGTGCTGATGTCGTTAAATTTCAACTCTATGATCCTAAAAAGTTATTGCACCCTACTGATTTCAGTCCCGAAGACTGGGCTTGCATACTTGATGCTCAATTAACTTATGATCAGACATTTGAATTGAAATGTCATTGCGACGATGTCGGGATAGAGTTCATGGCCAGCGCTTTTGACGAGAAACGTCTTAATTGGCTTGAGAGCATGAATGTCGAGAGACATAAAATAGCAAGTAGGAGTATTGCCGACGAGGATTATCTCCGTCTTTTCGAAGATATCAATAAACCGATATTGGTGAGTAATGGTTTGGTAACAAGTGGGAAGATCGCGACTGGCGATTTCTGGAGAGTGATGGCGAGAGATCTTCACTATGACGAGAAAGATATACATGTTTTATACTGCGTTTCGGAGTATCCTACTCCTCTCGACCGCTTGAATTTTAGGCACAATCCTTTTTCAATGGATTTTGGATTCTCAGATCACACTGTTGGCGTTACTGCCGCCAAGGTAGCGATGGTATTGGGGGCAAAAATTGTCGAGAAACATTTCACTTACGATAAAAAAGTTCCTGGCCCCGATCATGTGTGCTCAATCGACGCCAAAGAATTAAAGATGCTCTGTCAATTTAGAGATGATTTGACAAAGATGGATCTGTAATATGCACGTTACGTTTTTGAAAAAGAGTAATAACGAGATTGGTAAGCTTATTGCAGCAATGGAGATAGATATTGTACCGGAGAAAGGCACGCTGGTTGTCTTAGATAATAGGATTGACGATGTTAGGAGATGCTATCGCGTAATGGATGTTGAGCTTACCTACGCGACTTTGGAAATTAATGGTGCAGCGCTTATTATCGTTTCTGCACGAGTTTTTGTGGATTGAGGAGGAAATCAATGAGAAGGATAATCGTAGAGTGTGATATTTGTGGTAGGATGATATCGTCGAAGATCGACAGGCCTGTTGGGACGACGGATATGATTTATTTTACCAACTCTTCGTGGAGTAAAAAAAGGACTCTCATTTGGGACGGTGAACTTTGTGATAGATGTAAGAAGATCGTAGAGAAAGAAATTAATATTTTAGTAACTAAATTAAAAGAAACACTTTCTATGCGCTCCTTCATAAGCCATGCTTGATTTTCTATTCATAACGAGCCCTACAAATGCTCGCAATCCGCACCCACCCTACTATTTCATGTCGTTGGCAGCATATCTTAGGGGCAAAGGGTGCTCTGTTAGGATCATCGATCAGAAGGGGGGCGACAGGCCTGCTGATATGAAGGCACACAAACAAAAGATAGCCTCAGCCCTGGTCGATGGTTCTAATCGAGCACGCTTTGTTGGCCTTGCCGCATTTCATTCTGATTATCCAATGATTTATGAACTCGGACAGATGGTCAAATTCCATCAACCAGATACTACTTTGCTTGTTGGCAATGCTCATTCGACAATCAATCCAGAGGACTTCATATTTCCGGAGAGCCCCTTCGACATCGCTGTTATTGGTGAAGGGGAGGAGACTTGCTGGGAATTGTGGAAATGGTATGATGAGTGGGATATAAACGACATGGATGCCCTTGACAGGGTGAATGGAATAGGTTACTTAGATGAAAAAAGAGAATTTATCAAAACAGAACCGCGTCACTTCATGGATCTTACGAATCTTCCTATGTCAGCTTATGATTTAATAGAAGAAAATATGCATAGTTATTATCTAAAACCACAAAAACTTATTATCCGACGTATTTATTGTTCGATGATATGTGTGTTCGCTGGTCGTGGTTGTCCTTTCGATTGCGATTTTTGTGCAGCGAATGTTGTTTGGCAAGCCAATAAAGGAAAAGCCTGCCGATTAAGACCAGTCGATAATGTTATACAAGAAATATCCCATCTGATAAGACACCACCACCTTGACTTTTTCTACCTATTTGATGATATGTTTGGAATGAGTAAGAAATGGATGGACGAGTGGTTCGATAAAAAAGCAAACTATTATCCGCAGGATGAAGTGCCATATGCTTGTCAGACGAGGGCAGATATAGTAACCGAAGAAATGATAAGGGGGTTGAAGGAGACGGGATGTATTCAGCTCGACATTGGGGTAGAGTCTGGTTCGCAACGGCTACTGGACACTGTGAACAAGGGGATTACGATCGATCAGATTCGACAGGTGTTTGGGTGGTGCTCAAAGCACAAACTACGATCTTTTGCTACGATGCTTTTGAATTTGCCTTCAGAGAACAGAGACGATTTGAAACTTACCTACGACTTGCTGAAGGAATTGAAACCAAGTGCCGGCGTGATCTTCGGAGTCACCACCCCATATCCAGGTACCAAGATATACGAAGACTATTGCACCCCAAAGCTTACCGTCGCGGAGTACTCAAGGCTGATCGGAAACAGGTTAAATCCAATAGAACGCTTCCGAATGGCAGAACACGATATTGACTTAGAGAGATTATGGGATAAATGGAACATTCGTTTTCGGGCTACCCCAACCTTTGAGCGTATGTGGGCAATGAAACCATTCCAGAAATTATATTGGAAGGCTATATTGAGATCTACGAGAAAAAAGCAATATTTAAAATGTTGGGTTAAAGATATACCAAAGACGTTTTTATTGTGGGTCCTTCATAAAACCAGATTATATAGATTTGTAAAGAGAATCCAGTATCGTGATAAAGGTTATTAACCCTCAATTGTTTAGCCATTTAAAAGGCTCGGAGGAATATGAAGTTGTGCGGGGATAGCCAAGTGGTATGGCATCTGGCTTCCGGCCAGAAGTATCGGAGGTTCGATTCCTTCTCTCCGCTCCATATTGAGGCGAATATTTTAGAAGTGGTGACAGCCTAAAACCAATTCTAAGCGTTCAGATCGCCACGACAGTAGGTTTTCTTTCTAAGCTAAGGGTTTGCTATAAGGAGGGTAGGATTATGGGTAGGGAGACTAAAATTCACGACAGAAGTAAGCCGAAGGGAATGAGGATTTTCATTTACCATTTACTCAGTAATAGGGGGACGCCACGAGCAACTGTCGCGATTGGTGAGATTGGTGGGGTCTATGCTCGCGGTTTTTCCCTCTGCTCCGATAGCGAACTTAGAGAGAGTGGGTTTATTGAGAAAGTGGGGATAGAGATATCGCGTCGCAGAATGTTCAGGGCATTCAATCGATGTAATGATGATCTGCCGGTTAGACGCGTCGAAGCAGTCAGTATCGCCAAAAGTGTTAGGAAGAGGATGATGTATGATGGCTTCTTTGATTATAAGTGCACCTACGATGTTATCCCGACTGCCTTTGAGATGAAGGAACTTTAAAGCCATGAAAGGAGAGTGAGATGGAATCCTGTGCTTGCGTTACCGTAGACGTTGACAGCCAGGCAGAGTTTCATGCTGCCGAACACAGAAGGGCGGGAAAGGAACATAAATGCTCTGAGTGTGGACGGACCATAGGGATAAGAGAAGAATACGAGCATGTTTCCGGCATGTGGGACGGCGATTTCAGCCGCTTCAAGACTTGCCTGGACTGCCTCTCTATTCGCAATGCGTTTTTCTGCGACGGCTTTAACTTTGAAATGCTCCGGGACGACCTGTGGGAACACGTCTGGGACACGCAAGGCGAAATCCCGGAGGATTGTATTTCGAGGTTAACCCGCGAAGCTCAAGGAATTGTATGCGACATGATTCAGCGAGTTTTTGACGACGACTAACCGGCCCTGCGCCATGAAAGGAGAAAATGATGAGTGACGACAAGTATGTAATTTATAAGGAAGGAGAGCGGTTCCCAGGGGCAGTCCTACGCACCTTGCCGCAGATGCTACATGAGGCTTTCACGTTGGTGAGAGAGGGCGGGTGGACGCTGCGGATTGGCTTTCCCAAATATGGGGAAAAGTTTTGGAATACCGTCACCAACTGTTGGAACATTGCCACCATAGATTATTCTCCAACAAGTGAGGGGTATCTTATCATCGACCCGCCCGCTCCAGAGCCTGAACACAAGGAAAGATATTGGGGAGCAGGCTTTGTTGAGCCTGAGCCTGAGCCTGAGCCGGAACCGGAACCGGTGGATGAGTGGGAGGCGTGGTTCTCAACTTGTCCGCTAAAGAGAGAGTGGTTCGGAGATTGGAGCGAGTTCAGTACAGCAATGGCACTTTGGTTCGGACGCCAGCCGTCCAGGTGCAAGTGTGGGGAAGGAGAGTGAGATGTTGAGATGTCCGGTCTGTGGAGGGTTGATTATTGTCACCTCGGGGATTCGTAGCCGTGTTTATGATGGCACAGGCAGGGCTATTGTTTACCAGGACAACAAGCCAAGTTTGTATAAAGTCTTCTGTGAGGATTGTTTCATTTTGTTTCATCCCAGGGTGTTGGGAAAATTTAAGTTTATTTCGGAGAAACCGTACTGGAAAAAGTGCGGGAAAGGAGGGTAAAATGAAAAGAACATTTAGCATTGAGTGGCGTGATGATTACGGCGAAGATTGGATGAGCAAAGAGAACCTGGAGGCGTGTCTATTTTCAAAAACGTGCACTATGAACGTCCAAGTTAAGGTAGTCGAAATGGAAAACCAACAACCCGATTCAGCGGACGAGGTTATTGACGGTTTGTGTACTGGATGCCAAAAAGCTCTTAGTGATTGCGGGTGCCTTTTCAGCGTAGCCCGCCGCTGATCTAACCATTGGGAGGCTGAAATGTATAACCCATATATTGAAGCTGTTAAGCGATTTTTAATAGACACTATCAAACAGCTTGAAAGTTCTATGGAAATGAAGCACGAACAAGCACAAGACGATGCGAGGGAGGCAATAACTTTTTGCCGGGGTATCTTGTCGCCTGATGCCCCCAACCTGCCGATTCAGCGGACGGTAAATGTTCGCATCATCGTATGATGAAGGTTGGTGGTCATCGCTACTGCCCTGATTGTGGGGCATATCAGTAGCCCGCCGCTGATCTAACCATTAGGCTGCTTGAGGATGAGCATGAATTGTAAGAATTGTATATGGTTTACCGTTTTCGATAAACGCGAAGATGAACCATCCAGCATGAGATGTCTAAAACGTGGCTCGGCAAGGTATATTGTTTTTCCGTATAGGCCACCATGTGGAGGCGAGCACTTTAAGCAATCTAACAAGCCGCCAGACCCGACCGGAGACGAACGGCAGGTCAGCTAAACATTATGTTTAAGGAGGTTTTATGGAAATACCACATAAGGAAGATTTTCGGGGCACACCTTTAGGATGGGATCACAATAATGAGCCAATCCCGGGACTGATAAATATGGGTCAATATTGTGCTGCTTTACAGAAATATGCTGTAGAAGCCACACTTGAAGCCATTCGAGATGAAGACAAAATAAGGGGTCTTGAGATGAAAATAAGGGATCTTGAAATGAAAATAAAATCTAACAAGTCAGTCGAGCGGATTGCGGGGTTAGCGGGAATCCCTGGTGGGTAATAGTGCTCAATATGGTTCAATTCCATACCCGTGACACGGCCCCGCAACCGCTCACTTCACCATTATGCTTCAGGAGATGCTGATGGGCATGAATTTAAAGGTAGAGTGTCACCATTGCGGAAGTAAGGTTGGTGAATTATGCAAGGGATCTTGAAATGGAAAGCACATTAAGCAATTAGAAGCGGTGTTACGCATATTGGATCTCAAAATAGTAAAACATGAAAACGCAGTTTCTTATGGTCAAGGTAGAGGTCAAAATTGGCGTGGTGTAATTAGACATGAATCATTGCCGCATGCAAATTAAAGCATAACAAGTTGATTCAGCCGACGCGAAAAGCGCCGCTGATCTAACCATTCGGCTTGAAAGGAATATGAGATGTCGTCAGAAAAAAGTTGTTGGAGTTGTAAACATGATGTGAAGTTCCCGCTCCCCGATAATTGCATGAGTTGCATGGATGGACGAGGCTCTAATTAGAGGCACCTCCGGCGAAATGGTGTTTGATATCCTCGCCGATTGGCAGATTGAGCGAATAGAAATGTTGGAGGCTGAGATAAATAGAGAATGCAAACTCGGACATTCTAACGATGATTTAACGAAACAGTCTGGTGCTACTGGAAGAAGTGTGCATTTGCCTGAGATAAATAGAAGAGGTGGAGGAAATTGATGGCGTTGGCTATGCTGGGACACCCAACCACGGATTCGCAGAATGAAATGAAATGACAGCATTCAACGAAACGATTTGGATTAAGATAGTAGAGAGAGCGATAAACGATTACCTCTACGGTTGTCGGAGCAGTGATAGCCAATCGAAGGGGGTTTTAGGGGAATACCAGAGTGCTTTTAATTGGCTATTCCTCGACTCTCAGGATAGTGAAATACTGTTCTCCGATATCTGCAGGGGGTTTGGCGCTAATATTGAGGAATTGAGGATTCTAATAAAGAGAGCGGGGGATGGAGTGGGGGGCCGAGTGATGAGGGCAATTGAAGTGAAGAGATTAATATCACATTGCATTAAATGTGATGATACTCCTTCACGGGGCGTGCTACTCGACCTCGAGGAGGACAGCCTCTTTCTCGTGGAGGAGTAGGCTATGTGCAGGGGGAGGAGATTCCCTCTCGCTCACTTAAAAATGGCCGCTTAATTATCAGGAATACTCAAAGAGATGGAAAATAAATGCCAATTAATTCAGCCCCCTAGGATAAAAAGGGTTTTAAAGGAATAAAAATGGCTGATGAGAGACCTAAAATCAAGCGGAGAAAAGAGAGCAGCCCCTCCATCATTGAGCCTCCTCGAGTAGCGGAGGTTGTCGCTGGTAGAGCGAAGAGGCCAGGGAGGCCTACCCTCGAGGATGCTACTATATTGACCCCCGAGATGGAGGAGGTAGCGCAGAGGACTCACGCAGGGTATTCTCCCTCTGAGATCGCCGACGCTCTGCGGATAGGTACAGATAAGGTAGTTAGATATTTGCAGAGCGTCCCCCTCGTGCAGCAGAGGATAAGGCTGCTTAGAGGAGAGCCCCTCTATCGATTTGATCTGCTGAGGACTGAGTTAGGAGAGGCGAGCTTTAGAGCCGCAGTGAGAGCAGTGAATGAGGGAAGAGTACCGTGGAAGCATTTGATGGAGTTGCTGGAACGGTACGATCCAATAGAGCAGAGGGATAGGAGGACGGTGACGTTAGAGCTTGAGGAGACTACGCAGCCGGGGGGAGACAGAAAGGAGGAGGGGAAGAAATCTATTTTTAGGAGAATGGAGGTTAAGGGGGAGACAGAGAGGAGATGAGGAGCGTGGTGTTGGCGTTGGCGTATAATGATGGTTGGCAGGGAGGAATAGCGATGGGAAGAGAGAAGAGGGGAGGAGTAGGGAAGAGGGAGGAGGGAAGGTGGAGGGGATTCCCTTTCATTCATTGGCCAACCAAGCCCTGTCACAGCCCCACTGGATCCGCTGACAGCCAATAGCCAATGCGGGTAGTGAGGTACAAACTATTGCAGGGTAAGGGGCGGGCGCCCTACATTCGAAACAGAGGGTGGGGGGCGGGGGTGGATTGGGGGCATCCCAAATATATCGTAACTGTTTTTTACTCTTATTTTTTAAATCATGGAGGACGGCACTATGGATATCGATAGGCTGAAAAGACTTTTAAACGAGGATGATGAATTGATAGGACTCATTGGGGATCGACTGAAAAAGATCTACTGGACTCCGCGGGTAGAAAGTGATGGATGGCAAACTATTCCGGGCAGCGAGTGGCGCATTATAAAGATGCCAGCCACCTACGAATTTGTATACCCAAAGATTATGAAGGGAGGAGAATAATGATGGGAAAGAAAATCTACAGCATTACGAATGTGGCACTTGCGAGGGCGCTCGGCTCTAAGGGCGCGGAGAGGATGATCGAAGCGATAGAGAGCGGTGACTACTACGACGGCTCCATCAAGACGGCTATGGGCAAGCTGAGAGGGAAGCTCAAGGACGACACCCTTCTACCCATTGATGCGAAGGTTAGGAGGTATAGGTGCGACTTCCTATTCGAGTGCATCGAGGTGATGATGACACACGACGAGTTTATAGACACGGAAGAGGGGGAGCAACTGCCTATCGTACGCATACTTGCAGAGGACGTCGACGACGATGCCTGAGATCGGAGTGTCTAGGGAGTTTCTGGAGGGTGTCGAGGGCATTCCACATTGGAAAGCTCTCTGCTCGTCGATAGAGTATTACATCGAGCACCTCCACCTGCCAGACAGCTGGTTTGACGGAGGTGGGGTCATCGCGGATGCGCTGAAGTTCCAGTACTTCACGCGACTTCTGAGGGAGGACTTTGACCTGAGGCATCGCAGGAGGAACAGCCATCCGCGACTATTCAGGGCGCTGTTGAAGTATGGGATAGGGGACGACGAGATACTGTGGTGGTATATTCTAGAATTTCTCGGCTTTAAGATACAGCGACGCGCGGTATGCAAGCTACACAATGAGGAATTCGATAAATTCGACTACCCTCACGCCGCTCCATTTGATTATATTAGCGACATGTTCTTTGAGCGGACGCGAAACTCTATTGCCTTCGCTAATAGAACGGGTGGGAAGACGACGGAGGTGGCCATCCTCAATCACCTTGACATGGCGTTCAAAGCGGATTGTGAGGTAGCGTCTGCCGGCTCGACCCTCGATCAAGCCGGAAAGGTGTATAAATATTTCGTCGCGTTTCACCGTCACCCTACTATCTCAGCGATGTGCGAGAGGCCGCCAACGAGGGGCTCAACTACCTATGTCAATAACTCCTTCCAGGAGGTGGTCACGGGGTCGATTAAAGGGCTGAACAGTCCACATCCGCAGAAGGCGCGCATCGACGAGGTTGAACTAATGGACTGGGGAGTTCTGCAGGAGGGCCTATCGATGTCGATGTCTAAAACCACTGAGGATGGCAGGGACATCATGGGGCAGAACACCTTTCTGTCGACGAGGAAGTACGACGTCGGCACGTTTCAACGACTCCTAAACGAGGCGGAGGATAAGGGGTGGAAGATCTATTGCTGGTGTATATGGGAGATCCTTGAGAAGTGCGAGCGTGAGTGTAGGGGTGACGAGGTGCGCGGTGACTGCCCGATCTTCGAGAAATGTAGGGGGATGGCCCACCACTGCTCAGGGCACTATAAGATTGACGACTGGATCGATAAGGCGAGGAGTATTAGCACCCCCGTCCTTGATGCACAGTGGTTCTGTAAAAGGCCCTCCACTGTCGAGTTAGTCTACGGAGCGCAGTGGAATAGGGAAGTCCATTTTGGTAATAGCCTCAGCATTGTACCGATGAGTAATGTTCTCGTCATGTCGGCGATCGACTTTGGTTCGTCTCCAGGGCACCCATTTGTCTATCAGAAGGCGTATGTGGATTATAGCGATATCTTTAGAGCCCTTGACGATACCGAACCAGGTAGAGAATTGTCATATAAATTGACATTCTATATTTTTTATGAATACCGCTCAGGTGCAGATACTATCGAGGGACATAGTCGGAGGATTAAGGCCTCGCCCGCGTGGGCGGCGCAGGAGATCATCTTCGCCGATCCCTCTGCCAAGCAGGCCCGCATCGATCTCCTAAATCTCTATAAAATTAATACATACTCTGCAATCAACGATGTTGAGAATGGCATAGAGCTCGTGCGCGCGCACATGGAGACGTGGCCTGACTATGAGGAGGGTGGCGCTCTTAAAAGCAATTATTATATCCTTGAGAATTACCTTGATTGTCAAGATGAGGAATTGGTAGGGACCGATGTCGAGATGGGTCGCTATAGGTACCCGAGGACCGACGAGGGAAAGATTTCAAGTAAGGTTCCCCTAAAAATTGACGATCATGGTTGCGACACTACTCGATATATCATTCAGTCCTGCTATCAAATTATCCTGCCCCTTATCATACCTCCAGAGGAAGTGGTCGAGCAAGAGGGGTTTTGGTATAGGAGAAGGAAAAGGTAATTTTGTTAACATGGTCTCGATAAGTTATAATATCAAGTAAAACTTGATATTTTGAGAGGATGGCGCGATATGAAACTCTTAGAGGGGTTTAGAACGAGAAGAAGTTTAAAAATACAGCAGGATAAATTCGAACTCGCGAGGATCGAACTTGCTACAGAACAACTCAGTAATATTTTTAAGAAAGAGGCAGATCCGTCGCAACGCCCTGTTCCGACTGAACCTGGCGATAGTAATTGGATTATGATAGGGGCAGAGAGCGGTGATATTAGCGATGTCACTGGTTATAACCACTATGAAATGCTTGCAGTGGCTTATAAGGCTTTCGCCACAAACCTCTATGCAAAAGCTATTGTTCGGAACTTGAGTAAATTCGTTCTTGGCAAGGGACCGACTATTAAGCCTGATAGTGAGAACGAGAAGGTGAAAGATACTTGGGATAATTTTGCCAAGATGAATAAATGGTCACTGCGAGAGAAGGAACTCGTCAAGAGGGTTTTCAGAGATGGGGAGATTTTTATACGGCGCTTTGTTGACAAGAACAACGGAGACGTGAAAATACGTTTTATGCGGGCTGAAAAAATACGTAATCCCGTAAAAGAAGGGGATTTACGGGCTGGCGAGCAGGTGACTTTTGGTATTGGTACCGATCCGAATGACGTTGAGGACGTGAGGACGTATTATCACTGTGATGCAGAGGGAAACCTGATTGAAGCAATCGAGGCCGATGAGATTATCCACATTAAAATATTCGTCGATAGTGATGTAAAGCGAGGCATGAGCGCACTATTGACGGCATTGCCGATGATTGCGAAGTATCTTAACTGGCTCGACGACAGGATTATCCTTAATAAAGTGCGTTCGGCGATTGCGCTCATCAAAACCGTGAAGGGCACGAGCAATACGGTAGAGAGTTTGCGCGAGGCCCAAATGGCGCAGCACCAAAGTGCAGATCGCAATAAACAGCAGGCTTTTGCCGCTGGTACCGTTATTACGGCCAGCGAGGGGATTGAGTATGAGATGGTGTCGCCAAATATTAATGCTCCGGATGTCAAGGATGACGGCAGGGCCATGCTATTGGCGGTGGCGGCTGGGTGTGGGATGCCCGAAATGATGCTCACCGCTGATTACTCGAATGCCAATTATAGTTCGTCTGTTACTGCACAGAATCCGTTTGTCAGAGAGATCGAGGACTGGCAGGACTTCTTCGGTTGGTATTATAATGAAATATTCGTTTGGGTTATCTCCGCAGGCAAGGATTATGGTGAGATCCCAAAAGACGAAGAAGAGGGCTGCGCACTTGAATGGCCGCCCCTCATCCTTGCAGATATTATGAAGAATAATCAAGCAAGGAAAATTCAACACGAGAGTAAAATACTTTCCCGCAAAACATGGCGACATAAAGAGGGACTTAATAGCGAGGAAGAGGAGCAGAATATTATTGAAGAGGACGGCATGGATATTTATAAAGTGCCTTTTAATCTACCCATTGCGCCCGCCAACCAGTGGGGCGCAATTGATGAGGGCAATGAGAGTGAATGGTCAGATGAAGAATAAAACTCTATGTGAATGTGGTTGTGGTGAGTATGCCAAGTTGGGGAATCGATTTTTAAAAGGCCATTCATCAAGAATGAAGTGGGTTAGAGAAAAGATAAGTAAAAGCCATTCTGGAAAGTCTCTTTCAAAAGAACATAAAATGAAATTAAGCGAATCTCACAAAGGCGAGAAAAATCATTTTTATGGCAAGGCTCATTCTAAAGAGTCGATAGAGAAAATATCTAACGCTCACAAGGGTAAAAAATTAAGCAAACTTCACATTGAAAATTTGAAAAAATCAGCTCTTCGTGGTGATGATAATCCTGCTAAACGATCTGAAGTTAGAGAAAAAATAAGTGAGAAAATGAAAGGCAGGGTTATAACAAAAGAATGGCGAGAGAAAATATCTAATGCTCATAAAGGGATGAAACATTCTGAAGAAACAAAGGCTAAAATAAAAACAACAAGATTATATGGTGACGATAATCCTGCTAAACGATCTGAAGTTAGAGAAAAAATAAGTTTGGCAAATAAAGGAAGAAAATTCTCTGAAAAAACAAGATTGAAAATGAGTTTGGCAAGTTTTGAAAGATTTTCTGCCCCTTGTAACCATCCAAGGTGGAAAGGCGGGAGTTCTAAAGAAGAGTATTGTCATGTTTGGGGAGACAAGGAGTTTAAAGAAGACATAAAAGAAAGAGATAATTATAAGTGTCAAAATCCTGATTGTTGGGATAAAAATTGCGATTTAGTAATTCATCATATTGATTACGACAAGAAAAATTGTCACCCTGATAATTTGATAACATTATGTAGGAGTTGTAATGCAAGAGCGAATGCCGATAAAAAGTTTTGGACAAAGTTATATCGAGAGGCTGTGCCAACGCTATTTTAGAGGATGAAGATGAATGGAGGGATGAGGAATAATTATGGGGGCAGTCAGGGAAAAACAAAGTAAATTTGTTTACATGGTTGCGAGGTTGATACTTTTCGCATATGAGAGCGGGTATGAGTTGACATTCGGAGACGCCTGGGCCTCAAGGGGACATAAGGACGGGAGCTTCCATTACAGGCGGTTGGCTATCGACCTGAATCTTTTTAAAGACGGTGCGTACCTTAGAGAAACTATCGACCACCTGCCGCTCGGAGAGTTCTGGGAGGGTATTGGCGGAACTTGGGGCGGGCGCTTTAAGTGGCCCGATGGCAATCATTATTCATGCGGAGAGTAGGGATACGAAGGTGAATTGTGTTAGAGATAACTACGACAACGAAGAGATTATTGTCGGAGGAAAGACTGAGTGAATTTTATCTTGGCCTCCCTCTCAAATATAATTTTATTTGTAGTCGAGATATGAAGGAATTAAAGGAAACTGGCAGAATGTCTCTAATCCATGAAGACGGCGCTGTGACGGTCATAGAGATCACCCCTGTTTTTATTGGTACAACGTTGACGCCTGCAGCATATGCTTAATATATCGAGGGTTAAATGAAAACAAAAAAATGCACCCATAAAAAACACAAGGGCAAGAAAGAACTGCCGATCTCTGAGTTCTCGCTCCATAGCAAAACGAAGGACGGCTATCAGAGTATATGCAAAGAATGCAATAAGCGCCTTGCTCGCGAGAGATCAAAGAGGATGACCGCGCTGAGAGCAAAGCTTCGCGGCGACCAACTGGATTTTAAGGAATCGAAAAGGGTCGATTTTAAAGAGCCCGGCAATACTGATTTTAAAGATGAGTTCAAAGACATTCCTGATGATGTGAACCTCTGTGATTTATAATGGCCGACATAAACGAAACCCTCCGCGACACTCTTCTTAAAAGAACACATTATATTCATCGTTTCGAAAACGGCACGGTGAATGAGGTTGTCTCCCATTATAACCGGGCGAAGCCAGCAATGATCGCCCAGTTGGCGACGCTTGAGAAGAAGCTTGCAACAGGCACTTATCGCAGCGGTTATACTCTGCAATGGCGCATCGATAGGCTGAATGCGCAGATTGGGGAGATGGCTGCGATCCTCGACACCGCTACTACTGGTGCAGTAGATGGCCTCTCCTATAACCTGAGCCAGTTTGCAATGAGCGAGAAGGAGTATTACGAACAACTCCTCAACTCTAAGTTTGAAAAAATTGGCATAGATATTGCCCGCATTCCCTATGAGCAACTCGACACATTGGTTTCCAGCCCCCTTGGCGGGCCAACAGGAATGTATGATTGGCAGAATCGCTTTGTCAATCGCTATCGCGAGTCGTTAGTGACAATGAGAGACGAGCTTGCCCAGTCGATGATTCGTGGCGAGGATATGGCGAAGGCAGGTCGACGGGTCTTTGGTGTCGGCGAGGGGATGGGGGGTACGATGGGTAAGCGCATCATGACGCAGAGTAATGTCATTGCGCGTACCGAGATCATGCGAGCCTCGGTTGCCACACAAAAAGCTATCTATGATGCTAATCAAGATATATTGAAGGGGATGGAGCATATTAGCACCCTTGACGCAAGGACATGTTTGGCGTGCGCAGTCAGAGATGGCAATGTCTATTATTTCAAAAAGAACCCTCCTACTGTGGGGGATATTCCACCAATCCACCCACTGTGCCGGTGTGTACTCAGTCCTATAACTAAATCCTGGAAAGAATTGGGAGACAAGACAAAAGGGGAAGTTCCTCTTGGTACACGGGCCTCCTTCACCGGACAAATTCCTTCTGTGTTAGATTACCCGTCTTGGCTTAGAAAAATGGATGTCGAAGATAACGCTTTTGTCAAGGGCATCCTCGGCAAAAGGTATGATCCCTGGAAGGCCGGGAAGCTCGAATTAAGAGAGATGGTTAAGAGCAATAGAATCCTATCTCTTGATGAACTTGACGAATTAATGAAGAAGAAGGCAATTATTAAACCTAAACCTGAACTTGAACCAAAGAAGATCGTTGATCCGGACCTTGAACACCTCTACAAAATCGTAGAACTTGACGATGCTGCGTACTTGGAAGAAAGAAAAAAAATAATTGGAGACATGATCGAGCTTCATCATTCTGTTGAACTTAAAACTTTGGCTGAATTTGAAGAATTGACTGAAAAGGCTACGCGTTTTATACCCTACGATTTGCTCGATGATATGAATAAGGCTGGTGTAAAGATTAGATTGCATGGAAACTGGGAGGATAATAGAGCGTACTATTATGGGAAGGTATGTTATCTTTTTGAGTCAGATTTGAGGCGAGGGCTGGCAATTTCACATGAGATGGCCCACGCCATTGACGATTTTTTTGGGGGAATTAAAGGTAAGTACGGATATTGGGGAGATGTAAAATACGCGACGGAAAAAGAGGCAACAGTGTATCGTAAATGGTTTAAAAATCAACACAGTGGGGAGGCGGGTAAGTATGACGATGGAGGGTCTTTTTGGAAGAATAATTGGATAGATGATTATGAAGGAAGAATATATTCTGATCCCCTCGGCGAAGCTCTTGAATGGTGGTCGATGAATGTCCAGAGGTGGGCGGATTATAGGATGGCCGTTATAAACGAGGGTAAAGAAGCTGCAGAATTAACACAAGCTGCGCTTATGTGGAAAAAGAATGTTGTTCGCAAATATAAAGAATTTGCTAACTTTATTGAAGAGAAATTTCCGATTGATCGACGTATTTATCAGAAATTACCAAAGCCAAAGCCAAAGGCGGTTGTTAAACCTACTTATAAGAAAATAGATGATCCAACGGAGTGGGGAGATAAGCATTTTGCAAATTGGAGGAGAGATCTTCCCGCCCACGAACGAGAGGCTGTCGATTATTATCTGACTGAGGGATTTGAGGACATTAATAAGTATCTTAGGTTTGGAGGTGTGGATGAGGCCTTAGGCGATATTGTGAAGAGAGTGGACGATGCCCTCGGGGTGATTCCAGAAAATATTGTAGTTTATAGAGGAACGCCTGTCAGGGGCGGAATGAAAGTAGGTTTAAAAATTCCAGGTTCTAAGGGGTTTACAAGTACTTCTTTGGACGAAGTGGCTGCAGCCACTCAGTTTGCCGATCCTAAGAAAGGTGCTCTTTTTGAGATGAGAATCCCGAAAGGAACAAAAGGCGCTTATATTAAACCTGGAAAGGCGCACGGTATGGCCCTGGGCGGTGAGTCGGAAGTTCTTTTAGGGCGAGGTCTAAAGTTAGAAATTATAGGCGAAGAGAGTGTGGTTATAAAAGGAACGAAATATAAGAAGTTTATTATGCAAGTGGGGGATGAAACTAAACTAAAGACTATACCTAAACCCAAAGGCGTGGCTGCCGAGCTTGTCCAAACACATCCAGAGTGGAAGGTGGCTACGCAGATTAACGATATTACGATGGGCGATTTTGTCTCCGCCATTAAATCTAAAAAATGGGATGATGTCGCCTCTCATCTTGACGATGTTTTACCAAGACATCCTCTTGCTCATGCTCAACATAATCTAAACGAAGTCAATGTGATGCGCTACCTTTTTGGTGAGGGCTTCTCTACGCGCGATATAAAGGCTATTATGCCCGAATATTCTAAGGTGTCGCGGGCGAGGCTCTATGGTAAAGGTGCACCTATCAAGCCAATCCCGACTGCACAAGCAAAAATGATGACTAAACGGCAGATTGATGCTGTCGGCAACCATTTTGTCATAGATAAACAGAGTAGGGGCGTTGCAGAGTATTGGGAGCGAGAGGTGGCTCGGAGGCTAAACGCCGAGCACATTGGCGGGACCAGACCCTTTGATTTTTTCCTCGACAACGAGTTTATCGAGTTTAAAACGGTTTTGAGAAACGAGGCTGGACTTGATCATCAATTAAAGGTTGATGCGGCAGCTAAAGTCAGGAAGGCAACTTTCTCTAAGAAGTATGGGGTAAGAGGCCATCAAGTTGCCATCGATGCGGATGCCGGTTCAGACTTTTTCGGGCAAGTATTTTACAGATCGGATATTGGCAAGTGGCGTCTCAAAAGTATGGAGCAGATTGGCCACATTGATGATGCCGAGACAGTAAAGAAACTTACTGCCCTCCTTAAAAGGGGATCTCGTAAAGAAGTTAAATTGGATAGGGCTGTAAAGGCGAAGGTTCCGAATACTCAAACTCTCAAACAATCCGAGAACTGGATGAAGCGGCAGCTCGACATCGATGTGGTTGATTACGATGAGGTCGATGTTGCTGTCTCCCGCGAATTCAACCGCTATGCAAGGGGCGCTATCGACGAACTGGGAGTAAAACCAAAATCGATTCATTTTGACGAGTCATATTTTGTTGGTAGAAACAAAGAAATCGCCGCACTATCTTTCGAGGACGGTACCGTAGCGTTCAATCCTAAATTCTTCAAAACTATCGACGACCTTGAACGCTTGGGGAAAGAACAATTCCGAGCCGGGCAATTTGTCACTGATAGCAAAGGCCATATATTCAGGCATGAGCTTGGGCATCAACGGTACTTTAATCTTGGTGGTACCGAGGCCTCTTCGGGAAGGAAATTATCGAAGGGGGCTTTGGAAGAGCTTAAAAAGGGGATTGGAAAGGCAAATTTACCGAAGTTTGTCAGTAAATATTCTCTGTCCAGCGAAGGCGAGTTTTATGCTGAAATGACTGCGCGATTATTGGCCGGCAAACCTCTTCATCCCGTAGCCCGCAAGGTAATGACTAATATCGAACGGAGAATCAAGAAGGATCTCGCAAAGAGTGTTGGGAAGAAGGGCAGAGGCGCGGCTGCGAAGGTTAAAGGACTGCCTTCGCCAATAAAGGCATTAGCTAACGACCTCGATTTCTTGCTTGATACAAGTGACGTCTACGGTAAAAGTATTCTCAAATTCACTCAAAAAGAACTTGACAATCTCGTTAAAGATATCGAAGGCCTTATCAAACAGGGTTTATTTGATAAGGATGTTTTAGACGATATCGAAAAATTTATATATTTGAAAAAGAAAGCAGTTATTAAAAAACCAATAAAGAAGAAATTCACTGGTACAGAAGTAGAGCAAGCGAGGGTCGAATTTAGCGATTTAATGAAGCAAGCTCGGTCTAAGTACGGCGATAATTTTGTTAACGATCTTAATGATTTATATAAGGTTGTTGCAAACGTTAGAAGCACGAATATTCATCCCGATGCTCAGGAGATTGCAAAAAGGGCTCTTGAGCTGCATAAAAAAATGGGAACTAAAATAGTTCATTACGATAAGGTTTCTGTTGGCTGGAAGAATTCCAAAACATTAAAAGAGCTTGAAAAACAACTTGGCGATTTATTTAACATTAGATCTTTTGTTGCAAAAGGCAAGTTCGCTACGGGCGAGGGCGTCGAAGTTTCTAATGTAGTTGGAGAAGTTTTTGACGATTTGTTTAAAAGGTTCCCTTCGCTTAGAAGAGCACAGAGAGTTGCTCCAAATCGTGTAGAAATTCATTTTAACTTCAGCGAGTCTGGGTTTCTCGAAGGAGAAAGGGGGAAAAGAGGCGTTTTTTTAGCTGCGTCAAATGAGTTGAGCGTTGGTTTTGGTAAAGGGCGGACGATTTCAAGCCTTGTTCCGAAAATTGGCGATTATACTTTTAATATTGATGAGAGTTTACAAGGAATCTTGAGGCATGAAATAGGTCACAATTTCGGTGTTCAAGAGTGGAGGATACTCGGCAGGTGGGAAGATTTGTATAATAAAAAGGGATCTGGTTGGTTCGCAGAAAATGTGAGTATGTATTCTGAAACAAGCTATGACGAAGCGTTCGCAGAGAGTTTTTCTGCATTTACGTCTCCGAAATATAAAAGAGGCATGCTTCCTAAAGAAGTAGAGAGTTTTTTCGACGATTTTATGAAAGCGATTCCGAAAGAGGAAACAATCGACGATGTTATTAAATCTCCGATTTTTAATAAGAAAACTAACGCCTAAATTTGATAATATGTTCACGGAGTAAATTATGCTGCAAGAACCCAATTGTTTTAAAAGAAAATGTAAGCATTTTATTGGTGTAGATCAGCCTGATAGCACAGAAATGACAGAACGAGTGATTTGTAGGGCTTATCCAAATGGGATACCTAATGAAATAGCTTATGGTGAATATTTGCATTTAAAAGTCAGGGAAGATCAAGACAATAAAATTGTCTACGATAAGGAGGGCAAATGACAATACCAATTCTACAGTGCGGGAAATGCAAGTTCAACCTTGCGTGGGAGCCTCCGGAGGACGATAGTGATTTCAGAGATATCGGGAGATTTACTTGCGAAGAGTATCCAGAAGCAATCCCGGATTTCGTTGAGAATGTCACTGAGAACTGCCCGAAATTTAAACAAAGGTAAATTACTATTGCTTTAGAAAGAAAACCTACTGTCGTGGCGATTAGAGCGGCGAGAATTAGTTTTAGGGGGATATATGAGAGTAGAAATTAGTAAGGGAAAAAAGAGAGGGTATATAAATTACCTTGAGAAGGATAAAACCTTTGAAGTTTCTTTTGCCAATGAGGCAACCAGGAAAGAGATCGAGAATTATTTAACTACAAAAAGAGAGTTCAAAATTCCAGAGAGCGACAGAATCGATGACTTTAGGGTTGACAATGCTATTCCAACCGAAAACCTTACATATTTTGAACTCGCCCTCTGCACATTGCATGCAGATATTGGAGTATGGGTTCATTGGGAGGCCGAATCTTGATACTTATTTACGATGAAGATGATATCAGGGGAGAGTTTGGCTCCATAGAAACAATGGAGTTTTTTGCTCAGGTTGCCGAGAACAATAAGCTCCGCTCGTTAAAAAACTTTTTCGATCTTGGCTTCACGATTGATATTCGTAGAGCCGTTGAAGAGGTCGAAACTATTGATTGGCCTACCGTTGATGGTTATAACGAAGTGGCGTCTAACCTTGTTGCCACATTGATGAAATGCAAGAGTATGGCAATCATAGATTGAGGATTTTGTTTTAGGGATAGCGATATTATATAATAGATAGAAAGTGAACTAATGCCGGTTAAAACAGGAAAAGATTCTAAGGGTTGTTTCGCTCAATGGGGTAGTCAGAAGAAATATTATTATGCATGCGGTGATAAAAGTGGAAGGAATAGGGCGAAACAGAAAGCTCATATTCAAGGAGCTGCAATTACAAAGCAGACTGGTGGAGAGGAAATAACAATGGCTAAGAAAAAAACATTTGAAGGACATTTGATTAGGACAGAGGAATTCAAAGATGTTAGAGAAGAGAATCCCTTTGCCGACGTTGACGAAGCTGGAATTGATGCCGAAACCAGGATGATTAAAAATGTCTGTGTTTTTGGTACTCGACACAGTAAAAATGGCTATACCTACCTCGACCCGGCTATCACTAAACTGGCGTCGTTGGCCGAAGGCGCGAAGTGGTTTGTCAACCACCCGAGCAAAAGTGAGGCAAAGGATCGCGATGGTGTCCGCGACATGAAAGATTGGGGCGGTATTTTTGCCAATGCTCATCAGATTGGAGATAAAGTTTTTGCCGATCTCATGGTAAGAGAGGCATTCTGGCCTCTCGCTCAGGACGTGGCTATCATGAAACCTGTTGGTATTGGTAATTCTATCAACAGCCGAGTCAAGGTCTTCAAGGATGCCAACGGTAAGGAGAACGTACTCGATATCGATGTTTTGAAGTCTATCGATCTCGTTGCCGCTGCGGCGACCACTACAAGCCTTTTTGAATCCTATCCTGAGGACGACGAACTCGACGACGAACTCGACGAGATGGATATGATCAAGAGGTTGACTAATCTCTTGATTACCAACCCAAAGGATGGTCAAGAGGGGCTTCTTAAGGATCGAATCAAAGACAGGAAGATATCACAGGCGGTTAATAGGATTCAGTGGGATGCCGGTGAGGTTATTGATGAGATCTTGCGAGAGAAGGGCAAGAAGTTTGCCGATAAAAAGGCGCAGATTGCATCTGTTTTAGACGATCTTGAGGGTGAGATTAACAAGATTTTGTCTGGTAAAAGCGATCTTATTAAAGAAAACGATTTAATTGAGGAGGATGACGAAATGAAAATTGACGAAATTACAATCGCCGATCTGGCGAAGGGAAATCCGGCTCTCATAGCTGCCATCAAAGCCGAGGCCGATGGCGACGAGAAGGTGAAGAAGTTGGCTGAGGATTTTGAGGCGATGAAGGCGAAGCTCGATGAGCTTACCAAAGCTCATGATGACCTGAAGGCCGCTAACGAGGAGCTCTCTAAGGAGCGCGACGCCCTGAAGTTGAAGGTCGACGAGTTTGAGACCAATACCAAGGCCTCGAAGAAAGAGTCTTTCATTGGCGAGAAGATCGAAGAGTTGAAGTTGCCGGCAGAAGCAATTTCTGACTTCTTCAAAAAGACCTTGATGGGTATGACTGATGATGAGATTACCGAAGCCCTGACTGATCGTAAGGATGCGTGGTTTAAGGGTTCTGGAAATGTCAAAAATCTCGGCGACGACCATACCGGTGATGATGTAGATAGGGGTAAAGGTAAAGTCTCGGAAGAAAAAATGGAGGCTGCAAGAAAGAAGATGATCGACACTATTGGTGGGTAATCAATAGTAATTTAACGAGAAGGAGGAGAAATTAAAATGCCTGTTGTAAAACATTTGAGGGGTGATACCCAAGAGATCAAAGGGAAGGTTCACGGCAACGACGTGATTAATAAAGGAGAGTTCATATTTTTGGGTCGCGGTAATGCCATAGTTGGTGGAACTGGCGATTCTTATGTCTACCCTGTGTACCCCAAGCTTAATGGCACTTCACCGGCGTACTTCGAGCAGAATTTTCTCGGTGTTTCGATGAAGGGAAGTATCTCTGGAACTACAGAGGATATCCCGATTGCTACCGCTGGAATCTTCAGGGCTCAGGTAAAGCTCGGCACCAGTGCGACGAGTATGTTCAGTAAAGTCGGACTCACTGTTGCTGCGTCAACCATTTTTACCGGTGGGGTTTCTATCTCGAACACTACCGTCTCCATCGGCCACGGTGGGGATCATGACAGTTGCCGAGTTGGGAGAGCTGTCAAACATGAGCCAAGCGCAACGCATGTCGATTTCATGCTGATGACCCTGCTCTCTGGAAGTTCAATGATCACTTTGGTCTAATGAGCGATTACGATAGAAGAAATATCAATGAATCTTGGGAGCACAGTTTTCCAATCTGTACCGTCAAGATTCGTGGTAATGTCGAGATTGATAAGGGTGACTTTGTCTTTCTTGATAAAACCGATGCATTGCGGGAAAGAGGCGCTTCTACTGCTAATTGGTATGGCTATCCATTTGATAAAGTGTCGGGTTCAATCCTTACGCTTACCAGCAATAGGAAGCTTGCGGCCAGTAATTTTCTTGGTGTTGCTGCATGGCACTCCGATAGCGGAGTGACTGAGGAATTAGGGGTTTATATCGATGGTTTTTTCAGATATCCACTCAGAAATTCACGCTCCACCAAGGTGTTATATTATATCATACCTGCCGGTTCGGGGGTGACGTTGTACAACCAGAAAGTTGCGATTACGAGTTCTACCTCAGATTGGATCGGAGTCGCCGGGGACGGCGGCAATTTTCGGAGCTCAGTGCTGATGCGGATGTGGAGTCGGATATTCGGGAATGTCATAGACGTTCCCTAAAAAAATTATGGAAGGAGAAAAATAGTTATGGCGTTGATAAATAGATTGGGAGTTGCTCTCAGGGATATGGCGGAATCTCTTGGCGTCGACGGAACGGTTGCGACGATCAGGAAAATGATCTCTAAGGGTGATATTACCCCAAACGATTTCTCTCTCCGCGAGATTTGGGATGCTTTCGAGCGCGATGCGCAGGGTTTTGTAAAACCCGTTTCGGAAGCTGTGTCTTCCGACCTCTTCCCAAAAATCACGGGAGAGCTGATCAACTCTACGTTGATCAAGGCGTATGACGCCGTTCCTACGATTGGCCAAAATCTCGTTACGGTTTCTCCATCGAAAATGGAGGTCGAAACGTATGCTGGTTTTGATGCCTCTGAAAGCCCGGACGAAGTTGTCCAGGGTCAGGCGTACAACCGGGCAACCATGGCCGAGAAGTATGTGACGGTTCCTCATACTAAGTGGGGTCGCATCATCGATGTGACCGAGGAAATGATTTATTTCGATAAAACTGGACAGGTCATTACCAGAGCCAAGGGTATTGGTAAGAAGGCTGCTCAAAAGAAAGAGAGACTTATTGTCGAGGGGGTTCAGGATATTAATAGCAATGTATTTAGGCCGGAAGGCGTGGCCACTGCTTTCTATAGGGTTGCCGCCACCGGTGATAGAAAAATCAATTCGAGAGTAAGTACCCCTTTCGGCGAGGAAGGATTACTTGAGGCGAATAAACTGTTTCACAATATGACAGATGAGGAAGACGATTACATTCTCGTCGATCCTGCCAATGTCTATGCCCTGTTCCCGTTTGATCTTTGGGTTCAGGCTGTGCAGATGCAGAAATCAACTCTCGTACCTGAGGGAACTGAGAATGCAGTTAATATTTGGAAGGGTGCCTTTACTCCCCTTACAAGCCCTTACATCACCAACCAGAGTACTTCTACTTGGTATCTCGGTGATTTCATGGAGGATTATGTTTGGTCGCAGGTTTGGGATCTCCAAACCTTCACCGCCAAAGCCGGGCACGAGGACGAGTTTCACAGAGATATTAAATTCAAATACAAAGTGCGATTCTATGGGCAGATTGGAGCGACCGACGACAAGCATTGCTTGAAGTTGACCGCGTAAGACTTTCACTTCGTGTGAGTGAATGTGGGGTGGGAGAGGACGGTTACATTTTCTCTCCCCCGCCCCGATTTTGAAAATAATGAGAAAATGGAGGATTAAAAGTCATGGCAAGAAGAAGAAGTGGAGCAACCACAAGGTATTCGAGGAACTGGGGTATCGCGTCTGGAGTGACATTTGTTACCAGTCCCTCTGGCGTCACGATCTATAAAAACAGGGTCGATATGGCCGATGGTTATGCATTGCCCTATGCTACGGCGCAAGGTAAGAAGATGACGGCTGGAGTTCTCGACGTTTCTGGCGGTTCGATAGATAGGCAGGGTTGCGGACTAACTACAATTGATAATGTGATCGCTTCGGCGTCGTCAAAATCGGTTGCTGGGTTTACCGACGTGACCGGATTTGCTGTTACTGTTTACCCAATGCATGGTCAACCGTTTGGTAGTGCAACTCAAGTTTGTTTTATTCCTTATAAGTTGAATCTGGCTGGAGTGACATATTCTGGGGCGGTGAGCGTCCATTATATTGCGATTGGCACTTAATGCTTTATATTAAAGGGGGTTAAGATTATGCTGATCGAAGTAGGAACTTTATCTGGTATAACAGGAGCGACGCCTGGTTCAGGGGTCAGCTCTGCCATTGTCAATTTAATCAATGCCAAGAGGGACATTTCTGAGGCTTATTTCTTTGCCAGTGTTGAGGGGGACAGCGGGAGAACTGGTGGGAGTGTAGCCGTTTATTGGAAGGGTTGCTACACGAGGACAGGCGTTACTTATGCAATGGAGGACGACGTCTTTCTCGTCAAGTCTGGCACATCCGTCAGTGGACCTCAGTCCAACGGAGCCTATCTAAAAAAATTCAATCCCGTCATGCCGTTCATCAAACTGGAGGCTTCTGTGTCGAAGTCAGGATCGACTCAACACGGAACTGGTACAACGAATACTTTTTCTGTTCGTTGGGCATTGATTGTGGAGTAAACGCCGTTGGACCACCCGCCATAGGTTCGAGAGGCGATAAACAAAATTGATTGCGGAGCGATATATCATGAATTCATCGGCGAAAAAAGAAAACTCACATGATTGTATTCAAACAGTCAATATTGCTCTTCTCAAAGACAGTGTTCCAAGGTTTACAATACAAATTAATGATCTTGAGAAGAGGTTAGTAGAAAAGATTGACGGAAATCTATCGACCGTTACTGATTTTCAGAAGGAAATTAAGCGGTCGATAGATGACATCGCTATTGCCATCAAGGGAGATGGTAAACAGAACGTAGGGTTGGTATCAAAGGTGTTGATGAACCAGAAGTCGGTTAGACGCCTTTGGGGGTTACTCATTATATTGTCGACGGCGATCATCTCTGTCGTGATCAAAGTAATTTTTTTCGGTGGTCCCGTTGCTATTGGTGGGTAGCAGTTTCAACTGTTTAATAGGAGAGCAGAAAAGAGATGGAATGGGTCTTGGCAGCTATGCCATTAGCATCACTAATATTTCTTCCGAGGACGCTATTCAACGGATTCGCACTTCCACAGTTGCTCGTGGTCTCCCTGCTCTCCGCCACGGGTATAGTGCTTGGGGCGGTGAATGGGCTTGTACCAGTAACCGTTCCGAGCACTATTATCATTCTTTTCGCGATTTACATTTCAATGTCCGTTCTATGGTCTGATCCTCTTCATAATGCTCGTAAGGAAATCGGGCTTCAAATCCCACTGCTTATAACCTTTTTACTCGCCTGCACTTATTTCAACGAAGACTCTATCAGATCGATGTCGGTCATCGCCGCCTGGTCACTTGCGTTTTGCGCTATATACGCCAATTGTCAGAGGCATGGGGTTGACCATTTATTCCCGAATGCTTTGAAGGGCGGCGGGCCTGTAGATAATCCGATTGGGACAATTGGCAACCCGAACTTTCTCGCCTCTTGGCTTTGTGGAATGATATGGCTTGGTATCTATGCTGGATTCACTTACGATTCAGCGCTCCTTATAATCCCGATGTTTGCGATTTACGTTCTTTTTAAAACGAGATCGAGGGGTGGTCAAATAGGATTCGCTGCTTCTGCCCTATTTTTTGCAGCGGTCGCATCGAGGTATGGATTAATATCTGGATTTATTTTTCATGCAATCCTTGCCGCGGTTATCTTCGGTCTTTTTGCAGTCGTTTATCTATTGATTGTAGGTTGGGATACATTTTGGAATAAAAAAATCGATCCGAAGGGTGCTCAGGTGTGGTATGCGACCCTTCGTTACCGTTTCTGCTATTGGGCTTCTGCCCTTGTATTGATAAAAGAAAGATTGTTTTGTGGAGGCGGCCCTCTTCATTATAGAAAAGATGTCTATCGAGCACAGGCAGCACTGAATGATAAATACCCCGGCTTTCTTGATCCAGAGAGATATTTGACTCCTCAGCCGAGAGAGGTGCATAATGATTTTCTCGAAAATATTGTTGAATATGGATTGATCGGTTTTGCATTGTGGATGGCATTTGTTGGCGCGATGTATTACTGCGGATTTCAATATTTGAATGACGTTGCTGGCAGCAAAAGCTTTGTGTTTATGTTGATTCTTTTATCTGCAATGACGGCATTTCTTGTTGATTCCATATTTTTCTTTGCCCTGAGGATACCATCGACAGCATCGATGTTTTGGATTGTCTGTGGCGCAATTGTTGCACTTTCACGGCATTCGGTCGGAGGAATTTTAGAGTTGAACGGAAGCGTCCCTCTTGCGATCGTTGTCGCTATATTCGCTATAACCTTTATATGGTTTTGTCTTATCAAGAGGATTTTGGCCTCCTATCATTTCGCGAGGTTTTGTCAGAGTAGGCGACCAAACGAGAAGCATGGGAACATGATGAAGGCGCTTAAATACGCTCCTAACGATACCATTTACAATACTCACATGTGTGTTGCAACAATGGACAGTGAGCCATTGATGTCGTTCACGCATGCAATGAAAATATATCAACATTTCGATGGTATGACTCCGCTCCAGGTTGCGCTTTTCAACGTGGGTCTCAGTCGCTATAAGATGAGAAATGTTTTTGACGAGGCGCAGTTATTCTTTAAATCGTCTCATTATATTTTACCGACGTTCGAACCGTCGTTACAACTTCTCAACGATAGGATCGAGGGGGTCGGTGTTCGATCAACTTATCATGGAGGGAGAGCAGTCATGAGAATCGTGGAAGACGGAGTTCTTTGGAAAGTTCGGACTATGTTTAGCGAGCGAGACAAGATGGATCTTCAGATTAGACTGATTCAGAGCGAGACTGAAAAAATGTCTCTGCAAATAGAATCTCTGAAGGCCCAACAACAACTCGCCGGAGCAAACATTGAGAACACCTTGCTTACCGAAAAGAAGCGCTTGAGTTTGCCGGATAACTGGGTGTTTAATGTCGACAAAGGGATGTTCCTTGATCCCGCAGAGATGTCGGAGGAAGAAAAGAGGAATATGAAATGAGCGAGATGGGAGAGCAGGAGGGGAGTGGTGATAAATTCGAGGATGCTCTTGTGGGACTTATGAATCGGCACGAGAGGTATTTTGTTGGAAAGGAATTTTGCGTTCCAACATCTCGTTACGAAGCCTGGCTTTTGGCCTCATCGTTGTCGAATATTCTCATATTGAAGGAGCTAAAAGAGATTAAAAAAATGCTTGGTGACGACGATAAAAAAATAAGAAGGAGAAAAAATTAAATGGCCTTGTGTCATTGTGGTTGCGAACATAGAGTTAAGTTTGGGCTAAAGTATGTTCATGGCCATAACAGGAAAGGAAAGAAGCCCTCTTATGAGCATGTAGTTAAGCAACACTTCAGTGCTCATGGCAGATGGCCACAATCTCCGATGAAGATATTATGTGGATGTGGTTGCGAAGAGTATGCCGAGCCAGGCAACGAATATATTGTTGGGCACAATGGTAGAGGGAGAAAACACACTGATGAGTTTAAATTAAAAGTTTCCAAGGCGCTCAAAGGCAGGCCGAAACCTAAAGGATTTATGTGTGGTGAACACGCGAGAAAAGTATCAGAAACACTGAAAAGGCGTTATAGGAATGGCGAGATTTCTGTTTGGTGCGAGGGGAAGAAAATGTCCGACGAACATAAAATGAAACTATCTAAATCACACATTGGACAGAAGTCTATGAGGAAAGGTATACCACTGTCTGAAGAAACTAAAAGAAAAATAAGTGCGTCGTTGAAAGGGAGGCCAAGCGCGTGGAAAGGCAGGAGGCATTCGGAAAAAACTAAGAAGAAGATGTCAGAAACACAGAAACAAAACCCTTCATGTGGAATGAAAGGCAAGAGGCATACAAACGAAACAAGGCGAAAAATATCCACAGCTTGTAGAAATGCGAAATCTCATGGAATGACTGGAAGGCAACATACAGAAGAAACTAAAAGAAAATTGTCGTTGGCTTTTTCTGGCGATAAAAGTTCAACCTGGAAAGGTGGAATATCGTGCGAGCCGTATTGTGACGCTTGGGCAGACAAGGAGTTCAAAGAAGACATGAAAGAGAGAGATGGTTATAAATGCCAGAACCCTGAATGTTTGGGGAATAGCAAAAGATTGTGTATTCACCATATTGATTATGATAAAAAGAATTGCCATCCAAATAATTTGATAACTCTTTGCACAAGTTGTAATTCAAGAGCCAATCACGATCGTAATTTCTGGCAAGAGCTTTATCAACAAGCTATAATAGGAGGATAAAAATGTTCACGTATGATGTAACGGGAGATCGTGGGAAAGTACGTCTATATTGTCATGATACGACCGATGGCACTCTCGGCACCGACTACGATTTTACCGACGCAGATATCGACGCCTTTCTCGAACAGAATAGCGGCGACATTTGGCTCGCCGCCGCAGACGCCTGCAGATCTCTCGCCGCGAAGGCCGGCCCTACCGCATACCTCTTGAGACTGCCGGGAGCGCTTGAGATAGACAAGAAGAAGGTAGCGTCTTTCTACCTGTCGCTCGCGAAGCAGTATGAGCAGAGGGCGTCGACCGGGGTTGGTGGCGTGGTCGAGTACATCGATTCTTTCGATATTGACGTTGACGCTCTCGGTCGAGATAATTCCGAGTATGTGGGGGATATTTAAAATGCCATCACAATCGATCGATCATCAAGTTATATACGAAAAAGACCCCCGCTATAAATACCTCGCTCATCACCATAGACAACGACCTTGGGGATGTGAGATTCAAGTAACGATCTATGACACAGTAACGGGCGATGAACATAATGTAGTTACAAGATTCAAAGAACGTCCTGCTATTGAAGACATGATTGCAAGATTTGAATCCATTGTAGCTCGAATTAAGGCTGATACCGACGAAAAGGAAGCGATTGAATAATGGCTGCTACTTTTACAAGTACAGGAACAGGTAATTGGAATGATGGAGCAACATGGGGGAATACATCTCCTGGCGTTAAAGGCACTGATTGGCCTGGAGCTGTTGGGGACGATGCGATCGTTTCTGTCGGACATACGGTAACATATAACGTTAATGAGAGTAACAAACTTCTCACAATTGATACATATGGAACGCTCGATTGGGACACGACAATAGACACGAGGGTTGTGTTGGGAAGCACTCCAGGGAGTGCCTATATTATTATTAGAAGTGGTGGTTTGCTGCAAGTTGGATCTTCAGTAACCCCGATTGCCGCCTCTGTGACCGCCACCTTGGAATTTGATACAGTAACCAGTAGTCGAGGGATATATGTTTACGCAGGCGGATCGGTGGATATGTATGGAGATCCGGCTTATTACGGTTCTCAGTACATAACGTCACTTGCTAATGATGCCGAAAACACCAATGGCGATATGGTAATTAAGACCGTCGATGATATGTCGGCCAAATGGCATGTCGGAGACATTATCGGTTTTCGTTTAATTAAGCAGTATACCGCTGGATACTTGCTTGATTCTATCGTTGGAACGATTCAGTCATTCAGCGGTACTTCGATAACTATTGACAGTAATGTGACTTGCGATGCCGGTGTCGGAGATACTTGGCTTTCTTATGTAGGTCACGTTAATAGAAATATTATATTCTTACGTACCGGCACAAGCGATACTATAGGCACGTTTGCTACTACCACCATCCCCTACATGGATAATAGGAATACTTTCGGAAATGATAATATAGAGTTGCATGATGTTTATTTTAAAGGCACATACTTTATTTCCACTACCGGGGGAGGTGCAAATTTCGTCAACTGCTCCTTTTTTAACTGCCAGAATGGAATTCGGTCAAAAGCATCTACTATTACAGATATAGTTATGTTGTCTTGTTCAACAGGCCTCCACGCGAATTGTCAGGGATCGGTAGTAACAGATGGGTTGTTTTCTATTTGCGCTAACGCTGTCGCTGGATTAATGCCGGCGAAATCTGTAACATGCACGGGAACAAAATTTCAGGGATGTAATTACACCCTTAACCGCGCCCATAATTGTACGCTTATCAACTGTGATATTTCTGTTGGAACATACGGCACTAATGCGCCATTTAACATCGAAATGCGAGATTGCTATATATACGGGGGATATGCGCTCTTCTTTGGTTCAATGCTTGGGTCTACCAGATTTATTAATTGTGAATTTGGCTACGATCCAGGTGGAAGATCACGACCTGCTTCAACCGTGGACTTGACGCTATCCTACTCTTATAACTGGAGTCGATCAGCTTTTATCAACTGTAAAGCCCCTCTCGCTGGATATCGTTATACTGGCCAGAATACAGCAAACAGCAGCGGCGGAGGGTTGTATTTTGCACATTTCGATCAAGTCTTGGATACCCACAAAAGTGTTCAGGTCATGGGCGAAGTCATAAAGGTCGATGCAGATGATACGAGTGGTAGACCAGATGGAGATTCTGATGGTGGGAATAATCCGATCATTGAGGTATCTACAGTGCAATCCAAGTGCACAAAATATTTGCCGGTTTTTGTCTTTGATTTTGAGGATATAAAATTATGGCTTCCTACAGGCACCTACACCTATCGTTTCTATGTGCAGACAACCTATTCCGGGATAACAGCGGGTAATTTGACTTTACGTGCTTTTTATTTAGATACGGGCTCCAGTGGAAATACTGCCGAAACCACTCACGCTCCAGCAATCAATGTAAGAGCAAACGATACGGATTGGACACAATATGTAGAAGTCACATTCACACAGGCGACGGAAGGGTGGGTTAGCTTCGATCTTGAATTCGGCGAGTATCAAGCCGGGGACGAAGTCTGGATAGATCCCATACCGAGGGCACAGTAATGGCAGTTAAAGACATAAAGTGGATAAATGGAGCACCTGTTCTTATCTCCTCTTCAGGGGCAGTTGTAACACCTGTGTGGGAAGATGGATCAATTTATGTGGTGCACGAGCAGACGATTTCTGCTCCGACAGGAATAATATTCGGATCATTATACGGTCCGTTAAGGGGGCCAATATAAATGAATTACGTGGGAGATTTCGCTGTAGGGTCGAATGTATTTATCTGGTTTAATACGTTCACCTCGGACGATCCAAGTGCCTCTGTCACCATGACTAATCTTATTGATACGGACATCCACATCTATAAGGATGACGGCCTGACTCAAAGGCAAAACGCTGCCGGTACTGCGGTGGATATCGATGTTGATACTTTTGTGGGCGTCCACAAGCTCACCATCGACACTGCAGATAACACGGTTGCCGATTTCTACGAAGCGGGGCATGATTATGCCGTAGTAGTTGAAGGAACAACGATTGATGCGGCAACGGTCAATGCTTGCGTCGGCACTTTCAGTATAGCAAATCGCCGGGTAGCCGGACAGATGTGTGTGAGTAGCATCGAGTCACTGGCAAGCCAAACTTCCTTTACCCTTACCACGGGTGAAGCTTCCGCCGATAACGACGCCTACAATGGCTGTACGATTATAGTCACAGATCAGGTTACCAAGATCCAAAAGGCGATAGGGCATATTTCAGATTATACCGGAGCGACAAGAACGGTAACTCTACATAATGCGCCGCTTCAGACCAATTTTACCATGGCTGTCGGGGATAGTGTGGAGATTATTGCCACTTCGGTTTTCGCTACTGTATCCGCAATCGGGGCTAATGTCATTGATGCAGCGTCATTAAAAGCTGATGCGGTTACAAAAATCATAGACGATTTTGAAACCCAATCGCAAGCAGATCCCACCGGATTTCATGTAAATGTGAAAGAGGTAAACGGAACGGCACAGACGGCGAATGATAATGGAGCGGATATAAACGAGATTCTAACAGACACAGGAACCACGCTTGAAAACAGGCTAATTGCCATTGAAGCAGATACAAATGAACTTCAGGGGGATGATACACCGGCTGCTATCAATGGCCTTAACGATATTTCCGTAGCAAACATTCTGGCCGGAGTTGTCGAAGGCGCGCTTACTTTAGAACAGGTTCTCAGAATCTTATTGGCTGATGCAGCAGGAAAAGCTTCTGGTGGAGGAACAACAACAATCGCTTTCAGAGATAATGCAGATTCAAAGGATAGAATCGTAAAAACGGTTGATTCGAGCGGAAACAGATCTGCAGTTGTCTTAGACGGAGCATAATGGGAAAGATAATATATGGAGATTATCCACGGAATTCAATCCCTCTTGGCGCAGATCCGGAATTTTCTCATGTAGGCGTTATTGAAATTATACGACGGGAAATGTCGCTCGCGCTTTCTTTGAACCCTTCTTTTAAAGTAGGGGTACACGATCAGAAAACTAAAATTTGGCTGGAAATAAATGATTTTAAAGTAGGGGTATCATAAGATGGCGGATCTAAGGTGGAAGCAGGGAGAGGCGAAGGCGATTACGTTCACCGTGACTGATTCGAGTGGGACATCGGCGGCAAACCTCGCTGGCTCGACACTGACATTCAAGGTCAAGGCGTCACACGCGACGACGGTTTACAGCGTCATAATGGCGAGCGATACGAATTTTTCACGGACCAGTGAGGCATACGGCATCGTTACGCTCGCCCTCGCAGCCTCTCAAACGACTCAAGCGGCTGGGAGCCACATTGGAGAACTGAAGATCCAGTGGTCGACGAGCAACATCGACAAGAGCAAGGACATCTCGATCATAGTCGACAAGGCGGTAATCTAAGTTGCCATTGCTATCGACAGCGGATTTGGCTCAAATAAAAGCAGACGTGAATAATGTCGTCATCGATACGAGTATCAATACGATATTGAAATACCGTCAGTACACGAGTGGGAGTACGATCAACTACGACATTGACAAACAGGTTTTTTCAGATGTTTACACTGACTGGTCCGGCGTATCGGCAATCAAAGGAGTGGTGACGCAGAATGAGATTCAAAAGGGGATCGAATTGGGGGACGCGAAGTTTGTTTTTATGCAGAGCTCTGTAAGCAATACACTGACGACCTCCGACCTCATCGTTGAGAGCGGTAACACCTATAATTTGAAGGCTATTAAGTCGGACCCGCTCGGAATTGCGTATGTTATTTTCGGGGAGGCGGCTTGAGATGTTCGAGATGACCGTCGAGACTAAGAATTTTAATAAACACATTAGACATTTTATGAAAGGTTCATCCATCGCTACGGATTTGGTTTTGAAGAAATTCGCCTTCGATCTGGTGGCTCGAATCATAAAGAAGATGCCTGTAGATCTTGGCAGGGCGAGGGCTGGTTGGTTTGTCGCAATGGATAAACTCGGAGATGGCCGTGCGGTCGCTATGAGGCACCCCAGTACGGAGAGGACGGATAAGGTTTCGCAGGGTAGAAGCGAGGGTAGGCTTACCGATCACACCGGACCGATGCACATGAACAAATATATCGAGATAATCAATGGGGTTTCTTATATCGTCTTTCTCGAATACGGATTTTCCAAACAAGCGGCGTACGGGATGGTGCGCGTATCCATGAGAGAGATTGGGAAAAAGAAATTACCGCAGGACATGGCTGAGAAATACAGAGACGAATGGAAGAAATTCTATCTTACGCCAGGCGCGGGAGCAATGAGATTTTAATGACCCTATATATTACTATTGCTTTAGAAAGAAAACCTACTGTCGTGGCGATTAGAGCGGCGAGAATTAGTTTTAGGGGGATATAGGTGGCTTTATCTGCCGAGGGAAAGTACCAGAATTTCAAGGCGTCGCTCGAGAATTACGTCAATGCGAATCTCGTCGTCACGGAACAGTTGGCTATTGATTACGAAGGGGTGCCTTTCGAAGAGGCGGATTACAACGAGTGGGTTCAGGTGAGGATCATCGGGACGGGTAATTGGGAGGATCTTCACAGGAGCAGTAGTACGAGAAAAAAGATCGCACAACCGATAGTGAATTTCAACGTATTTGTAAAGCCGGAGAGCACGACGAAATCGAATAGACACTACCAAATCCGAGACATCGTAGCGGGTTACTTCGAACTCGGATCACAGATAGATTTTTACGATTTTGCGAGCGAGGATTTTACCAATGTTTTACAAGAATTAACGGTGAAGGAAATCATAACAGATTCGCCAATTCCAAATGATGATTTTCGCCAGTACAATTACACTGTTGGGATCGAGTGGATACAAAAATGGACGTAGGGAGGAAACAAAATGAAAATTGACGAGGGAAAGATTAAAGAAATCCTTATGGGTAAAGGTCTTTCGAGTCGTAGAAGCAAAGACCTTGCAAAAGAAATCGCTAATGGTGATATCACAATCGAAGAGGTGGAGGAAAAAGATATCGCTGAGGTAGTTAGCAGAAGGGAGGAGGGGTAAGTTATGATTCTACAACACCGGGACGGAGAGATGAGGCTACTCAGCGGACAGACCACTGCTGCAAAGGCAACATTTCCCTTTTATGTGGAGGTGCTTTTCGTAAACGCAGGGTTCAGTGCTCCAATTGCTCGAACAAGGCCGTCGGAAGAACTCGTAATGGATAGGGGTAATTATACGGTCGACGCAGAGTATCGTCAGGGGATGGATGAAGAGAAACTCGCCCCCTTGCCGTTATCGTTCACCTTTAAACTGATTGACGATACAACTACTCAATACCTTGTAAGGATGTTGAGTGGGACATCGCCGTTGACGGTTAATAGTCATGTTCTAAGAAGCGTGAAAGGCGAGAGCATGATCGACGGGGTGTCTACACCATTATTCAGCGACACTTCGAAGATGGCGTGGGATGTCGAAGCGATTTGGGAAGGCGGTGTAAGCTTGGGCTTCCGCTGGAGAGAAGTCTTCTTCCCCGGCGATCAATTAATTGTAAACGAGGGGGAGGACGAGGTTACCATCACCGCCAGTGGTTTGGTCTATGGTGATGTGACAAGAATCATTTCGATGACCAGTGGAACAACCGTTCAATGTTAAAATTTGATGGAAAGGAGGAATAAAAATCATGATCCTGCAACATAGAGATGGAGAATTGCGTCTATTTAGTGGAGTATCGGCCGCTCCGTATCCAGCTACCGGTCCATTCTACATACAAGCACTCTTTGTCAACGCTGGCTTCAACGCTCCAATTTCGAGGGCAAGACCTTCCGAAACGCTCGTAATGGATAGGGGCGTGTATGATGGCAATGCGGAGTACCGACAAGGGATGGACGAGGAGAAATTAGTGCCATTACCATTATCGTTCACCTTCAAGCTCATCGATGATACCAGCACTCAATATCTCGTGAGGATGTTGAGCGGGACGTCGCCGGTTACTATTAATGGGCACCGCTTGTATAGCTCTAAGGGTGAGAGTATGATCGACGGGGTGTCTACGCCATTGTTTAGCGATGTGACTAAACAAGCATGGGATGTCGAGGTGCTTTGGGATGGTACTGGTACTGATATAGGCTTTCGCTGGAGAGAAGTTTTCTTCCCTGGTGATCAGTTGGTAGTAAACGAAGGAGAGGACGAAGTTACAATTAATGCCGCCGGCCTTGTATATGGCGACGTGACAAGAATCACTTCGATGACCAGTGGAACAACCGTTCAAAATTAGTATAGGAGAGGAGAGCGTGTAATGAGCAATAATATTGAAGGGGCCGAACTTCTCGACGAGATCGTGGAGGGGCAGCAGATCTTTCAGAGCGATGGCTACTCTGTCGTGAAGGTGACGAAGGGCGGAATCGAGAAACCCGTTAGGATTCCCATCAGGTCGAGCGGTATTTCTGAGTTGATGGATCAGTTGCAAAAAAATGCTCCTACGCCACCGACGAGGAAGTGTCTTATCGATCCCGCTAATCCCGACGACAAGCAGATTGCGAGGGATATGGGTATCAGAAAAAAACAATGGGTGTTCCTTTTGGACTATGCCGATGAAGTGTATCTGAAAGAGCGAGTTAAATATGAATCGGATATCGGTATCAAGATTGTCCTTCGCGGAATCAACGTGTCCTTAAAAGACAAGAGCGGCAATCTCGTCGAGAATGATGACAAGAGGGTTGAGATTCTCCAGAGCATCGGATTGAGCGGCGAGCAATTTACTCAAATCGTGAGGGACATTGGGATGCTCACCAGGTGGAAGGAGGCGGAGGAGGACGATTTTTTGCCGATTTGATGGGGGAGAACGATCTCGACTCCACCACCAAATTGTATGCAGAGATGTCGGTTTGCACTGAGTTCTTAGGATGTTCTCACCAGGAGTTTTTAAGATTGCCGAAGACAGAAAGAAAAAAATTACAATTATTTGCATATGTCAAGAGTTTGAAGATAAAGAGGGAACGCGAGGAAATGGAGTTGCCACGAAACGAATGAGGATCTCAGATATAGAAAGGGAGTAAATAGGCGTGCAAGAAGATCTCAGGGTTAGGGTAGGCGGGAATATAGTAGGGCTAACCACCGCACTCGCGGGCGCTCAGAGAAGCGTTGGCAAGTTCGCTCAGTCTGTGAAGCGACACGCCATGATTATCGGTGCCTCCTTCGCAGGGGTCGTACTGACCGCGGCCGTAATCGGTGCCAAGTTTGATAAAGAGATGCGATTTGTGCGGGAGATTACTCAGGCCACCGAAAAAGAATTTGAGCAGATGACCGCCATTGCCGAGGAGATGGGCAGGACTACTGAGTTCACCGCTCGTCAGGCCGCAGAGGGGTTGAGATTCTTAGGTATGGCGGGCCTTGATGCTGGGCAGACAATCGAAGCTCTTCCACAGATGTTAGACCTTGCTACGGCTGGGATGCTCGACCTTGGTAGGGCGGCTGACATCGCTACTAATATCCTCCTCCAATTCGGCATGGAAGTCAGTGAACTTTCAAGGGTTTCGGACGTTCTCGCGCAGGTTCAATCGAGGGCGAACACTAATATCGAGGAGGCGTCGCAGGCATTTATTTATGGTGGCACCATGGCGACGCAGTTTGGAATGGATATCGAGCAGGTTGCTGGCATCGTTGGTCTTCTTGCCAACAGAGGTATTAAGGCATCACTTGCTGGGACGACGCTTAGACAGGCAATGATGAAGATGCTTAATCCATCGAAAAAAGCAGCCGAAGCCCTTGAGGATTACGGTATTATAATAAAGAAAACAGATGGCTCGTTGAGGAATTTTACAGATGTCATCCTTGACATGGTTGACGCGAAAATGTCTGCTCAAGATGCAGCTAAAATTTTGGGGGCGAGAGCTGGGCAATTGGCTGCGATTTTTAGTATGACATCAGAGGAAGTCATTGAGTTTATCAATGTGATGTACGCAGCAGAGGGGAGAGCAAAGTCTCTCGCAGAGGCGATTAGAGAGTCCTTCTGGGGCGCTTGGAAGACAATGCTGTCGAAGATCGAGGCCATGTTCCTTAAATTTTTCAAGACGTTTGAATCCGCTGGCATCGCGGCCTTTAACACGATCGGCGAGGTTGTCGACCATATCACAGAATTTTTGGTCGATAATGCTAAGGTGATTGAGGACGCCTTTCTATCTACTGTCGAATCGGTAGCAAATGCTTTTTTGTGGTTGCACAAGCAGATTACGCGGGCGTGGGCGGGTTGGAAGGTTATTCAAAGAGGACTTGCTCAAACGAGACAGGAACTTGCGATGTCATTTGAGTCTACGATCCAAAAAGGGTTGGCGGAAGGTAGATATGGCTTGCCAGGCAGTGATACGTATAAAGCCGCTATTGTTCGACTCGAAGGGTATAAAAAGACAATTAGAGAAACAACAGAATTGATGGACGAACTTGAAAAAAGTGCCATTGCTCTTTACGATCAACCAGCAAAATTTGCGAAGGCAATCGATAGTGCGCGGGAAAGTTTCAGCAAGTTTAAAAAGGAAGCAGAGGTATTGCAATCGGCTTATGAGACGACCGATATTTATAGTCCGTTTTACATTAGTAAGAAAGAACCTAAGAAGTTCACTCGTGATACTGATAAGATGCAAGGCGATCTGGGGGCTGAGGCAGCGGAAAAGGCGGCGAAGCGTTACGCCAAGGCTTGGGATGACATGAGGAAGGAAGAGCAGAGGAAATGGAAGGCGTTTTCTGACAATATCGCGAATAGTTTTGTTGATGCGACGAGGGGTTGGATAGAGGGGACAAGGTCTTTCAAAGAAGCTTTCAGAGCGATGGCTTCAAGTATCATTAGCGAGATAATGAGGATCGTTGTTTACGAGAGGCTATCAAAAGTGTTGTCGGCTGGTGTGAAGGCTGCCATGACGGCAGTCAGTGATTGGTGGAGCCCCTACGGTATGGGTGCTCCCGGATCTTATGCCGCTATGGATATGCCTGATTATTACAGTCCAGCGTCTGTTGGGCACAGAGGCGGTGTTGTCGGGCAGACTTTGATGCCAACGAGAATGGTGCCAACATCTCTCTTTGACAATGCTTCTCGCCTTCACGAAGGATTGCAGCCCGATGAATTCCCAGCGATCCTACAGCGTGGAGAAACAGTGACGCCGAAAGGTGGAGGGCCGAATATACAAATTAATATCGTCAATCAGGGCCAGGATGTTAAAGCCGAGCAGAGAGGGGAAGCAAAATTCGACGGGAAAAAATGGGTGATGGAGATGGTTTTAACTAATCTTCAGCAGAGTCAAGGTTTTCGACAAGCTATAAGGAGCGCATAAGGTGACGAGCGCAATAGATTTTCCATCAGGTACGACCGGAATCTCAAGGGCATACGATTCAATCAAAATCACAACTCACATGCCTGCGATTAGAACGCTGTTCGAGTCTGGTTACGTACAGACAAGGGGCAAATTCACAAGAGCAAGAAAAGAATTTACATTGTCGTGGAGAGATATGTCAAAGAATTCCTACGTGTCATTACAGACTTTTTTTGAAAGTGGCGTGACTGGTGGATCTTCAAGTTTTAATTTTTCAGAACCGACGAGTGGCTCGACATATGAGGTCAGATTTTTAAGCGATTCAATAAGTTTTACGAATTACAATCAAAATTACTTTAGCGGATCTATTGATTTAAGAGAGGTATAATGCGTGGCTCTTAGTTTAAGTAGTGCGGCGATTCTAGAAAAAAACAAATTACAGGCCAGCGGAGCGTGGCTATTACTGGCAAAAGTAATTTTCCCGGATCCTAACAGCACGACTCTGCGATTTTGTCGAAACACCGAGAGCATCGTTTGGCCCACAAGCGGCACTACCTATACCTGGCACGCTTTCCCCTTCGATATTGACGATACCAAAGAGGAGGGGATGGGCGAACAGACCGTCGCCAATATTAGGATAGGCAATGCCAATCGAACAATGCAGGCCTACATGGAGATGGATGGAGCAAAAGGTGGTGTTGGTTCTGAAGTCACTCTATATGTCGTTCATAGCGATCACCTTGGTCTAACTTCGGCGGAGATCGAAGAGTCGTTTATTTGCACTACATCCTACGCCGATACGCAGTGGGCGACTTTTGGGTTGTCTGCGAGAAACCAATCGTCAGTTATGCATCCTCCAAATCGATATATCAAGAATTTTTGTCGATGGAGTTTCCGCGGGAATAAATGTGGTTACTCTGGCTCGACGCCCGGAACAGTTTGTTCCAAAACGATAGATGATTGTAGAAAATATGGGAATATAAGATATTTCGGAGCCTTCCCTGGCATTCCAGAGGGCGGAGTATATCTAAAGGGATTAAAATAATGAGTAGTAATATTTTCGATTTGATTGGCATCCCATTTGTCGATAGTGGCCGCAACCCTAAGACCGGCCTTGACTGTTGGGGCTTGGTGATATGTGCATCCGAAATCCTTAGTGACGTGAAAATGCCTGATTTTGATATAGGGGCTTTTTGTAAGAAGGTTATTTCATCTAAATTCAAAGAGGAAAGAGATAGCGGAAAATGGGTCAAGCTCGGCGGGCCAGAGAAGGGCTGCCTAGTTGTTTTAAGAATAAACCCAGGCTTCGATCATCATTTTGGGGTTTGCATAGATGAAAAAACCTTTATTCACACTATGGAAAAAACTATGTCGATAATTGAGAAGTTCGATCATCCGTATTGGAAAAGAAAGATTCACGGTTACTATAGATATGTCGTATAACAAAGTAAAATTAACTGTCGTAAGCAGTATGTTCGATATCTCGAAGAGGACCGATTATTGGCTTGAGCACGAGGTCGCCAAGCCGATTTCCGAGTATGTCGCTGATAAAAATATCGTTTCTATGAGAGATGTCGATGTAAAATACAGCATCAACGGAAGAGTGCTTGATGATTCTGAACTAATCGCGGTTTGTCCGAATATTAATGATCATATAGTCGTCGTACCAGTGCCAAGAGGAGGCGGAGGAGAGGGGGAGGGGGATAAGAACTGGGGTAGGACGATCGCGATGGTTGTCCTCATGGTTGTCCTCATGGTTGTCGCTCCATACCTAACGGCACCAGCCGCTCTCGGAGCAGGTTGGGGTGCAGTTGCGATAATGGCGATTGGAATGATGGGCTCGTTTGCAATTAACGCTCTGTTTCCTAATGCGCCACCTTCATATCCGGCGTTGCCCGGTATTGGAGGAGCATCCGGGATTGGTGCCGGATCAATGGAAGCGCAAACTGATACTTATGGGTGGGGCGACATGAGAAATATGACTACCCAAGGTCACCCTTTGCCGAGAATCTATGGAACCCGCAGAGTCGGCGGAACCATTATAAATCGTTATATCGATACCGTTGGCGACGATCAATATTATAACGTTTTACTCGCATTGCACGATGGTTGTATTCAAGGCGTAGCAAATATTAAAATTAACGACGAGGCAATCGAAAATTTTGATAATGTTTGGCAGAGGATTAAATTAGGGGTTAGGAATCAAGAGCCGGTTGAATATTTTGGCGACACTTATAATTACAAGTCGTATTCGAGAGAAATCACGACCGATGCATATGTCACCGCGACTGTCGAGGGCGACGCCACAGAGGGGCTGAGAATCGATATAGTTTGCCCCAACGGCCTATATTATGTTAACGGGCAGGGTGGGTTAGATAGTACCAATATCGAGATGTCAATTGAATACCGTATGGTGGGCGATGCAGCTTGGACTTCGATAGTTGCCGGTGAGGGTGGAAAGGAAACCTATTCTGATTTTGTCTATACCGCGCAGGGCTTTAAATTTACGAGTCAATGTCAATCGGTTAAATTTCAATATGCTTCTCAATATGGATTGCCAAATTGCCCGAGTTGCCCAAAGATAAAGCCGGGATGGTGGTCTTTCCCAATCCGCACCCCGTATATGCAAGTCGATCTGGAACCAGTCTGGAACCCCGCGCTTACGGCAACGATTCAATATAGAGTCGGAAGTGGTTACCCCGACCAGTCGGGTGGTTGGCAAGATTTCGGAACTTACGATACAATGGGTGTGTGGGTTGAAATCACTGGTCTCAATAGGCAGGTTGTAGAGGTTAGAAACAAGATGGATTCTGGCGCCTTTCTTGCCGACGTCGAGGAATGGTTTTCGAGCATTACAAGAACTGTCAATACGGGTGGCGCTCTTGGAGCTATTAATATCATCGGTGCTCGAAGAGGCCCTTTGAGGCGTAGCTTCGATGTGAGAGATCTTTCTGCCGGATCATATGAAGTAAGGCTTAAAAAACTTGCCGTTGCCGGGACTGGTGGGCGATATGAAAACACGTTGTATCTTGGTGGGATCGCGCAGATAATCCCCGATGATTTTGCATATCCATATACTGCCCTCCTTGGTGTTCGCGCTCTTGCAACCAACCAACTGGCGGGAGCGGTTCCGAACGTAACCTGCGAAGTGATTAGAAACATTGTGCCTATTTACAACCCAACAACCGGAGTTTGGGAGCCAAAACCAGCAGATAATCCGGCGTGGGCTTGCTATGACATGCTTGTTCGCCCATATTATACTCTCGATATTAGTTATGATGGTAGCGTATATAATCTTCAAGTCAAAGGTTATGACGGTGTTGCTCCGGCGAGGATGGATTATACTGCCTTTTCAGAATGGGCAGATTGGTGCAATGTAAAAATTAATGGGGTGCCGAGGGCGATCATCAACATAGTATTTGATTCGCAAATGAGTATGTGGGATGCTTTGGTACATGTTGCTCAAGTCGGACGTGGCATTGTAATAATGAGGGGGACTAAATTTTCTTGTGTCGTAGATAAAAGTGGCGATCCTGTCCAGATGTTCAATGTTTCGAACATTGTTCGGGATTCGTTCAAAGAGACTTTTCTCGCGCTCGAAGACCGAGCGAATATCTTTGAGGTAACTTATTTCGATAAAGCGAGAGATTTCCAACGAGAGATTATACAAGTTTACGGCAACGATTGGGTAGAGGGTGGCGTTGAGAAAAAGGCATCGTTAGTTTTATACGGGTGCACGTCATACCAACAGGCCTACAGAGAGGCGGTTTATAGGCTAAACCTAAACAAATATTTAGTTCGTTCCATTGAGTTTGGTGTCGACGTTGACGCGATCGCCTGTCAATTAGGAGATGTGATTCGGGTCCAACATGATTTGCCGCAGTGGGGATATGGTGGCAGAGTTTTAGACTCAACTAATAATACAGTGACAATCGATCAGCAACTTACGCTGGATGGCTCGTCTACTTATATTGTTTATATTCGTCATGCCGACGACACTGTTGAAAATAGGACCGTCACCACTTCGAGCGCGACAACTAATAAACTGACGGTTAGTTCGAATTGGACATCTAATCCGGCCGAGAACGATTTATTTACATTCGGCGTTCAGAATTCTGAATTTAAGTTGTTTAAGGTAATTGGAATCTCTCGCTCTCAGGACCTGAAAAGGACTATAAGTGCCGTTGAGTATAACGCGAGTCTTTATACGGAATCGCTTCCGACAACTTGGAATTCAAGTGCTCTTCAAGCAATTCCAATCGCTACTAATGTTCACATTAATGAAGTTTTGAAGTCGGAAGTCGCCGGAGTTTATAGTTCCGAGGTTCACATGACTTGGGATTACGTAGTCTATGATGAGCGCAAGCTTGCAAAGTGGGATATATATCGTAAAGATTCCTCTGTGACAGACTCTGTCTGGGAATTTCTCGGCGCGACTAAAAATTTGGGATATATATCGACTCATGCATGGCAATATCAACATGCATATCAGATTGCGATTTGCGGTAGCGATATCCTTGCAGATAGGGGACATTCTCCCGATTCGAATAATGTAATAAAAAGTGTGATTACGATTCTATGGAAGTACGCTCCTCCAGCGAATGTCACTGGTTTTATTGGTGTTCAAGATGGCATGAGTTTGATTATGAGGTGGGATCATGTTGCCGACGTCGACAGGCGAGGATATGAAATCAGAGAGGGGCCGACGTGGATGAGTGGAGTCGTGATCGTAAAGGAGGTTTCTGCAAACACATATACTCACAAACTCACTTATGATGGAACATTCAAATGGCATATTAAGGCGATAGATAACTCTGGCAATAAATCATCTACCGGGTCTACGATAACAGTGGTGGTTTCTGGCATAGCGGACATCATAAATATAGTCTACGAGAAAGAAGAACTCGATGATTTTGTAAACGGAGTCGCCTCCTCTGTCACTGGTGACCTTTCGGCGTCTAATGTCACAAACAATCTTGTTTGGGTTCACTCTGGAAACACCCCCGGCCTCCATGTTCCTCATACCCTTCTCGATGTCGGGAGTGGCGTTTCTAAGTGGGTCGATTCAGGCACGTCGTTAACCGAATATACTGGAACGACTAAAACGGAGGGATATTATATTTCGCCGACAAGAGACTTGACGAAATCGATAACCGGCACCTTGAGATTATTCAAAGATTATGAGAGTGAAATCCTACGGTTCACAGATCGAACCTATCCGAGCAGGACGGATCAGACCTATCCAGCGGATACGGATACGGAAATTACAGACGAATCGTCACACCAAACTTTTTATAGAGTTTCAGGCTCATCCCCATTGACAGCCCTGAGCTGGACGACATATCAAGCCTCTCCTGTGCAGGCGTCGTTTAGATATTTTCAACGTAAGGATAGGTTTAATCTGGACAGTAATTTTACTGCTCTCGCATTTACAAGCATTTATACATGGATTGATGTGCCTGAAACAAATTATACCTTTAACAGCCAGCTTGTCGGGGCATCGGGATCGACTTTTGATTTATCAACTGATTTTAGCTTAAATTTTCTTGTCAATTACTTGGTCTCTCCATCGGTCGTATCAGATCCGTATTACGTCATGATTAAAAATAAGACCCTAACAGATTTTTATATCACGCTTTACGATGACGCTGGTGCAAAACAAAGTGGACAGATAGATTTATTTATCAAGGGGTATTAAGGTGGTTTCTCAATCTGCAACAAGTCGAATGATTCATAGTCAGGACCAGGCGACGAGACAACAAATCAAGGATTGGGTTGATAATAGGATTGAAAATAAACTCACTAATTATCACGCTGAAATAATGAAGCTATGGGTAATCAATAGAATTGAAAATAAACTCACTAATTATCACGTTGAAATAATGAAGCCATGGGTAATCAATAGAATAGGAATTGCTGTAAAAAAATTCCTGACAAATATAGTTAGATGTGGAGGGATATAAATGGGACAGACTTATACGAATACAAATCCGGCGACGGGCACTACGACTTTTGGCGAGCTCTATGCAATAATCAGGAATCACATAGACGCTTGTGCCACCTTATTTGTTGGGGCCTCTGAACCGGGTTCTCCAGAGACAGGTAGACCATGGTTTCAAAGCACAGATCAAATCTTGAGGGTTTACTCTGGCTCTACATGGCAGTGGACATATGCGAATACACCAATTGAGACAGAGGTTTCCAATGCTCGCGGATCGCATTCATCTCTTGATGCCAGACTTGATGTTTCGATAAACGAGGACGGCACCCTGTCGGGAACGTCGCCAGCCGGTGCTTGGTGGACGTCGGGGACGACTCCGTGGGATTACCACTCCACGACGCAATGGAAGGAGGGTGGTGACGTCCGAGCCGTCTACACAGTCGGAAGGGCCATAAAATTCAATGGAGTGGCTAATGCCCCGCAATATTCGTACGTCACGGCGGTCACATACGCAGCAACCACGACAACCATCAACGTCAAGGACGCCGTTATCGACGTGAGTATGACGACGCCAGAGTTTGGTCAGAGCATAGAAAACTTTCACAGAAATATACCGTGGACTCGTGGGATTTTCTCGAACTCGGCGACATCGAGAGATTATGCTGGGACGAGCATGGCCTTGGTTGCTGATGGTTCGGGTGGGGTGACAGTTCAAAAGGTCCTGTCACCTGCGGACACTTTGTCAGATCACAAAAAATACGGATTAGCATAGGAGGAAATAGAAATGGCTGCATACGATCATAAAATTCTGGCTGAGATGTCAGGGGTTACTACGGCAGGGACAACGATCGCGATTTTTCAGAATGGATCTGGAGTCACCAGTTTTGTTAGGCAAATTTGGCTTCACGTGCCCTACGACGGTTGCCTCGATTACTCCGAGACATCTGTCAAGTTATTTGCCGTGCCGGATAGCGCGACCGCTCTTGGGAAACCGTGTGTTACAAATCAATTTTTTACGAAAAGTTTGGTTACTAACGAAACCTTTATAATCGACTGCGGGGTGCCGGGAATTATTTTCGGCGATCAAAACGACAGCATTCAGATATGGCATTTGAATAGCGGGGATGTCGCTGGCGGCGGTACCACAATTGGTTATATGGTTATGGGTGGCGAGGAGCGATAAAATGGGAAGGATGACTTCGACCCTGACAAGACGGGCTGGAATTATTAAGCCGTCGAATAAGGAATGCATCGAGCTTGGTAATCGTAGCAACATTTGGGAAGTTACGAAAGATCCTGTCCGGGGTTTTGGCACAAGGCTCATGCCTGGCGATAGATTGAGTAGAGATGTCGAAGGAGGAATCCTTTATGCAGATTGGAATCAGGATAGTCAAGAGAGCCTCACAGAAGTAGACTTTTGTATTTTTCATGATGCAGTAAATATAGGAGACGACGATATTGGCTATTCTGCGACTGGTACTGTTGTCGCACCTAACCTAACGTGGACTGAGGTGGGTAACATGCCAGCGGGGATACCAAGATCTTTGGATGGCAACACTTATTATTTCACCACGACTACAGGTTTTAGGGATTTGCTTTCCGGCTTATCGACCTGGACAATTATTTTCAAAGTTGAAAACTGGAACCCAACGGAGGATTACGAAGCCCTCATCCAGTGGGCCGGGTCTGATATAATGAGAAGAAGAACAGCTGTTGCTGCGAATCTTGAGGCTATGGCTGGAACAACATCTATTAGTACATGGACTACTGATATTCCCGCTACGAATACTATTTTGTATATCGCGATGTGGTCGAGCGCTGCCGACGGTGTAACAAGAGCCGGATTCATTGAAGGGAACACCGGGTCTGGTGCCGGTGGACAGCCCACTAAATGGTCTGATTTTCCTGCAAACAAAAGACTTTCTCATGCAGCGGCACTTACACTAACCCTTAGCGACGCGGCGCCAGAGATCTATCGAGATGCCACGAATAATAATAGAGAGATGAAGGCCGATATTTACTGGTCGATTTGGGATAGCACCTGTTTGATTGATAATAATAATTAATGAGCGAAAAGATGAAATATTTAATCCTCATACTCAAAGAAATTAAAGACACAATTTTCGCCCTTTTCAGGAAGAAGGTCGAGATTAATCCAAGGCGTTTTTCAAACACTTATGCCGGTGATTACCATGCCAAGATCGATGACTGGATTAAAAGAGAGAAGGGTAAAACTTCGACAAATATCTATTCGGTAAAAAAGATATCGAAAAACAAAATGATAGAAATCGCTCGCAGGATTAATCGCCACGTGAATCTTGAGATAAGATACGAGCCCGACATTATCGGCTGGGGTGAAAGGGATTACTGGGAAACCTCAAGGGAAACCCTTGATCGAGGGAGGGCAGATTGTGAGGGGCAGGCAATTTTGAAATACGCGCTTCTGAGAAAAGAAGGGATTTCTAACGATCATATCGGGATTGTAATCGTCAGTGGCCACGCCTTTGCCTGTCTGTATATCAACCTCAAAGACAGGGATTTCTATGTTTTGGATAATGGAAGTATCACATCTGCCATGCTCAAGGCGTCAAAGTGTTTGGATAAAAACGAGCCAATCGCTGGATTTAATCTGACTAAAAAATGGAGCTATGGCGGGACATAAAAGGATATATTGCTCATCGACTCAATCCATTACACGTCTATTGCAGGCTCGTAGACTGTGGTTTAAGCCGTCAAATCGCCAGGAGAGTAGGCGTTCTTTACGAGCGGGTACTTTGGCCTATCGTTTTACGGATCATTAATTGCCGATCGAAGAGGAGGGTGCAAAAATGATACCCATTATAGATGCTGTTATAAAAGCAGGAACAAAAATTGCCGATAAATTTTGGATGGATAAGAGCGAGAAAGAGACGCTGGAATTCACCAAGGCACAATTTATTGAGCAGATGAAATTCGCTGTCAAACAACTTGATCAGTCCGGGGAGCTTGCTGAGCTGGAATTAATATTTCGAGAGTCGCAGGCGCAGCGAGATTATCAAATCAAAATGTTCGGATCGGCTGAGGCCCTGAAGGATTTTCTTGTTGGCAGAGTTATTCTTCTTGGTCGCGCCTCCATTCGTTGGGTGATTGTAGGATTCGCGGCGTGGCAGACAAAAAGGATTGTAGGCATTGTTTTGACAGATGATGTTATAAAGGCACTCATTGACAATAAACTCGGAATTCAGGGGATGTGGCTCGTGACAATTCTCGTCGTGTTGATAGTTGCGATACCTCTGGCCTACGTGACAGGGGCGTCTGTCGAAAAAATACTGAAATCTCGTGGGGTGATATAAAAAAAATTAAGAAAAATCCTTGTTTTATTGGAAACGAAAGCATTTCTTTAAATTTTTTAGTATATCTACGAAAAAAGTTTTTGGAATTTCCTCCCTATTTCTCATTTCTTTAGTATAATCAATAACTTAAGTCAAAAAATAAAGAATTTATGGGTATTCGATTTTCCCGTAATCGCCTCTCATCGGGTTTAATCACTCTATATCGGGCTTTACTTCCTATTAAAAACCATTAAAATAGGATTAAAATTTAATAGTTAATAAGGGAGGGGGGGTGAGAAAAGAGAGGATCAGAGAGGGGGCGGCCAAAGAGCTTAAACCCCTCCAAAAAAATAAAAACTCTGCCGAAAGGATACTACCGGCCCCCGGAACCAGAGTAAAGAGAGCTAAAGGCAAAGCTCAAACGACCCCACCATAATAAGCACAGCTGGGGCGACCGGTCTGGGAAGCCGGAATATCAAGTAGAAACCCACCCACGTGCAGGCGGGCGGTTCAGACCTGTAGGGGCAGATTAAGCTCCTCCCTCTCAGAAATAGGGAAAACAAAAGTATAAACAATGACTTACAGTGATTTTTCGGTGTGAAAGAACCGAACCTGACTATTCCAGGGGATGTGAATAGCAATTTTAGGTTTTTAAGTTAAAAATCAACTCTTTATGGCAAATGCCGGTTATTTTAAATGCCGGAGTTTGACGGGCAAGAAAGTCGACAGTATCAAAGCGAATTCTGTGATTCACCCGAAACTATATATAGTAGCTTCCGGCGATGAGCGATTTTCTCATGCAAGCCGACGGGAAATTAAGACATAAAATATAGTTTCTTACCCTACTCCACGCGAACCTGTCCCCGCAAACCAGAGATGCCGATGATAGGAGATTGTAGATTTTGTTCTGCAAAGCTGATTATTGTCATACTCAATTTCGTGAGCCGAGTTTGAGAGTGATCAGCCGGGAGTGCAAAATCAAAGTAAAAACTAAAAAAGGGAGGTAAGAATCATGACAAGATTGGCAAAAAGGATTAGGATCGTTGTTATGTCAACAACCCGAGTTATTGATATTAAAAGGATCGAAAGTCGGGATTTTCGATCCTACCGAGCAGTGGCAAAATATCTGGAACCTGGCGAGAGAGTGACAGTAGCTGTTTACGAAAAGATTTCGGGGAGCGATCTGGAAGTGTTCTCTGGTTATGGAGAAGTCGAGAGAACTCGGGAGGGCTGGATTGAGCCAAGAAGGCTGGCGCACGATTTTTAACAATGTTTGTCGAAACCCGCTCCGGCGGGTCATAGGGATATAGCCTACCCTGTCTGATGAGACAGGCTAAATAAAATTGGAGGTAAAAATAATGGCTGAAAAAGAATTAGTTTTTATCAAAATGGTAAAGGAAGAGGCTGAAAAGGCTGGATCAACAGAGGCAATCAAGAACTTGTTGCAAACGATGGAAGACGTGGATCAAGGTAAGATTTACGCATCCGAGTTCAACAGGGTAATGGCGGTTATCGAATGCGAATCCTGTCACAAGCAAATTAGTGAAGAAATTGACGACAGGAAAATTTGTGCCAGATGCCTTAAAGAAGAAAAACTCGAGGCAGTAAGGAAACAGGCGCAGATTATCACGGAAATTAAATGGCAAGGACTGGTCGGTGCCTTGAATACGGAAGCCGGGAAAGAAATTTACACTTTGTTCTCTGAGTTTGGCGATTGGGGACAAGACAATTCTTTTATCAAAAGGGTTGATGGCGATGATTATGCCAAAATTAGTAGGGAATCTTTTTACACAAAGAGCTATCGAGCAAGTAAATATGCTCTTCGTATTTATACTCCTGATTTTGAAGTCAATGCCGATAGACTCCAGAGGGATTTCGGCGCCAAGAACGTTGCTGTTCACCTCCACAAGAAGTGCAACGAACTTCTGAAGATGATTCAGGACAATAGAAGCCGCCGTAAAGCGAAGGTGGATGCGAAGGCCAGCCTCGCCGACAAGATCAAAGCAACTTTTCCCAAAGCTACGAACCTGGAAACAGTTGTGTACAAAACTGGTCGAAATAGCTATTCTGAAGGCTCTTCGATAAAGTTTATGGCGGGCAATGTTTGGTTTACTACTTATAGTTGCGAGGAATTCCAAACGACGGGCATCAACAAGAAATTCGATGTCGCATCAGCGAAAGCACTTGTTGATCTTGTCAGTTAATTGTCAACCTTTTCACTTCAGATTTTTAGTTCGGTCATGAGCTACCCCACTGGTTCGTGGCCCTACTTGGAGCTTGAAGTAAAAACTAAAAAAGGGAGGTAAAAATCATGACAAATTTCGATGGTTGTAAAGACGCACTGGTCGAGATGTTGGCTATTCCAACCGGGATGATTTTTTTCGTAAACGAGACAGACAAATATCTAGTTCTGACTCCGTTTACAGAATCAGAGTTCTTCGCCACGGCTGAGATTATAGCCTATGGATCAATGGTTTTCTTGATTCAGAATGTCGAGAACCAAATGACCAAGATGGACTCCAGGGATTATCTTTAAAACCGATTCTGACTGCTCTAATCGCCAGCTGACGAGGTTTTATTTTAAAAGTAATCAATATTATATAGAGGAGGGAGAAATGGCACTTAAACCAAGTCAAAAATCCTTTATCAGAGACAAAGTAGTCAAGCTCGGATCGATTGAGAAGGTAAGAATTGATTACAAAAGAGATGATCTCGTCTGCGAGTTTGCGAGGGCTCATGCCGAGAAGATCTTCGGCGAGAAAACAAAAATAAGGAGGCGAAAATACTGGAAGGATTAAAAGAAGAGGTTTTTTGTTAATAGCAGATTGATATAAATTTTTTAATTGGAGGTAAAATCATGACGAAACAAGAGATCGAAAAAGAGGCACTCGCTAATGCGACCGGCCACGAATCGATGGTTAATTACCCGGCAATTTTCAACGGGTTTGCCGAGAAAGGAATTGCCGAGGATGATATCGAACCGAGAGTCAATGTCTTCACGTATAACGCCTGGAGAGCATTGGGAAGGCAGGTTCGTAAGGGCGAGCACGGGGTGAAGATATTGACGTGGATATCGATATCCACGTCAATAAAGAAAGAAGTCGAGAACACCGAGACCGGGGAGAAAGAAACAAAGACTGGTCGTCGACCTAAAACGACCACTGTATTCCACATCTCGCAAACAGATTTGATAGAGAAAGGAGGGGATAAATAATGGTGCGTAAAAACGTATCCGTAACGCTGCCAGTTAATCTAATTAAGCAGCTCAAAGCGGATGCACTTGCCAATAACCGGAGCTTCTCGGGAGAGATTCGAAATGCTCTTGAGAAGCACATTTTTCGAAAGGAGAAAAATTATGGATCGATAAACGAAAAAGAAAAAGAAAAATAAAAATAAAATAATGGCGGGTGCTCTTGGGATTGCCCCTCACTTTTTGTATAGAGTGAGGGGCAATAATGGAAGCGCTGGCAAAAACAAATAAAATAAAGGGAGGTAAAAGATTATGGCAATCAGAACCAAATTAGCAAGAAGAGTTTTGAACAAAACACAGCAGAGACACCTGACGGAAATGGGCATAGGTGGTATGGCAGCATTTCGTGAAACAAGAGCTCATCAAATTAAAATGAATAAAGAAGGCCAGGAAAATAATTTGTGGGCCGAGGCTTGCTGGGAATGCAGGGAAATTGCCGAGAAGCTTGGCGTTGAATAAGCAAACAAATAAAGAGAGGTAAAAATCATGACAGAACTAAGATCGAGGTTTACGTTTAAGAGTAGGGAGAATGGCGACAAGATCGGCTATTCGTTTGATCGCGCTGACCTTTCTAACCACACTGGTTTTTATGGCAATCCTGCTCAATATCTCGGACAGCACTGTTATCAGTATGACACTTATGGCGACGGCTCGACTCAACATTCGCCCGATTACCTTGTCGGCAAAGAGGGACTTAGAGATTATTGGGGGAGTTTGGCGTATCATTTAGTCGAGCATCCGGAAGACATCCCCATTGTCGAAAAAGAATGGCCCCGTGGTATTTCCACTACCACAGTAGCCTTTTTCATGAAAGTCAAACACGACCCCAATAAGAAAAGGTGGTATTGCTTGGCGACAGAGAAGGTTTCTGCCAGCGAGAAGAAGCGACACGACAAGCGCTGGCAAGAAGTCCCCGAGTGGGCTGATGGGACCACCAATGCAATTTATCGTTTTATGATTCAGTCGTTTCACTCGTTCACCGACAGGTTGGTTCGGATAAGTCAAATCAGAGATGCAGTTGCTAACATGACCAACTCTTGGGACTGGGTAGATTATGAAGAGCTATTTGGTATGAAACGTTTAGACACAGTTGAAAGACAAGTGCTTCAAGCCATTGATTCCTTCGTCGAGAGCTTTAGAGCTCTTGAATCTGCAAAGGGCGTCGTCTCCTGCCTGGACAACAACTGGAGAATTAAGACCGACGCCGATGACGATGTCTAATTTTCACTCTGCCCACGCTTTGCTTTATGCCTGGGCAGGGATGATTGTTAGAATGAGTTAATCAAATTAGAGGAGGGATAGAGATGAAAGATCAAGATCGAAAGGTTATCGAGCGCGAGCAAGAAAAGTTCCGCGCTAAACGAGCGGGCCAGGCTCAAGCCGTCCCGTGTGATGCCTGCGGGAGGCCCGTCCCCGCAGATTGGTTGACCGATGGTGTCTGCGATTCCTGCCATGAGGGCGGGGCAGAGGCTATAAACTCCGAACGAGGATACTGTAAAAGATGCGTGGGGTTCTCGACGAGAGAACCCGGCGATTTCTGTCAGGATTGCGGGGCCGCGTTGCGCTCCACAATCGGACATTGTGACAGATGTGGCTGTATGGTGGACACAATCATCGACTTTTTAACGATGGGCATGTGTCGTCTCTGTGCGGACGGCTAACCTTGTGGCCCCGCCCTTGACTCGTTCGAGGGTTGGGTAGATAAGTTAGAATGCAGTCATCAAAAAGGAGGTAAAATTATGGCAAGTAATTTCGTTACGCTGACGAAGGATCAGTTCGAGGCGATCTTGCCGGAGGATTGGGCGATCGTAGAAGACCCTAACATGAAAAATATTAAGGAGATCGTCTACGAGATTCCCACCGAAAACCCAGTTATCTCCGTACGAATTTACAGTACGGTTGACGTCAGGACTGGCGAGACTCGTGGTAAGGGTGATGACGCTATCCGCGTCGTCTTTTGGGATACAAAAAATAGCAAGTTCATCGGCAAGGGCAAGAAGATCCTCAGGGTCGAGAAGAAGACAAGCATTGAGAATCGAATCAAATCAAGGGTCGCCGAGTTTTTGGATAGGGCGACACTTCAGCAAGTAACCGACATGGAATATGTCAAGGGCGTCCTCGATCACGACGCGGTCTCTTGGATGGGCTTCGCTCAAAGCCTTTACGAACAGTTGATCGAGCGCGGTTCGCTTTCTGAAAAACAATTGCAATATGTAATCGGCGAAACAAATCCGAAGGGTAAACTTACTTTTGAAGGTAAGGTGCTCGAAAAAGATCCTTCCTTCAAAGAAAAATTCTTAGAGGGAGGTAGCGACAATGACGACAAACAAATTGAGTCAAGAGTGGAAGAGGGAGATGGGACGGGTGAGGAGGAACCGAAAGTTGACGCGACAGATGAAGTGCTGTTGGAGCGGCGCACGGAACTTGGAGTATCGAGAGTCGAAGAGGCCCGATCCGTTGACGGACTGGTTGCCACCAAGGGCTACGGGCCGTTCGAATATCCCTTTAATTTCTTCAATCCCATTCAATCAGAAACCTTTGCCTATCACGAAGAGGACGCCAACTTGGTTATCGGCGCTCAAACGAGCGCTGGCAAAACTATTGCGGCTGAACTTTTGATGGATCATACGCTTTATAAAGAGGATAGAATTGTGATCTACCTTTCTCCTCTCAAAGCATTGACTCAAGAGAAATATGATGATTGGCAGAAACGTTTTCCCAACGAAGAGATCGTCATTATGACTGGTGATTACAGCCTGTCTAAGGAAATGAAGGAGAAGTTGGATCGAAGCAGGATTATCGTCATGACGAGCGAGATGGCAGATTCCAGGACGAGGAAGATGCACAGTGAGAAAAATTATTGGCTCAAAAGGGTTGGGTTAGTGATCGTTGATGAAAGTCATATTTTGACCACCAGCAGAGGGCATGCGGTGGAATCGGGGATCATGCGGTTTACAAAAATTAACAGCGATGCACGCATCCTTTTCCTGAGCGCTACAATGCCGAATGTTGGCGAGCTTGGCGAGTGGCTGAGCGATCTTAATAGTAAAAAGACCAATGTGATTTACAACCTCTGGAGACCGGTTACGCTCCAGATGCATTATCATGAGTATCCAATTGTTCGCAATCAGCGTGGGTGGGAAGATTACTGGGCGAGTCAGGAACAAAAACGTTCGACGGCGGTTGATATTGCCATGAGCAAGCCAGATGAAAAATTTCTTATATTCTGTCACGATAAGGGTACTGGCAGAGACATTGTGAAACGCCTCCATCAGATCGGCCAGAAGGATGCCGTCTTTCACAATGCCGATTTGAACCTCTCTGAGCGACTCGAGGTTGAAGGAAAGTTTGCTGATCGCGATAATGGTATTAGGGTTATGGTAAGTACGTCGACGTTGGCCTGGGGACGTAATCTCCCGGCGAGAAACGTGATTATCGTTGGGGTCCATCGCGGCCTTAACGAAGTTGATGAGCTGGACATTATTCAGATGTCCGGAAGGGCTGGCAGATATGGAATAGATGACGAGGGCCACGTTTACCTCATCATCCCGGAAATGACTACCAACCAGTGGATAGAGACCTTCAAAAACCCACGGCCGGTCACTTCAGTCCTTAACAACCATCACACCTTAGCGTTTCATGTGATTGCCGAGATAGCGATCAACGAAATCACTTCGGTCAGCAGCTTGATGAAGTGGTATCAAAGATCGCTGTCCTATCGGCAAGATCAAATGCCGCTGGCGACCTCAGATGCCGAGGGGCTTCTTGACGATCTTCTCAGAATGGAGATGATTGGATTGAGCGGCGACAAACCGTTCGTAACTGGATTAGGCAAGGTTTGTGCTTGGATGTATTTTTCGCCTTATGACGTTTATGCGTGGTATAAGAACTTCAGTAAGATTTGGCCGGCTGAGAAGCCAGCCCAAGCGATTAATATGTATACCGATAACCTCATAGATAAACAAGTTGCTTTTGACGACATCACCTTGGCTTGGGCGCTGGGAGATATCCCGAGTAACAACATGGGATACGTCCCGAAGGATCTTCAGTTCGAAACCGACGACATGAGATGGCAACTGAAGAACAGAGGGGTAATGGCAAGTGATGCTATTGTCTCTGCCTTTGCCGTTTATTCTTGTCTCGTTGGAGAAGAGACTAAAGGGATGCTCGGGGCGATGAAGCGTGGTGTCATCTTCGACATTGCCAGGGTAGTTCAGGCGATATCTTTGATCGATGGGATGTATGCCAAGTGGAATCAAGACGCTCTCTGGTCGGTTTTGCCGGCAAGAGTAACTTACGGCATTCCTGCCGAGATGGCTGGGCTTGTAAGACTCAAGGGCGTCGGCGCCGTTAAGGCGAGAAAGCTTTGGGACAAGGGTGTCAAATCCCTTTCCGACGTTGCCGATAAGGGTAACAGGAAGAAACTATTAACTCTCTTCCAGCCGACACTGGCGAAGAGACTGGCAAAAGATGCCGCTGAGTTGATGGCAGTTAATTGATAGAAAATTAAACCATTAGGGTGGTCCTATTTGCTGTTGTCGCAAAAAATAAGAGACTGCGGCCGACATGGTGAAATCCAGCCCGCCACCTTATTACAAAGGAGGTAGAAAATGGGAGTCGATCATAATATTTATATTGGAGCATTTTTGGCAATAGATGTTGGCCGAAAGAAAGTGCGAAGCCAAGACCTATTTTGTCCAGAACACGGGAGAAAGTTAGGAGAATTTTGCAACAGTTGTGGAGCTGTTTTACAGCAAAGCAATGAGTTTGAAGAATATACAGAATCTCTCTTCAACATCCTTCCAGATGAGTTTGAGGATTTTTTGCGGGAAGGGATGGATCAAATGGCAGATCATGGTTCGCCGATTATTTATGCCATTGGAAATTTGGTGGGTGATAGTGACACCTTCATCGACGAGAGGTTGCCTATGGTAGAAATAACTAAAGAAATGGTAGAATTTTCAATGAAAAAATTTGAAGAGGTTTATAAAGGTGTTATTGACTATTTTGCAAAGAAATATTCTGTAAAAGTCATGTTTGGGTATTTGCACTGGTATTCTTAGATCGTTTTTATTCCGAACCGGAGGCTGACTCTGAATAGTCATAGAAGATGATGTAAAAATCTTGCTCTCGCCAGGGCTGAAATCAGTAGGCGCCATTGTGAAGAGCGGTGGGTTGGCGGGAGCAAGTCCAAATTTAAAAAGAAATGATTTAATTTTTGAAAGATAAGGGCGACTTCGGTTACCCTTTGATTTGAGAGGTTAAATCAAACATCAAAAAAGGAGGAAATGTATTATGAACGAAATAAAGAATACTAATGATTTTCTGAGGTTTATGGCTATGGTTCGATGGGACTCAGGATGCGAGCTTGCAGAGTCTTTTGCGAAGTCGAATCAATTGGATTCTGGCTTTATGGCCTTTCAAGGTCTTTTCGTTGCGACTCGTTGCGATCCTTGTAAAGAGTGTTCCTACAAGCCGTGCAAAATGATGAAGATAAAAGAGGCCAATATGAAGCAAAGTAAAAAGGAAAATTTCGGTAAACATTCTCACAAAACGAACGCCGAGATCGCCGAGGAGTTGAATAGTAAATTTAATCGTGTTGTCACGCCTCGGCAAGTCTCCAAGATGCGCAAGCGAGGGGAGTTGAAAGATTACGGATTTTGAGGGAGGAGAATAAAAAATGATCAGATCAATTTTGTATTTCATTGCCCGACTCCTTGGCGATGTCAACGCTGTTAGTAAGGGTCGGGTGGGCAAGAGAATTGCCAGGCGTCTTGTTGGAAGGGCGACTGGCAGAGCTTTGGGAAGACTATTTAGATAAATAAGGAGGTAAAAATGGCCTATTGTGTTTGTTGCAAAGGTGTCGAGCTATCTACTTTAGATAGCAAGAAGGATGGGAAAATAGATATTATTTGTTGTTCCAAATGTTGTCAAATCCTCATTGCAAACAAAATTCCAAAGATTTCTTGGGATGGCCAATTCGATTTCGATCCTAAGAACGAAGCCTGCGGCGAAGAAGTGAAGATAAAAAAGAGGAGGAGATGAAGGTAAAAATCGAGTTTAGGAGGCGGCGGGCGGGGTGGGACGATGGAAGATTAAAAGTGGAGGCTAATACTTGCCTATGTTGTCCAGATTCCGAAGGGTTCTGTCTTCATGAAGAGAAAGGGTGTGTAATCGAGGGTGATGGAGCCTTTTGTAAAAACCCTTCGCTTTTTGCCAAAGGACTTGGAGCGGAAAGAATCGAAAGTTTTCCGTTTATTCCGCAGTGGTGTCCTCGAAATCTTAGGGTGCGTGGAAGAAGAAAGCCTCCTAAAAGTTATTTTGTTCCGAGTATAGAGCCCTCTGCTAAAGCATGCGAAGGTTTGGCAGATGCGATTAACTATCCAATAGGCTATTTGGACTCGATCCAAGATTTAGATCGATCTCTTACTTTGGAACAAAAACGATTAGAGTTATGGGAGAAAATAGAGAGTCTTTCTTCCGAGGCGAGAGCAATAGTTTATTTTGTCCTTCGCTCACCAGATGAGGCCAGCGGCGAGCATGGTGAGATTTCAGTTTGCTCGATTGTTGCAGCCATAAGGTTGACGTGGAAATGGCCTTGGGCAGAAATAAGTAGTGCAGTCAAGGAGCTGAGATGCGCATTTGGAGGACAATGATTTTTTTGAAATTCAGTAAACCTCCATTATAATATAAATGTCGGGTGGTGGAGGAGGTTTTGCCTCGAATTTTAATCCTTTTTCCTCCTCCACCACCCACTTCATATTTATCTCCTTTTGTCGCTGCGTGCCCGTTGTGTCGACGCCAAAAATTACATCCGGTTTGGCGAGACCCATTCCGCCGGTCTTAGGGGCCTTGAGCGGAGCGGGCACGTTTTTAATTTAAACATTTAACCGGGAGCTTGTAGGTGGTGTGTAACCTTCTCTATTTCTTTTCTTGTCAACTAAGGCGCCATACATATTTGGAAAGAAATAGATACAATGCCATTGATCGCTGAGTCGGATATGAATGTCTACATATCCGGGCGGTTTCGGCTTTAACCGTTGTCACACACCGAAGTTTAATCCGGATTAGACTTTGGAAAAGCAAGCCAGTAAGCGCATTAGATTAGATCCTGCGAATCTGGCCTCCCGGTTTTCTTTAATTCACTTAGAAAGGAGGTGATTGTTTTTTGGAGGAGCAAGTCAGTAGTGGATTTGTTTCTTTGGCCTGGCACGTGGGGTGGTCCACGTAAGCCAATTATACTACATAATCGGAAGATGAATAATCGGCTACAGATCGATTGCATTTTAAAGAGAGTGATAACGTCCTCCCCTTAAAATGCTTACTTATAGTGTTTATTATGACTGATGTAGAAATTGAAATATTAGATCCAGTTCATTCTAAGATCCTGAAGGGCAGAGAGCTTCTTAAACCATGCCTCTCCTATTCAGACTATTTTTACCGTCAATCCCAGTACCGGAAGATCCGTAAGGAATATAAAAAATCCCTTATCGGAAAGGGTGGGATTTTCTTAACAGGATTCATCAACAGAGTAAGGGAATATTGTGATCGCCAGAATATCTCTCATTCTGTAGACGAGACCTACGCAGATCATTTATCCCCAGAAAGAGAACCGCATCTGAGTGGTAAAAACCTCAAAGAGGGCAAGTGGGCTTTCCAGTGGGATTTGATAGGTGCTGCCATTAATTATCAACGTGGGGTTATCAAGTCTGCAACGGCGAGTGGCAAGACAATTCAGATGCTTGGTGTTTTATCGTGCTACCCATCGGCGCGAGTTCTTTTCCTAAGCAATACTCATGTGCCTATATCGCAATTCTCAAAAGAAGTTAAAGCTCACAGAGCAGATCTTCCTAAAAAAATCCATTCTACCACTATCCAGAAATTCTATCGAAAAAAACCCGATTCCTACATCGACGAGTTCGACATTATCCTTATTGACGAGTGCCACGAGGGGATGTCGTCCCTCAATGGGATGTACGCTAGGGTTCTAACGAATTGCATGGCGCCAATGAGGCTTGGCTTCACAGCCACCCTCCCAAACTCGGAGAAAGACAGGATAATTCTTGAGGGGCTTCTTGGCCCCGTCCTCGAAGAATACACTATCCAAGAGGGTGTCGAGGACGGAGTGCTTTCGAAGCCGGAGATTATTATCTCTAAACTCCCGACGAATCACGACGTAAAGAAGCTCAGGACGTATAGAGATGTCTACAAAACGGGCGTGGTCGAGAACAAAGCGCTGAACAGGAAGGTAATTACTGACGCTATTGTAGACATCGATCGAGGAAAGACCGTTTTAATTCTCGTATTAGAGATTGCGCATGGCGAGAACATAGTTGAGATGGCAAAGAGTATTTATAATATTGATTTTGTTTTTGTGCAAGGAAGTACCGGCGCTGATATTCGTATGGAGATCAAAGACGCCATGGAAGATAAGAGTATCAAATGCGTCGTCGCCACTGCGGTTTTTCGGAAAGCCCTAAACATCCCATCCCTTGATACAGTCATAAACGCCTGCGGTGGTAAGAGTGAGGTAATGACTTTGCAGGCAATAGGCAGGGGGTTGAGGTCGACCGATGATAAATCTTATGTTACGATAAGAGATTATTTTAATCCGAGCCATTATTATTTAATTTCTCATTTTGGGCACAGACTTTGCCTCTATTTTGACGAGGAGTGGCTATGAAAAAATCATTTGATACTCTTATTCTGGGCATACTAATTATCTTTCTTGCACTTAGTCTCTTTTTAGGTTTTTTATTAACACAAATAAACTCTAATGAAATTAAATATCTTAAAGAAGAAGTAATCTCAATGGAAAGTCGCATGACGAGGCTTGAGATGAGATACACTTATATTCACGAGAAAGCAATTTTAGAAAAAAATAAGTGATTATGCTGGCGGGTGGCGGAACATTGAAGTAGGGGATTGGCAAGACGTGGGTGTAGCTCAGAGGTGGGAAGACGGCGCTCATGAACCGTCTTCATTAGGCTTGCCAATCGCGTAGACGCAGGCCCCTCACAGGTTCGGGTGTTTCCAAAGAAGGGCGTGAGGGGAACAACCGGGCTGCCAAGATGGGATGGTATTGTAGCCCGTGCAGGTTCAAATCCTGCCCCGCCAGCATCCTAAATTGAAAGGAGGCGATAAATATGGAAGAAGCTGACATAAAACATCTTTTAGATGAGCTTGAAAAGGTGCGAGAAAAATTAGGTGCAATTAAATATCCTGGTCCAGAGGTAACTTCAGGTAGCAACTTTGCCTATTATTTTAGAGCATCGAAAAACAGTCTTTGGGAGTGTATTAAATGCGTCAATCAAAAACTCACTGGAGATATATGGTGGGGAACTGACTATCAACGAGGCAAAGAACCTCCTAGCGTTGATTTGTCTGACGATGGACCAAATGAAGGGCCAACCGATCTGCGTGACGACTGGCCTCATGCCCTACCCATGCCGGGGGTTTGGCGCTAATATTGAGGGGCGGGTTCAAATCCCTCCCCGCCAGTACCCTAAATTATGGACAGCAGAGACTTCGACATAATCTCATATTTCGAGAGCCGCAATATTCAGTATTGGACTGGCGGCAGGAACCTTAGTAGGGGGTGGATTGGCATAACCTGCCCATTCTGCGGCGACCACGATTACTCAGGTAATAACCATTGCGGTATTCATCTTGAGAGTAAGGTTTTTAAATGTTGGATCTGTCGAGAAAAAGGAGGGTCGGCAAAGCTTATTTCAAGATTAGAAAAATGCTCGTACTCGGCAGCAGAGGCGGTGATGTCTCAATTCCTTATATTAGGTATAAGAGGAGGGCGAGAGGCTTATTCTTCTGGCGTTTCGGCAGAAGATTCGCCATTTTCTTTACCTCCCGAAGCCTTAGATCTACTCCCTCCGCTTCATTACTCCTTTTTAGAGCAGAGAAACTTCCATCCCGATGCCATTATAAAGGAATATTCTATCAAAGCTTGTGCTAATCTTGGCAAGTGGAGGTTTAGAATTATTATTCCTGTCTTTAAATCTGGCATCATTGTCGATTTCACATCTCGAGACGTAAGTGGAAAAGTCGACGCATCTTATAAAAATCGACCAGGTTTCGATCGAAACCTACTTTACAACATAGACTCTATTAAAAGAGATACAGTTTTAATTGTCGAAGGCCCTCTTGATGTATGGCGAATGGGAAGTGGAGTGGTATCTACTTTTGGCATCAACTATACGTCGCCCCAAGTGTTAGAGCTTTTAAAAAAGGGGGTTAAAAATTATTTCATTATGTATGACCCAGAGCCAAGAGCGATTGAATCTGCTCACCAATTAGCTAAAAAACTCACGCTATATAATGAGATTAAGCATGTAGAAGTGATCGAGTTGAGTGGCGATAGCGATCCTGCAGACCTCTTAGAGAGCGAGGCGATGTATCTTCGGAAGGAGATTGGCTTAGATGGAAGATGAGAAAAATAAGTTGTGGCTTAAATACTTGGTTCTACCAGCCGAAGTCCTTTTTCATAAAGAATTAACAGATGCAGATAAAAAGTTATTCGCTTTAATAGAGATGTTAGATGGACCTAACGGGTGCTTCGCATCAAATACTTTTTTATCAATCTATATGCAGTCGACGGTTCAGACGATTAGCGTTGGAATAAGCAAACTCAAAAAAAATAATTTTATAAAACAAGTCCTTTTTGATGGTAGAAAAAGAATTTTAAAAGTCACAGATTACAAAAAAATTCATAGAAAAAGTACCGAAGATAAACTCATTGAATTAGATCAAGAAATCTCAGGGTTAAAGTCAACCTTAGGCCTGGATCCTGGTACGCCTTTAGACAGGCCTAAGGTTGACTTTAAACATAATACTATATTAGAAGAAAATAATGTAACAATTATTCCTAAAAGGAATAAGAATGAGGCAAAGCCTCAACGTCATGTCAAAATTAAAAGAAGAAAAGAGAGTCGTGCAGAATATCGATTGTTTTTATTATGGAATGGTTTTGGCAAACCACTGACTGTACATAAAGAAACATCAAGAATTGGTATTAATTCTTTAAAGGCTCTGAAAAAGAAGTTAAAAAGAACTTCTGAAGCCAAAATAGCCCAGTCGATAGAGAACTACTATAATACATTGAAAATCCCAGAGTTTGAGAACGTGATAAAATCTCCAGGATATGTTGTTTCGTTGTATGAATTTTTAGAGGGGTTTTCAGTATATACAAAAAAAATGATACGGCAATATTCGGTTGCTATTGAAATCAATTGTTGGTTTAGTGAATGTTTGCCAGGAAAGGATTTTTTATCAAAGTTTTCATCGAAACTTGGGTTACTCGAAGATGACTATCCAAAAATCACAGATAAGTTTAAAAGTGAATATGTAAGAAGAGTCTTTGGAGGTATTAAGTCGAAAGGTAGCTTTTCAATCTACGAAGAGAATTGTTTTAGGAAGGCGTCTATTGAAATGATTGACTTCTTTGAAATCAACAAAAAGAAACTCCAAATAAGAAGTGTTGATTTTAAGATACCTACAAGATTGGTCGATTATGTTTTTTCTGCCATCGAGGTTCAAGTGAACGGGAATTTTCAAAAAGTGACTCCGGGTTGGCTTTGTTCAGATATTATGTATAGCCAAACCCTACCATCGTATCTCAAAGATCAAGCGCTTGTTGTGTAGAGGAGGATTGAATGGTTGAGTTTAAGAGGAGGCGGATTAGTAGTGGTGTAGAGAGGAGTTTATTGATAGGGTCGATAATTTCTAACGTCGTCTGTAGGGAGGTGATAAGTAGGGTAAATATTTCTGCCATCGATATAGATTATGTTCGAGTTATTTTGAGGTGGATTAGAGATTACTATTCTGTTTACAAGGAGGCGCCGAGGGCACATATACAAAACATTTTTGATAAAAATAAGGGTGAACTAAAAAGTGGCGACAAAGAGTTGATTGAGAAACTTCTTGCCCAAATTTCAGATCAATACGAAGCTACAAATGGTATCAACGAACAGTATTTAATTAGCGAAAGCATTAAGTATATTGAAGAGTGTAATCTTAGGTTCCTTGCCAAAGGTGTTGAAGAGATGTTGGATCAGGACAGACATAGTGACGCCAATGCACTTGTTGCTAACTATAAGAAAATTGCTGCGACCACTTCTAAATGGGTCAACCCCTTTACTCCCAGTGAGATTAATAAAGCAATGGATATGAGGGACGATATTGTCTTTCAATATCCAGGGCCGCTCGGGCAACTAAGCGGCCCTTTATTGAGGAATTATTTTGTGGCTGTTTTAGGCCCAATAAAGAAGGGGAAGACTTGGTGGATGATGGATTTAGCCATTCTTGTCGCGATGCAAAAGAGAAATGTGGTGTTTTTCTCTTTTGAAATTGATGAGGATAGGATGAAAAGGCGATTTTATCAAAACATTATCGCCTTTTCTAAGAGGCAGCCGCAAGTTATATACCCAAGGTTTGATTGTCTCTTAAACCAAGTAGATGAGTGCGATCTGGCAGAAAGAACATGTAAAATCGCGCTTCGGGGTGGTGACGATAAACCCGTCCATTTTAAAGATACTCCTAAGAGTTATAAAATCTGCACTTATTGTCGAGATCACGACGGCCCTGGCGAGTATATTCAAGAGACATGGTTTGAGCAGGTGGAAAGGCCCACGATGGGTTTGGGGGTCGTTCGAAAGAAAACGGAGAGCTTTGTTAAAATGTACGGCGATCGTCTTCGCCTCAAGGCCTATCCGAGGTTCTCTGCGGGAATGAATGAAGTTGAAAGTGATTTAGATGTGTTGCAATACACTGAAGGCTTCACGCCTGACATGATAATCACCGATTATGCAGATATCATGCAAAGACCTTCGGGCGAGTTTAGGCACGCTGTTGACGAACTTTGGATGCATCATGCTCGATTAGCTTCAGAGAGGAAGGCTGTGGTTGTTACTGCTACTCAAGCTGCTCGGAAATCGTGGGATAGGGCAAATGTCGGCGCAGCAGATTCGAGCGAAAATTATCGCAACCCTGCTCATGTTGATTTGATGTACACTTTGAATCAAACGAGAGAGGAGAAATTGGCTGGGGTGATGAGGATTGGAGTTTGTGCGGCCAGAGATGAGGAGTTCAACGAATTAGCCAAGGTCGTTGTGCTTCAACAACTTGGCGTGGGTAAGCCGCTGCTCGACGCCGAGTTTGAGAGGAGAGATTAAATGGTATCGATAACGAAGATATTTAGTTTTTGTGGTTCTCATATTCTTCCCTGCCATAAAGGAAAGTGTAAGAATCTTCATGGCCATAATTACAAATTAGAAGTTGAAGTAGCTGGTGAAGTAGTCAGCGATTTTGATCGCCCCGACAATGGGATGATTATGGATTTCGGAGAGTTGAAAAAAATTGTTACTGATAAATTGCTTGAAGGCATTGATCATACACATTTGAATCAACTTACTTTTAATCCTACGGCAGAAATTCTTGTTGTTAAGTTTGCCGCGGTTCTTCAGAAGTATCTGGATGATGATCGCAGGAAAGTTATTCGAGTACGGCTTTGGGAAAGCGACGACTCATACGCAGAGTGGAGGGAATAATGAAAATATATTTTGCAGGTATCCCTGGAGGAAGAAGAACATTGAAGGAGAATGAAGAGAGTTTATTTGAGATTGGTTTAACTCATAGGTTGTTATCGTTCTATTACCAAAACCATATGAAGATCTTACTCGGTGTGGCCGAAGAGGCCGAAAGGAAAAGTGATGAGGATTTACTTTGCCGGTAATCTTGGTGGCGGGGCGAGGCTTAAAGGGGTCGAGAGGTTTGTGGCTAAGCGCACCAGCGGTAGGTTGATTTCTTTTTATTATATGACTGGGAAGAATCGCGATCAGAGATGGATATATAACCTTTATAATCAATTGGCCGAAGAAGGGGAGGAGCAAGATGAGGATTTATAGCATATTTTCGAGTATCGATGGAGAAGCAAATGCATATCATCAAGGAAGGATAGCTACTTTTATTAGGTTCGCCGGTTGTAATTTGGAGTGTACCTATTGTGATACTCCTTATGCTCGGTCTTTCACTGCTGGTAACGAGATGTCGGCAGAGGATGTTATTCGAGAAGTTCGAAAATATCCTTCTGATAAATTGACTATTACTGGGGGTGAACCACTTGCTCAGACTGACGCTGTTTTTGAATTGACTCGTAGGCTTTATCGATTGGATTATAAGGTGTCGATCGAAACAAATGGCTCCTATCATCCGATAGGGTTTGGCGTTGGTAGTTGGGTGGTTGATTATAAATTGCCGAGTTCGGGTTGTCAACATTTTATGGTTGACACCGTGTTCTGTGCTTTGAGGAGAAATGATTTTGTTAAATTTGTGATACAGACTGCTGAAGATTTTCGAGAGGCAAATAGGAAAAAGCTCGAATTCGAGAGTAAGGGATGTCTTGCTCAATTTGTTTATTCACCCTGTGATTTAGATCCGAGCTCGCTGGTTAAATGGATTCAAGTCGCTGGTCTTTCTGATGTTATCTTGAATTTACAGATACATAAGATTATATGGCCCGATTGCGGCGAGAGCGATGAAAAATAAAAAACGAAAGGAGGGGAAATCTATTTTTTCAGGGCTCAGTAGATATTCATTATAATGTAGGTAAAGTGAAAATGAAAATGAAACTAAAAATTATTGAAAAGGAGAGTAGAAATGGCAAAGTTGACAGAAACACAGATTGAAAAAGTGGTGAAGGTAGAGGGTTTTGATTTTGTGGCGTTGAAGGCGGCGTGTAAGGGCTTGAATGACTGCGGCGCCCTTGGTGACGATAAAATCGCTTTCGTTGCGAAGAAAAAAGAGGCGATTGTAAAGGGCTTTATAGTCAGCTTCGAGTCCGTCGATGAGGGAACAGAGCAAGAGAAGCTCATCCCTCCAGATGTCGTCAAGCTCTATAATTCTTATGTTGATGTCATCGAAGACTCCAAAATGGATTTGACTGAAGGCGACCCTGCTGGAGAAGCAGAGGCCGATGGAGAGGCCAGGGAGGAAGCGGAAGGGAAGAAGTTGAGCAATATCGATTTGATGAAGTCGCTGCTCAAAGAAAAGAAAACCGATGAGGAGATTGAGGCGGTTTTTATCGCAAGGTATGCAGAGAAGGGTAATACCAATGCAGACTTTGCGAAGAAGCGCGTTAAAACTTACAAAAGTATTGCTGCCGCGGGTTAATCATGAACCCAAAGGTGGTCGAATCTCATTTTAGAAAGTTGATGGAAGAAGGGTTGGGGTTGGACTTGTCTGATCCCAACCTTAAAGATACCCCCAACAGGGTGGCTCGAATGTTCTGCCAAGAGTTCTTCTCTTGTATAGACAGCGAGTTTGATGATTATAAGCTTTCACCTAATAATCGGAATTATAGTCAGATTATCATGTTGGATAGGGTATATTTTATTTCCACTTGTGCGCATCATTTCCTGCCGTTCACAGGGCATGCTTGGGTCCTTTATATACCAAAGGCTGAATTGTTAGGGGCCTCCAAATGCGCGCGCCTCATTAACCATTTCGCCAGTCGCCCTCAACTTCAAGAGTCTTTATGTTGTGAGGTCGCCGAGGCGCTTCAAAATAACGTTCGTCCAAGCGGCACAATGGTCGTGATGAGGGGTATCCATTCTTGTATGAGATGTCGCGGGGTGAAGCAGTACGGTGGCGGAGGTATGACCACCTCCTCTGTCCAAGGCGTCTTCGCCACAGATAAATTTTTAGAACAAAAGGGTTACGATTTGATCAAAATATCCCTCTTTGATAAAGAGCACTAATGGGGAAGGTAGAAGCCGTGATGGTAACGAGAAATGTAGTTGTAAAAACTCAATTTTCAGCCGTTCATTGCTGGCCCGCCTGCCCTTTTGAAGAGGTTCTTTTTCTGCAACATCCTCATAGGCACATCTTCCACCTCACACTTAAATTCCCTGTTACCCATACGGATAGAGATATCGAGTTTATAAGGATGAAAAACGAGATTCATTCTTATATTCAGGATCGCTGGGAGGGAAAAGATATAGGTTCTAAGTCGTGTGAGACGATTGCTGACGAGTTCGCCTCAATATTCGCGGCTAATTACGTCTCTGTGTTCGAGGACGACGAGAATGGTGTAGAGGTGTTTTATGATCGACTATGATGTTTTAATTATAGACCCCGCCTCGACTGAATTTAATCGAGGTAGTTTTTGTTACCTTCCCTATATTCTTTACTCTGCGTTGAAGAGCGACGGAGTTGATGTAGGCATTGTTGAAAACTTTACAGCAGCAGAATTAGACTCCCTTCCCAAAGCCAATCATTATTTAGTGGCTCTTTGGTCCTATCCTCAATTAGATATCTGCTTTATTCTGAATCAATTTCTCAAGGGTAAAAGGGGTTTTTTTGGTTTCTACCCTTTAGTCGAGTATTATAAACTCCCTGTTTATCGAGTGACTGATTATCTTGTTTTGAGAGGTATCGAAGCGTATCCGGCACATTATTCGCATTTCAAATATATATTATTGAGCGATTGCGATATGCATCTTAAGAAGTATTCTGGGCAAGTCTACCCTTTATTTACTTCTTATGGGTGTCCGAGGAAGTGTTCGTTCTGCCCTTCCTCTGTGAACTGCGGTCACCAGAGGCTTTCCACCCCTGTTGAAAAAGTCAAAGAAGTTCTTAATGCTTGCCAATCTCTCGGCGTCAAAAATATTCATTTTACAGATGAGGATTTTTTTTACGATACCGACCGGGCGGGCAGGATATTAGAACACGCCTCTTCTAAAAATATGAAATTTATCGCGCTTGGGAGCGTAGATAGTGTGAGAAGGTTTATTAAGACTTTTGGAAATACTGCACTCATTGATTCTGGGGCGAAGTTGATTGAGGTTGGTATGGAGACTGCAGATCCTTTCTTGACTAAGGAAATGGGTAAGCCATCTTTCTCTCAATGTGAGGCTTTGGCTGATGAAATAAGTGGTGCGGATATATTTTGGCTCACGCTGACATTTTTTCCCGGAGAAACAATATCTACGTTAAACGAGACTGGTAGGTTCTTGGATAAGAATGGGCACGACATTGGCACGTTGTATGGTAGGATAGCCACTAATTCTACCCGCGGTGGGTTAGGGCAATTTTTCCAGCCTTATCATGGTACGAAGGGTTTTGATGAACTTGGGAGCGAAGGCATATTCGTCTCCGATAGGCCAATTAGGCTTATTCCCAGTTTTCTCCCTCACTCGTTTATAGAGGATGTAGTGGAGAAGAAGAGGGAAGTTGTTGAAGAAGATTACAAGTGGTTCGATCTTTATAATCTTCCCGACTCAATTCAATTTGGCGACGGTAAAGTATTTGATATATTAAAGTCTATTCGTAGCCAGTATGGCATAACTCTGGCGCAAGCAGCGATGTATCTTGCAATCTGTGCGAGGTTGGAGGTAATATGAAGATTTATTTTGGCGATTCTGGGGAAAGTATTGGAAAGGGTAGATATATTTCTGAAGCGATATGGGCTGGTTCTCAAGAAGAGTGTAAAGTGAAGATGTCGTGGGGACAGATAGAAACCGGTGTGGCCAATTGTAAGGCTCATTATGAATTCTGGAAGAAAGAAGTAGAAGAAGAGTGATAATCTACTTTGCCGGTATAGGTATGGGAAAGAAAAGAGAGGCGGTTCTAAGGAAGTTTCAAGCCAATCGTCTATTTTCTTTCTTTGCTCTCTCTGGTGAGAAAGAAGCCTACGCTTTCAGTGCAAAGAAGAACTATGCCGATTGGGTCGAAATGGTTGACGAGCAGGGGAAAGATGAGAATATTTAACATACCAATCGAAAATATCGAAGAACGGTATTCATCTCAATGGAATGAATGGTTCCCAATAGAATTCAATCGCCTCGATGTCGACGCTCTCACAATTCATGGCCGGCAATTAACCAGTAAAATTGAGGAGGGGAGTTTTCTCGATGTTTGTGGCACCAATTATTTTAAAGCTACTCAGCTTCAGAGAATAGTCGAGATGATATATAGTGGTGGTGTCAGAGATGGCGATGTTTTCTTTTTTCACGATCTCTGGTTTCCTGGTATTGAGATGTTGGCCTATATTAGAGATGGCTTGGGGTTAGAGTTTAAAATATTCGGCTGCCTTCATGCCGGTACCTATGACCCTTATGATTTTCTTGCTCAAAGGGGCATGGGGCGATGGGCGGAGGATATAGAAAACGGGTGGTTTAAATTTATCGACGGTATTTTTGTTGCTACTTCGTTCCATAAGCAAATGTTATCAAACTCTCGCGATGTGGATTTTAAAAAGATTCACGTCACCGGCTTTCCTATTTATTGGAAATACGGGACTGATTGGGATGAAAAAGAGGACGTCGTCGTTTTTCCTCACAGGCTGGATCCGGAAAAAGTGCCAGAGGATTTCGCAACCCTCGAAGAGAAACTCAAAGAGACGGGTCTTTTTAACGATTGGCGCTTTATCAGAACAATGGACGACTGGAATAAACAAAGTGGTCTTCTTACAGAGAGTGAGAAGAAGATCTATTACTACAGATCCTTACAGAAAGCCAAGATAGCCGTATCTTTTGCTATGCAAGAGACTTGGGGTATCGCGATGCAAGAGGCGGCATTCTCAGGCTGTCTTCCCTTTGTCCCCAATCGCTTGAGTTATCCAGAGCTTTATGACGTTCGCTTTGTATTCAGCGATATTGAGGATTTAGTGAGAAGGATATCTTTGTATATCGAAGGTCCTGCCTATTACAGGCACTCATTAATAAACAATAGGAGGGTTTTGATCGAAAAGGGAGAAGCAGCAATTCCAAAAATGATTAATATCATGAGGAGAGCAAATGGCTAAGAAAGCTTTAAAGATGTTTTTGGACTGCGGTGCGCCCTCATTGTACAATCAGTATATGAGGGCCGATAAGACTAAAGGGGTTCATACTGGTGCTCATATGGGCGATAGGAGGCATGACGATTATAGTTTTTTAGAGTCGGCTGACTATCGAAAGTATTTAGAAAAATATGTTGACTTTCTAAAGAGAGAAGAGAAGCGATTTGAAGTCTACGCCAATTTTGACGTAATTAATAACCCAGAGAAGACTTGGGAAAATCAGCAGTATTTGGAAAAAGAAGGGTTGAAACCTATCCCTGTTTTTCATTTGGGTAGCGATACTAAATGGCTAAAAATGTATTTGGATAAAGGGCACAAGTATATCGCCCTTGGCGGTATTGTCCCTAATCCCGTGCCGGTGGTTGTGCCAATGTTAGATAACATTTGGTTCAATCATTTGGTCGATAAAGATGGCATGCCAAAAGTCAAAGTTCACGGCTTTGCTGTTACCTCGACTGATTTAATGAGAAGGTATCCTTGGTATTCGGTGGATTCGACTTCGTGGGTTCTCTATGGAAGATTTGGAATTGTTTTGGTTCCGAGGTTTAGGAACGGGCAGTGGTGTTATTATGAAGAGGACCCCTTGAGAGTGGCCTTCTCTACCCGCCAGCCCTGTCAAAAACAAGATGGAAAGCATTATAATTCTTTTTCGGATATGGAGAGAAAGCAGATTTTGAAGTACCTCGATGAGGAAGATCGAAAGATAGGAGTATCTGAATTCATTGAGGTCTACGAAGGTTATGAGCTGGATAAGAGCAAGAACGAGAAGTGGTTAAACGACGATCAATTGAAATTGCATGATTATGAAATAGAGAGGGTTATAGAATGGGGTGTCATTAACGACTATCCCTTGAGGGATGAAATGAATTTCCTCTATTTTATAAGGTTCGAGCAGGAATCTCCCGAGTGGCCCTGGCCTTTTCAATTGAAAAAGAAACGATTTGGGAGGGGATAATGCATATTTATTTTGCAGGAAATTTTCCTTTGATGGCCAGCAAAGACAAGGAGAGAAAGATGTGTGATTTTGCCCTTGAAAATTCCAATCATTATTGCCGTCTATTGTCTTTTTATTATCTCAAAGCTTGTCATAACATAATGGAAGTTGCAGAGGAGGTTGATAATGACCAAGATTAACGGAAAAGATTTGGCTAAAATATTGATTAAAGTGAGACCAGGGTTGGCTCAAAAAGATATTATTCAACAAGCTACCCATTTCGTTTTCACTGGTGACATGATTTTAACTTATAACGATCGAATTTGTGTTTGGCATAAACTCGAGACGGATTTCTCTTGCTCTGTCTCCTCTAAGGAATTCTATAATTTTGTATCCCGTGTCGGCGACAAGGAAATTGAATTAACTTTGGAAGATAAGAATTTAGTCGCTAAATGCGGTAAGATCAAGGGGAAATTTGTTTCGTTATCTTTAGATGAATATGGAGGAGTCGGCAAAGTTTTTAAAGAAAATTTGAAGTTTGTCTTAGATGAAGATTTAGACTGGCGGCCACTACCTTCTGAATTTTTAGAGGCGTTGGGTTTGTGTTCTTTCTCTGTCTCTCGCGATGTGAGGAGTGTTTTGAACTACATTTGCGTTTCGGGACAGCACGTCATCGCCTCCGACGATTCGAGGATTGGTATTTATAGTCTACCCGAGGATATTGGATGCGATTTTTTGATCAGAGCTAATTGCGCCGAAGAGCTGGCTAAGTTTGATGTAGACGAGTTTTATTTAAGTTCTGAATGGGTGTTGTTTAGAGGAGAAAACAAAGACGTTCATTTTTGCTCCAGGGTAGAAATCGATGAATTTCCCAGCTATTTAGACTTGTTTGACTTCAAAGGTGTTAATCTAAGGCTTCCAGGAGATTTATTGGAAACGATTGGCTTGGCTTCTGTGGTTTTAGACGATTCTGCCGTTGTGTCTGACGATATGGTTCTTTTTAAAATTGCCACTGATAAATTAGTTGTCAGTAGCAAAAAGAAAGATGTTGGCGAGATAACGGTCGAGTCCAGTGTGAAGTTTACGAGCGAGCCTATAGAGTTTAGTATCTCGCCACTGTTCTTAAAGAGCCTATTGGAAAATTGCGATGTAAGAACAATGAAATATGGCGATAGAAAAGGTTTGTTTATCAGTGGTAAATTTAAATATCTGGTGTGTTTATAATGAATTTCTGTCACTTACACATTCACAATGAGTACTCTCAGCTCGACGGCGTCGGGACAGCAGAAAGTTATATTAAACGAGCCAAAGAGTTGGGGCAAAAATATATAGGGCTCACGAATCATGGCAATGTCGACGGCATTATCGAGTGGCAGAAGGAATGCGACAGACAAGGTGTCAAGCCAATCACTGGCTGCGAGTGTTATATTGTCCCAGACGCCAAGGTAAAGAATAAAGATGAAAAACGTCGTCACATTGTCTTGTTAGTCAAGAACAAAGCGGGTTGGGAAAACCTTCTTCAACTTTTAACCTATGCCAACCTTGAAGGCTTCTATCGTAAACCAAGAATCGATTACAATAGGCTTTTACAACATCTCGATGGCTTGATAGTTCTTACTGGCTGTTTAGATACTTTTTTACATCACGAACGAGGCGCAGATTTTTTTGATGCAGTTGCTCTCACCTCAGAAATTTATGTCGAAGTCATGCCCCATAGCCCGAAGATCCAGATCGAAACGACAAATATTGTTCTTGATTTTAGTGATCATTTTGACCCTCCAGTTTCCCTTGTTGCCACAAATGATTGCCATTATGTAAACCCAAGAGACAATATCCTTCAGGAAGTTCTTCTTGCTGTCCAAAGAAAAAAGAAATGGGCAGATAAAGATCGTTGGACATTTGGCGATTTTGACGAGCTCTATCTTAAATCTGCTGATGAGATGGTCAAATCTTTTAGAGAGCAGGGTGTTCTTAGAGACGAAGATATAGAAGAAGCCATGGCGAATACTATTGAAATCGCCGAGAAGTGCTGTGATTTCAGGGTTGAAAAACAAGATATTTTCTTGCCAATGCCTCCCAATATTGAATCGCATCTCGACGAGGATTTGGTGCTTTGGGATCTTTGTTGTGATGGAAAAAGAAACAAACTCGAACCGTTGGAGATCTATGAGGATAGGCTGCACGAGGAGTTTGAGCTTATAAAGACCAAGAAATTTTCTCGATACTTTCTCATAGTCTGGGAACTCGTTAATTGGTGCGGGGAACATGATATCATGATTGGGCCGGGCAGAGGGTCTGTGAGCGGATCGTTGATCTCTTATCTTCTTAGAATCACTTCGGTTGATCCTGTCAAGCATAGCTTGCTTTTTTCAAGATTTATTTCTGAAGATCGAATAGATTATCCAGACATCGACATCGATTTCGAAGATGCGAAACGCCATCTTGTTCTCTCCCATCTCGAAGACTTATATGGTAGAAATAGTGTTGCTGGGATTTCGACTTTTCTCAGGATGAAGGCCCGTATGGCTATCCGCGACGTTGCAAGGGTTTTTGATGTACCTTATAAAGACGTAGATGAGTTTGCCAAGGCGATCGACGAGCCGTCGACAAAAGCAAAAAGTCATGACTGGATTAAAAAGGCTGTTGAAGACACAAAAGAAGGCGAAAGGTTCAAAAGAAAATATCCGGATGTTGTTAAATATGCTATTGCTTTAGAGGGTCAAGTAAGGGGTTATGGCCGTCATGCTGCTGGGGTCGTGATATCTGCCGAAGATTTGAGGCTTGGCAAGAGATGTAATTTAATGAGCAGAAGCGACCAGGTTGTAATCAATTGGGATTTCGACAACGCCGAGCACGTCGGACTTTTGAAGCTCGATGTTCTTGGCCTTAGTGCCTTGTCAATTCTTAACGAAGCAAAAAAGCTAATTAAAAAGAGTCGTGACATAGATATTGTATTCGAAGATATTCCGATTGATGATGAGAAGGTTTTTAGAGAGTTTGCCGATGGCGAGACCGTTGGTTGTTTCCAATTCAATTCTCATGGTATTACTAATCTCTGTAAAAAAATGAAGGTAAGTAATTTCGAAGATCTTGTTGCCATCAACGCTCTCTATCGTCCCGGGCCATTGAGAAGCGGCATGGTGGGTAAATATGTCGAAAGGAAAAACGGCAAAAAATGGAAGTCGTCTCACCCTAAAGTTGAAAATATAGCCGGCTCGACCTATGGTATTCTTGTTTATCAAGAGCAGGTTATGCAATTAGTTAGGGATCTTGCTGGTTTCACATGGGCCGAGTCCGATAAGGTTAGAAAAGTCATTGGAAAAAGCAGAGGTAAAAAAGAACTTGTGAAGTTTAAAGATAGCTTTATTAGTGGGTGCAACAAAGCAAACGGCATATCGAGTAAAAAGGCAGAGGTGATTTGGAAAGAAATCGAGGAGTTTGGCGGCTACGGATTTAATCGCAGCCATTCTTTTACATACTCAATGATCGGTTTTTGGTGTATGTGGTTAAAAGTCTATTATCCTACCCAATTTATTTGTGCCAATCTTTCCTACGGTTCAGAAGGGAAAAAGGAAGAATTAATAAAGGAGTCTTGTCGTTTAGGTCTGTCGATTGTTGTGCCCAAATGTGGCATTTCCGACGCGTTTAAATGGGTTGCTAAGGATGACAAGCTATATGTGCCTTTCATTGAAATTAAAGGGGTTGGCGAAAAGACTGCCTCTAAAGCCGCCTCTTTTGAAAAACTCAAAGTTGGAAAAAACAAGGGTTTTTTCCGGCTGAAAGAAAAGGATGGATCTCCACCAATTGGTAAAAAAAACAAATTCGAGCAGATGCTCGAGGATATAGGAGCTTTCGATGGGATTGATGAAGGAATTGCTCGTCCTAACGCCCAGGAGTATTTTAGTTTCCCTATACATCAAGACTCTTCTCTGGCTTACCCCAACCTCGATAAAGTTATTGGAGAACGTATTAGGTCGAGAGATGTCGAGGATGTCAAAGTCGGAAAGATTATCGTGCCAGAGATATTTAGGAGAGTCAGGTTTTCAAATCGAGAACTCCTCGAGTGCGAAAGGTGCGGGCTTAGAGAAGAATGCTCGACGCCAGTGATGCCGTCCAAGGGGCTATGGAATATAGCGATAATCGGTGAGGGACCGGGCAGAGAAGAAGATAAGAATAGGGAGGGATTCTGCGGCGCTGCCGGTAATGATATTCTATGGCCTGAGATCACGATGTACGGATTGAATAGGTTGAAATTTCATGTTTCAAATATTGTGAAATGCTGGCCGAGCATTACGAAGACGCCGAAGAAAGAGCATATTGACGCTTGCCTGCCATGGCTCGTCGAGGAACTTGAGGAGATAGATTGTCGGTTGATCCTCGCCTTCGGCAATACGAATATCAAGGCGTGGACTGGGGCTGACGGCGGTATCACTAAAAAGAACGGTATGACTGAATGGAACGAGAAAGCGAAGGCATGGATTTGTTGGTGCGTCCATCCGGCAGCGGTTCTCCATAACCGCAAGGCAAACGAGGAATTATTTGAAGCAGGCATAAAGAATTTTTTCGAGACTATCAAATCACTTGGAGGGATAAACGAAATTTTACTTTAACACATTTCTATTGATATGAGATTAAAACCTACTCACGTGGCGATTAGAGCGGTCAGAATCAGTTTTAAAGAAGGAACAGACAATGAAAAATAATAAAGCGACTCGTATTGCAGATTATTATCTCGCAAAGAAGAGGGTTAGAATAATCAATGTTATTGATATTCCCCAATTTACATCTTTTGTAATTGTAAGGGCGGGGAATAGAATAATCAATGTTGAGGGTATGATCGACATTCCTCAGTGTGCATTTTTTACAGAAAGAGATGAGAATGGTAATGTGCATGCTGTTGATGCTATGCCATATATTCGTCAATTAAGGGAGGAAAAAAGGAGGATAAATAATGGCACTTATTAATTGTTCCGAATGTAATAATCAAATCTCATCATTAGCGGCTTCGTGCCCTTACTGTGGGGCTCCAGCGCTCACCTCACAGGGTATTAATACGCCGCTTGCTACAATCCAACTAACCAGCAAGAGACTGAAAATTCAATTGGCAATTTCGGCGACTATCTTTCTCGTTGCCTTGTTTTGGTTTGTCGCCGCCGCGTTCGCATTTAAGAATGGGGTGTTGTATAGCACAAATAGCTACGCCGTCGGTGGGATCGTATTGGTTGCGGGCATTATATGGCATATCACTACGAAGATTAGAATTTGGTGGCATCACGAATAATGAGAGGAGGATAATATGAAAGCGATTAAGTCGGCAGAAAGAGTTGGCGAGGAATTTAACGTGATGGCGATGTGTGCATTTTGTAATAGGAAGCAGACAGTACTCGCTTGCTTAGAAGAGGTTGGCGAGGCGTATAAAGGCACATTTTATATCTGCAAAACATGTGCGCAGGAAGCAATCGACGCTATTGACAAATTCTGCCTGGATAATTTCAAAAGTGATTTTGACAGAAGTAGGAGCAAAACTCTTGCAGAAGAAGAGTTTTTGTATGAAGGCAAGTGATTTCAGGGGTGGAGGAATAATGGGAATCAAAGCGGCTCATATCGACGGCACGACATTGATGGACACTTGGTTTCAATTGCTCTACCAAGTTTGGCACATTGGACGGAAATATAAGATCGATACTGGCTCATATGCTGGTCAGACTCGATTGGAATTTGATTTTGTATCAGGCATGGCTCGCTATCCTCATGAAAGACCCCTTGCTCCTATTATGCCAGAGGGAATCCCGGTGCCAACAACTGACGGAGATATCGAAAAGTATTTTGCAAATTATCTGATGGATTACAATCTGGAGGACCACGAGCATTACCGTTATTCGAGCTGGATTAACTTGCCACTTTTGAATATCCACGCCAAGATTGTGGATAGTAACGCCCCTTTCCGCGAGAGCCAACTTGAATGGGTGATTCGTCATTTTAAAGAGAAAGGTTATGGGAATAATCATTGTTTTATTAATATTGGCAATTTGCATAGCAATTTTGCTTATGATAAGCCATACAGAAACGAATCTGAAAGGCTCACGAGTCCTTGCCTTCGCGGGATTGATTTCAAGATTAAGGGTGGCAAATTGATTGTCGGAGTGATCTTTCGTTCATGGGATCTTTATAGCGGCTGGCCCGAGAACATGGGTGGCTTCACTTTGCTGAACGAGTACGTAGCTGAGCAACTGGATGGAGTCGAAGCGGGTCCGCTGTGTTTCACTTCTATGGGCCTTCATTGTTACGACTTCCAGATTGAACCATTAAAACAGATATTGAGGATTGAATAATGAAACATGAAGATTTCCCGGTTAAAAGGTTTGATTTTATGGACGAGCCAGCAACTGATGAACAGAAAGAAATAATTCTCGGATTATGGGATGAACTTGGCGTAGGGGCTAATCATAATGGAAGGTGGCCAGATCCCTTTACTAAGTGGGATGCTGGCCAGCTGATTGAAGTATTAAAGGAAAAAATATGAGGATTGAATGGAATTCGTATTTTATGATTATGGCGAAGATGGCGTCGCTTCGGTCTTCTTGTAATTCGAGGCCGAGTGGTGCGGTTATCGTTAATTCTGAAAATCGAATCCTTTCCACCGGGTTTACAGGGACGGTGCCTGGCAGAGAGCAATGTTCAGATAAAGGGTCTGACTTTTGTTATCGAAGGTCGGTCGGCGGTCCTGAAGATGATAAATACAATATCTGTCCGTCGATCCATGCTGAGCAGAACGCAATAATCCAAGCGGCAAAATCAGGAATAAGTATTGATGGTACAGTAATGTATTGCACCTTATCGCCATGTTATGTTTGCCTGAAGATGATTGCAGGAGCAGGGATTTATAAAGTTTATTATGAATTATCATATGAGTCAAAAGATCACGATCGAGATGCTCTTTGGAGGAATACAAAGAAAGTTGGGGTCGTTAGCGAGCAACTTCTGCTTTCTGACGAGGAGGTTGAGATTGCAAGACAAAAGATGTTAGGTTTTACATCACAAAGGAGGATGAAAAGTGAGTAACGAAGTTAAAGAGTTGAGGTTGAAATATAGACCTAAGAGTTTCGAAGAATTTGTTGGAAATGAGAAAATGGTGCGGTCTCTTAAATCCATTTTAGATAGGGAAGAAGGGCGTCCGCATACTCTATTATTTCAAGGTCCTTCTGGTTGCGGTAAAACGACTTTGGCTCGTATAGTGGCGAGAGAGCTTGGATGTTCTTTCGAGTTTGATCTTAAAGAATATAATATTAGCGACATGAGGGGAATAGATACTGCTCGAGAGCTTATTCGTGTTTCAAAACTTTCTCCGCTTCAAGGTAAAGTCAGAGTCTATATTTTGGATGAGTGTCATAAAGCAACCAATGAATTCCAAAATGCCATGCTCGATCTTTTGGAGGCACCTCCGCCTCATGTTTATTTCCTTCTCTGCACAACCGAGCCGCAGAGGCTTCTCGCAACTATTCGTGGGCAGAGGGCAATGGTGTTTCAATTGTCTTCTTTTTCTCGCCCTCAAATGATTAAATTTTTGAAGGATATTTGCAATAAGGAGGGTGTAGAGTTTCCATCTAAGCATTTAGTTGAGATCGCGCGGAGTTCTAACGGTAGTCCTCGAGCGGCTTTAAACATCCTCGATCAAGTGATCGATATAGACGATGACGAGAAAGCTTTCGATGCAATTCTTTCAGCCTCCGCCTCCTCCTCTTCGGTCAAAGACATCCTTGATTTATTAATGGCACCAGGACAGTCGAGCTGGAAGACAATGGCTAAGTTGATTAAGAATCTCGATGTTGAGCCTGAAGATTCTCGCTATGCAATCAAAGGCTATATGGGCTCTGTTTTCTTAAACTCTGGCGATCGTCGGCACTATGATATTATGTCGCTTTTTCTTGATCCACTTCACTATTCTGGTCGAGAGGGGTTGATAGAGGCGTTATATCTTGCTTGCCAGGTTTAGATTTTTTTAAAGAACTCAATGAACATCCATTATAATATAATAGTCAAAGGAGCTTGTTATGGAAAGAGATTATTACGAAGATTCAAGGGTTGATAAACATAGCCTCGACGACGAGTACGAGAGGCACCCTGCGGTTTTTATGCACTGGGGAGAGCAGTGGGCGAAAGCTCATGCGAGGCGGCTCGAGCTCGAGGAAGCATTGAGGGTAGTTCGTTCGGATACTAAGAAAATGGTCGAGCTCAAGAGGGCGGAGATCGACGGTTCAATCCGCTCTAACCCAGAACCATTTGGTTTTGATAAAAAACCAACCGAGGCTGCCATTACGAATACAATTTTGGTGAATAAAGAGTTTCGGGAGGCCGAGATGAAAGCGGCGGCGGAAATTGCTCAGGCTTCTGAGGAACTGATTGATGCTATAAGGAACGAAGAGATTCTCAAGACCGCCGAGCGGGCGATGGGTATTAAGAAAACCTCTCTTGAGGGGTTGACTAATTTGTTTTTGAGGGATTACTTCCCTCGCTTGCCAAAGGGTGTTAAAGATGAGGTTTCATCTAAGAAAAGTGAAGGCATTAGAGAAGGACTGGATAAAAAAATGAGAACAAGAAGAAAGGAGAATTAAATGGCGAGAAAAAAGTTGAGTAGAGAGGAAAGAAAAGAGCAACTCAAGAAGAGGATGGACGAGAGCGCGGCTCGCAAGGGCGACAGCGGAAAATATCGCTCAATTTTTAAGTCCGATCTCGAAGACGTCGATTTTTGGAAGGCAACTCCCGGCGATCATATTATCGATATTATTCCTTATTATGCCGGTGCAACCGATCCTATTGCTAAGGAGGGCGAGTGGGCCTATGTCCTTGACCTTTGGGTGCATCGTGCGGTTGGTGCTGGTGAGAATAATTTTGTCTGTCCAAAGAGAAATTTCAAAGAGAGGTGTCCTGTCTGTGAGCACCAGGCTCAAATGATACACCAGGACGATTTCGATGAGGATCTCTTGAATTCTCTCGAGCCCAAGCGCCGTGTCGTTTATAATATTGTTTGTTACGACAGTAATGAGGAGGAGGATAAAGGCGTGCAGGTTTGGGAAACCGCTCATTGGTTTATGGAGGACAAGTTGATTCCTATAAGCCAAGACCGTCATGGTAATAAAATCTTTTTCCCGGATGAAGAGGAGGGGAAGAGTATTGCTTTTACCATTGAGAAGTCATCTTTTAAAGATAAAGGTACTGGCGAGCGAAGGCCGAGCTATAAATATGTTGGCCACCGATTCGAGAACAGGGATTATAGTATTGATGAAGGGGCGCTCAACGCCGCTTATACACTCGACGAAATCATTCACATTCCTTCCCGAGAAGAGTTGCATGAGGAATTCTGGGGCGAGCCTTTCAAGGAAGGCGAGACGCCCTCGAGTCCTCCTGCCAAGCAGGCCGAAGAGACAGAGAAAGAAACAAGGCCTCCGAGGCGGCCGAGAAGAAATGAGGACAAAAAAGAGGAGCCCGCTACTTCGGCGTCGTCAGAGTGCCCGGATGGCCATGAATTTGGAAAGAGTATTGATGGCCAAGATAGTTGTAATACTTGCGATATCTACGATGATTGTGCAGTGAAGGCTGCTCAGTTGAAGGAGGAAGAAAAGAAGGAAGAAAAGGGGGAAGGAGCAGGAACTGGCCGTAGCGGACGTCGCAGGAGGAGATCGGGTTAATGGCCGAGATTAGACGAAGAAAAAAAGACGCTTCTGAGATCGCCGACGACGTTTCGTCGGCTATCAAAGAGAGGTCTAAGGCAAAAACTGAACAGTCACGAGGGCTTATCTCTACCGGATCAACAATGTTGAATCTTGCCCTTTCTGGTGATCCATTCGGCGGGTATGCTCTCGGAACTGTTGTTCATATCATCGGCGATACTCATGCCGGCAAATCACTCCTTGCACTTTGTATGATGGCTGAGGCGGCACACAATAAAAAACTTGATAAATATAAGCTCGTCTACGAGGAGCCGGAATCGGCGATGATGTTTGATGTCGCCGACATGTTTGGCGAGAAAACAAAGGATCGCGTCGAATTTATTCCGCCCAAGAAAGACAGGGCTTCTCCTCGCACCGTCCAAAATTGGCACGACGATCTAATGAAATGGAAGACGCCATTTGTTTGGGTTACCGATTCGTTTGACGCCCTGTCCTCCGAAGATGATTTGAAGCAAGAGTCGCCGACTAAAGGCGGCTGGCATACTGAAAAGGCGTCGGTTTCCTCTCAATTGTTTCCAAAAATGGTTGGTAGGATCGAAGCGTCAGATTCTGTCTTTCTTTGGATCAGCCAGACAAGAGATAATATTGGCGTCACGTTTGGAAACCCAAAGACTTTCAGTGGTGGCAATGCCATTAAATTTTATAGGTCGTACGAGATATGGCTCGCAAAATCAAGTGCCATTAAGACCGGAAAGATACGGGGCAAGGAGCGAACTATTGGCAACTGGGTGAAGGCTCGCATAACGAAAAACAAGTTTACCGGAAGAGTGAATGAGGTTTCCTTTCCTGTTTATAATTATGGAGAGCTTAGAGGCGTCGACGATGTCGGTTCGATGGTCAATTGGATGATCGAGGAAAACTTTTGGGGTTACAAAACAGAGAAGAATGAAAAAACTGGTAAAATGGTAAAAATGAACATTATTGAAACAGAAGCTCCGTTTATCGATGGGCAGGTGAAAACGATTGTCAGGCATATCGAAGAAAACAATCTCGAAAATAAACTAAAGGAGATTGTCGGAGAATGCTGGCTTGAGCTCGAACAGGAGATCTCCGACTTTGCTAAACGTAAACCGCGATACTAAAGGAGAGCGATTATGGGCGACATTGAGGGGACAATAAAAGATATAGTGAATGAGATTATCGACGAAAAGGTCGTCGAACTTAAGGAGGAATTTGAATCTGATATTGAAGATCTCAGGAGTAAATTCGATTCAGATATTGACGATGTGATGGTTGAGATCAAAAAATTTCGTGAGGTTACGCGAGATACATGGAGATCGTATAAAAAAGATGATGATTATGGCGGTTCAGGAAATAAATGGTCTGGAGACGAGGAAGATGATTTAATGTCGGAGCTTGACACCTTTTTGGAATATATTTCAATACTTCACAAAAGAACCCCTCTTGCAATTAGGAAAAGAATTGAAAAGGTTTGGTCATAATGAAAAATAGACGAATAACAGCGCGATTAGGCAGGACGGTTGGGCTGGGGGATTTTGAATTTATCAGAGTCGACGCCGAGTTTAGCGGCGATATTGTTGATAGTAGTGATCTTTCCGATCACTGGAAGAAAGATGTAGATGAGGGATTCAAAATCGTTTGGCATATCGTAGAAGAGCAGGTTGAAGCTAAACTCCTCGAAGAACTTACGGCTCGCCAGAAGTCGAAGAAAGAAGTTGCCACACCTGATGGTAGCGGTTCTCGTAGGAGAAATCGCTCGTGATCCTTATAATCGATTGCGCAAACCTTTGTTATATGGCGTACCATGCGATCAAAGAGGACCTATCCTACAACGAATCGCAGACCGGCGTTATGTTTGGGTTCTTTAATCAATTGTTTCGTATCTGTTGGGAATTTAATACAGGCAAAGTTATTTTTGCCTGGGATTCGCGGAAATCATATCGTAGGGATCTATATTCAAAATATAAACGACCTGACACCGAGCCCGACCCTCAAAAACAGAGGGATAGGGCAGCAGTTGTAAAACAGATCGATAAATTGAGGACGCAAGTGATCCCGACTCTTGGTTTTAAAAATAGTTTTATTCAAACTGGACTTGAAGCCGATGACATTATGGCTCATCTCGTCATAAACAACGTGCCTGGAGCGACGATTATCAGTAGCGATCAGGACCTCTATCAGTTACTCGATCATTGTGTTGTATATAGCCCGAGGACAAGGAAGCGGATCGATAAGGCGGTTTTTGGGAATATGTTTCAAATAGAACCTGAGCAATGGGTTGATGTTAAAGCTTTGGCAGGGTGCGAGAGCGATAATGTCAGTGGCATAAGTGGCGTTGGCTTGATTACTGCCATCAAGTATATAAACGAGAGGCTTCCGAACGGGAAGGCAAAGAAAAAAATAGAGTCTGAAGAGGGTAAGGAAGTCAGGCGACGAAACGAAGCCCTTGTAAAGTTGCCATTTATGCCTAATAAAATGGATTTCGCAGTGGATTTTGAAGCCGAGAATAAATCGCTTGACGATTGGATGGGTTTATTCGGTGAATACGGATTCAAACATTTCCAAAAGAAAACTCAGCTTGAGAAGATAAAAGCGTGTTTTTTTGGGTTTAGCTGATGCTCTTAAAACTAATTCTAACCGTTTGAATCGTTGCGACATTGGCTTTTCTTTTTAGATTAAGGGCAAAGTATAACAAAGTATAAAGGCTGGAGGAAATACTTAGATGGTCCGCTTAAATGTTCACCATATAACGTATGACCCCATATGGGAAGTGGAATTAACATGGAAGATGCATTCTGTTTTTAACGCTATTCAGAGGACTCGAGCAACTCCCGAACAGTATGCAAGGCTCACGAACTTTATGCATGCTGTCGCGTATGAATGGAATAGGATGAGGCAGGAGCTCGATGTTGGTGATATTGACTTGAGGGTATTGAAGGACAGGAAATGAATTCTTATTTACAACACCTCGCAATAGAGAATTTCCAGAGTTGGGTAGATGGGACATTTGAATTTGTTCCTGGTCTTAATGTGATAACCGGGGCAAGCAATAGGGGGAAATCTGCGATTATAAGGGCGGTTATTTGGCTCCTTCGCAATAAGCCTCAGGGGTTGGGTTTTGCCAATGAAGATGCAGATCTCAAAAAAGAGTTGGTAAGGGTCGCCGCAGAATTCAGCGATGGCGAATGGATTGCGAGAGAGAGGAATGAAAATGTCGATCTTTATGAAACCCCATCGCTCGAACTAAAGGCTATGCGCGGCAAGGTACCCGATGAGATTGCAGAGATATCCCGCATCAGCGATAGCTCTATCCAGGGACAGCACGATATTTATTTTCTTTTGCAGAGCAGTCCGGGTGAGGTCGCCGCAAGGTTAAATGAGATCTCTGGTCTTGAGGTTATCGACTATTTAACATCTGAACTCAGAAAATTAGTTGGACGCACAGAAGATGGCGTTAGGACTACAGATCTTGAAATAGAAAAGATTAGTGAAGAACTCGACGCTCTTAGTTATATCGACGATCTTAAAATAGATATCGATAGGCTTGAAGGTCTTTTGAAAGAGAGAGATATCAAGAGGGATGAGCGCCTTGCATTGATTGATATTAAAGGGAGGATCGATAGGGCAAGCGATGATATTAAAACTTATGACGGCTGGCTTGAAGTTGAGAAAGAAGCGGCGGGACTTTTAAACGAAGCGAAAGAAATCGAGCTTTTGATTATCGAACATCAGGGGATACTTTCGGTTGTAAATAGGATTACAGATATAAATCGCGAAATGAAATTGCTCGATGAAGAGGTTGACGATTATAACTTTGTAATAAAACTGGATGAACAGTGTCGAGAACTTTGGCACGAGAGGAAGGGGATGAGAGAGGCAGATAATCTTGCCAGCAACATAGCAGGACTCGAGGTGGCTATCGATGCTCTTGACATTCGTATAGCTACGCTCGATGAGGAGATAGCAGAAATGGGCATTTGTCCTACTTGTGGGAGGCCGCTATGCGATTGTTGATAACGGGCGATTGGCATTTGAGATGGAAGGCCCCTCGATGGCGGAGGGATGATTATTTCAAGGCTCAACAGCAAAAGATCTTGCAGATATTCGACATTGTTGACGAGGAAAAATGCAGTGTCATTCTTCAGCCTGGCGATTTTTTTGATTCTCACGACACACCTGCTTTTGTAATCGCGAAGTATATCAAGTGGTTGAAAAAGTGGAATTCAGATGGTTTGATCAAACTATTTGCTGTCAGGGGTCAACACGATCTTCGGTATCATTCAAAGAATACTGATAACACTCCACTTGCTATTATGGAGGCGGCAGGGGTGCTCGATATTTTGAGGGACGATGAGGGTCATCCGCTCGCCCACAATATATATCTTTATGGCTGCCACTGGAACACTGAGGAAATCCCGACTTCGCTTGATGATCCTGCTGACATAAAAATCCTTCTCATGCATAAAATGGTGATAAAAGATAAAAAACTGTGGCCTGGACAGGATGGTTATTTAGTCGCCAATCACTTTTTAAAGAATCATCCGTTTGATCTTATTGTCACTGGCGATAATCACAAATCATTTATGGTTGAGAAAAAAGGTAGGTATCTCGTCAATTGCGGTTCTTTGATGAGGAGCGGTATCGATCAGGTCGATCACCAACCGGTCGTCTATGTTTACGATACCGATGACAAAAGCCTTAAATCCATTCCACTAAATATTAAGCCGGTTGAGGAAGTTTTTGATATTGACGGGGTCGATAAGCAAATTGAAAGGGACGAGAAGATGGACGCTTTTATTGATGGGATGAAACTTGATACTGAGGATTTTGGCTTAGATTTCCTTGCCAACCTTCGAGGGGCTATGAGTGATACGAAGTACGTGTCGGCCAAGAAAATAATTGATGATTTTTTGGAGAAAATGATATGAGCGAAGAGGAAATTACCAGTATAGATACTAAACTGAGGCGCTTGAAGAAATTGGCTCTCGAACTGGAAGAGGCCAAGAGCGATCGAGACAAGAAGATTGGCGAGAGGGACGCCCTACTTGCCGACCTTAGAAATCGTTTTAAGATGAATTCGGTTGATGATGCTCGCAAGAGAATTACCGCGCTCGACAATCAGCTTGCAAGACGTAATAAAGCAATTGACAAACAATTTAAAGCAATTGCGGATAAATATGAAATTTAAATTGCCATCGTCTCTGAGAAAACCAAGATCGAAGAGCGAGCCAAATCTTCAGAGAAAACCAATGAAGGTGAGCGAGCCATTTGAGGCGAGAAAACCATTAAAAAAGAGCGAGCCAGACTTTTAGAGAAAACCATGAGAAAAGAGCGAGCCAATGACTGAAAAACCTGAACGATTTTCAAGTGTCTATCAAGATGTCGCCGAGCACGATGAGCGCTTCCAATATCTCAAGCGACGGTTCGATCAGTTATTGGGCCGCAAGGAAGAGAAGGAAGAGAGACTTGAAGACCTTGAGGAGACGAGGAAGCAGTTACAGGAAAGGCTTGACGGGACAAAGGAAGCGAGGGTTTTAGTTCAGCGAGTTGCCAAGGAGACGCAGGAGAAGTTACAGTACCGAATATCAAATGCTGTCTCGCTTGCTCAGTCAGCTGTCTTCTCAGATCCATATGATTTTAAAGTGAAATTCGTCGAAAGGCGAAATAAAACCGAGGCAGACTTGGTTTTCGTGAAGGACGGCGTCGAATACGGTAACACTCTATTTACGGCAGGAGGAGGTCCCAATGATGTCGCAGCCTTCGCTTTGAGGCCAGCCTTTGTGAATCTTGAGGGCGGCAGGAAGATATTGATTTTGGATGAGCCGTTCAGATTTGTGAATGACGATCCTGCCGGTGATCGACAACTCCAAAAAAAGTGCGCGGATATGGTCCGAATGATTGTTGACGAACTTGACTTCCAGGTTGTCATCGTAACGACACTGCCGGAGTTTTTGAGGGTTGCAGACAAAGTTTTTACGGTTAGTCAAAAGAACGGCGTCAGCGGGATCAATGTTTAAAAAAATATTTTTTAAAAAACTTAATTTTTTTATTATAATAAGAATATAGATGGAATGAGCGAGCCACGTTCGATGAGAAAACCATACCGTATGAGCGAGCCAAGCCACATGAGAAAACCACACATATGGAGCGAGCCATTGTCGATGAGAAAACCAAATAAATGGAGCGAGCCACTCTTTCTGAGAAAACCATATGATGAGAGCGAGCCACCGTCTGTGAGAAAACCAAATACGATGAGCGAGCCAGTGGCTGTGAGAAAACCATTAAAAAAGAGCGAGCCAAAGGTGCGGAGAAAACCACGTAATATGAGCGAGCCAAGACGGTTGAGAAAACCAACTTATAGGAGCGAGCCAACGCAGAAGAGAAAACCACTGGACGAGAGCGAGCCAGAGAAAAAGAGAAAACCAACTGCTGTAAGCGAATTATGATTTTGAAGGGAGGTGATAAGACAGAGGCGAGGGCGTAACATAGGGCTAACCCATTAACTATCCTAAAGGAGGATATAAAATGCTAAGTCGAAATCAAAGAGTAGTTATGGTTGCCGTTAGAACAAGAGAAGATTTTCAGGCGATGAGGAAACGAATGCACAATCGACTGGGTGTTAAGTCCGCTACCAAAGGGAGGGGGGAGAATAAAGTCAGGGAGGAACAAGATCTGACTCCTTCAACTCAAAGGCATTTCGATCCGGCCGATTCCAGTGAATTTGCTAAATTTGCCGACAGCGCTATGGAACAGGAGAAGGAGGTCGAAAAAAAGCTTAAAAGTGTTCTTGGTAGGTTTCCCATTTACAACGAGTGGCTTAGACACGTTAAGGGTGTAGGAACAATCATTTCTGGCTATCTTTTAGGAAATATCGATATCGAGGAGGCTACTACCGTTTCGAAAATATGGCAGTTTGCTGGGCTGAATCCCGATCTCGTTCGAGGAAAGAAACGAATGAGCGCAAAGGATTATAAATCTGAGATGGGTGAGGTAGTTAAGAAAATCGATATGGGGGAAAGTAAGCCAGAAGATTACATTGTTTTGACGGATGAGATGATTCGAGGGGACAAGCTGGCTTCCGGCTTTGTTTCTCCGTTCAACCAGAGTTTGCGGGTAGCATTAATGGGCATCCTCGCGCCGAGTTTTATAAAGAGCAGAAGTTCGTATGCAATTGAATTCTATTATCCATATAAAAATCGGCTTGAGCAGTCGGATAGGGAGGTTCTTCATATTGGCAAAATGGTTCCGTGGAAGGATGTCAATAAAGGACATCGAGATTTTGCGGCAAGGAGATACATGGTTAAAATGTTTTTGAAAGATCTTTATGCCATGTGGAGGCCGATAGAAGGGTTGTCGGTAAGAAAGCCTTATTCCGAAGAGTACCTTGGTAAAGTCCATGCATAATAATTAATCTTTATCTTAGGCTTGCGCAAGAAAATAACCTTACATTTTTGCGCAAGCCCTTAGGAGGGTAGGATGAAAAAGAAAGTTAAAAGGAAAGTTGCGATCGGCGATTTAGTAATCGATAAGAAACTGACGGAAATTCGTAAAATCAATATTTTTTACGTGAGCGAGTATCGACAGAATTATCGAAATGGCGTTAATATGCCGCTGATGATTGTCGATAGCGAGACGCTCCGGGTCATCAGTGGAAACCACCGCCTGATGGCACTTCGCTCAGAGTATAGCAAGGACCCCGGTCACGAGGTTGAAGTCGAAGTCAGGCAGTACGATTCCGAGAAGGATGCTCTTATAGATGTCGCAAAGGAGAATTTGCCTATAAGCAATCCGCTCACTGGAATTGCTCGGAGAAGAATGATTTTAGCTTTGATCGGCGAAGGAGCTACGGTCGAAGAGGTCGCCGTTTTGTTTCATCGCCCTTTGGGGACTATCGAAAAATGGGGCGAGGAAGACTTCATCGAAGCAATCGGGCCGGACGGTACAACAGGGCCTAAGCCAAGGAAGGTCGGCCCTGAAATTCCTGAAGGAGAGGTTGTTTCGGAAGAGGAATATGAGGGACACATAGATAGAGATATAAGTATGTCTCCGCTCCAAGCATCCGAACAACTTACCCGCTGGCTTGACGCGGGTTGGGTAAAATATTCAGATGAGAACATCGACGTCATCGATGGGCTGGTGATGGCTTGTAATAGATGGATGAAGAAAAAAGGAAAGAAAGCAGCTTAGAGGATTTTGCCGTTTGACTTGAGAAACCCGAATCCTTAGAGCGAGCCATGACGTTTGAGAAAACCACCAATGTAGAGCGAGCCAACATTTAGGAGAAAACCAGAGGAATAGAGCGAGCCAGGGACAAAGAGAAAACCAACGATTAGGAGCGAGCCATTTGAAATGAGAAAACCACCTTCAACGAGCGAGCCATCGAAAAAGAGAAAACCATGACGAGAGAGCGAGCCATTGAAATCGAGAAAACCAAATTCAAGGAGCGAGCCATTTAAAATGAGAAAGCCATTAAAATTGAGCGAGCCAACGTAGAAGAGAAAACCACTGAAATAGAGCGATTTCAAAAAAAGGAATAAAAAATGCCAGTAACACTTGATCTAATTTACGACGAACTGAAGAGAAAGATCCCGACGGGCTGGTGGCTTGAGTTCGATGGTGAAGATCATTTCTTTCCAGAATCTCTCTGTGAGATCGACGAAGACAATAACACTATAACTGCCCCTCAATGGTTAATGGAGAAGGAGAGGTTGGAGGGTTATGCGGCATGAAATGCATTGTCTCAGACTGCAAGAACACTGACGAGCAGGGCGCGGGTTATTTTATGCTCATTTCACACAAACGATCGTCGAAGAACTGTACGTCATCCGTGCCGCTCGTGAAGTTCTCCTGGATTTGCATTCCGTGTTATAACGAGAAGATACAAGGCGGAAAAAATGATACCTCTATCTAAACAAAGGTTGAATATTAACACAATGCCATTTCTTGAAAGCGTCATCGAAGGCGGTTGGTGGACGATGGGAAAGGTGACCGAGCAATTAGAGCGGGAGTTTGCCGAGTATATTGGCTCACGATATGCAGTAGCGGTGAACTCCTGCTCTATGGCTCTCTGGCTGTCTGTGAAGGCCTGTCTCGAAGGCAATCACTGCCCGAATGACTACATCGTCACTACTCCGTTGACGTTCTGCTCTACGGCGAATGCGATTATTCATAATGGGCTAACGCCATTCCTGATCGATGTCGACCTGAATACACAGTGCTTAGATCCTTCTCGTATAGACGATGCCATGGGCGAAGATGGTCCACATAGGAGATTATCAAGGGTTAGAGGGGTAATCCCAGTCCACTTCGCGGGGAGGCCTTGCGACATGGATTTCTTTGAGGACTTATCGGCAAGGGTCGATCTTTTCTGTGTCAGTGATTGCGCTCATGCTGTCGAGGCGGAGTGGAAAGCGAGGAAAGTCGGATCGTACGGCGATGTTGCCTGTTACTCGTTCAATCCTATCAAAAATGTAGCGGCACCTGAGATGGGAATGATCACTACTGATTATGAAGATATCGCTAAGAAAATTATGACGTGGCGGTGTCATGGGATGGATGTGAGTGCTTTTAATAGGGTCTCAAAGCCTGGCTCCTATGATATTGTCGACCTTGGTTATAAGGCAAATTGCACTGATATCGAGGCCGTATTTGCACTTCATCAATTAAGGGATATCAAAGAAAATTGGATGAGACGCCAAATGATTTTTCAAATGTATTATGAGGCGCTGAACGATTTTAGCGATAGAGGAATCTATAACGGTTGTTGGCCGGATCTTGCACTCGGCAGAGAGAATTATCACGCGCTTCATCTTTTTCAGATCAGGGTTGGCAACAGAGATAAATTTATTGAGGAGATGAGATCGCGCGATATATTCTGCGGCATTCATTACAAGCCTATTCATCTGCACACTTATTACGCCAAGAGGTACGGATGGAAAAGAGGAATGTTTCCCGTTGCAGAGTTTATTGGAGACCATACTGTCAGCCTACCCTGTGGTCCAGGGATGAGCAATGAAGATGTCGAGATAGTTATCGACGCCATGGAAAGTGTTTTCAAAGAAGGAGAGTACTTGCTATGAGCTTGGAGGGGGCGACGACGATGAAAATAAAGAGGCGTAAAGGGATTGAGGCTGGTGTAATCGCCAAAGATACGATTGCCGGAACTGAATATGAATTTCGGGTAGGCAACTTCAGTGATCCCGAAACGCCTCAAATGGAGTACGAAATCCAAATGCGCCGTGCCGGTTCTAATGCTGAATGGGAACCCGCAATGGTGGGCCAAGCTACATCCAAAAAAGACGCAATGCGGTTTCTTGCCAATAGATATGACCGTATAGGCAAGGACATTAAAGGCTTGCAGGTTTTTGATGATACATTGCAGGGTTATGTTGACAAGGAGATAGAGGCCAATAAACAGAAAGAGGCAGAAGCAAAACAGGAGGTCGTAGATAAAGAACAGCAGCGGGAAACAGATCTAAAAAAACAGGAACGGATACTGGAAAATGAAGCAGATATTTCCGAATCCATGAAAAAGGCTAAGGCCAAAAAGAAAGTCATTAAACTCAAAACAAAACCCGGTGCCACTGAACCAAATCCAGAGATTTCAGCGCTTATATTTGGCGATTTTGCCTATCACAAAATGTTGCGTTCAAAGGACAAATACACTGTTACCCATATCCCGTCAGGCAAATCCGTCTGTTCTAAATTATCTTCCAATGAAAGCAGGGAATTAGCCTATCGATTTTCATTGATACCTGAAAAGTGGGCGGGGAAAGGGAAGCTCCCAAAGGGCTTTGAACAAGCGGCAATGGGGACGATTATGCGATTCAGAGGTAGGGAGCTTATTGACAAACCCCATCCCGCGATGTTTGGACTGTGAGAAGAGACGTCATACTCATACGGGAAGACGAAAATAAACCATAGGCCGGTGTCGTAATTAATTAGATTGCGCCCGCCTCCAAGCTTTTTAAACGGGGTCGATTATGAGAAGCAGAAAAGAAATTACACAAGAACTCAACTTGCTTTATCTGAGGAAATCGTCATGGATTAAAATAGAACTCCTCTTTGATATCCGCGATCAGAACGAGAGGATCGAGAAACTACTGATCCAAAACAGAAATAGGTATAGGAATAGGAAGGTGGTAGAAGATGGAAAACCCTATTAGTCTTAGAACATTATCTTACAGCGATTTAGATAAATTATTCGAATGGCGAAACGATCCTGAGATTATGTCGAGGACTCGGCAGTACAGAATGCTCACGTGGGAGGAGCATGAGAGGTGGTTTGAAAATCTCGACCCCGACAAGAATCTGATGTACGCCATCAATCACTTCTATGTCAAGGGCGGTTACTGGTACATTATAGGAGTCTGCGGCCTCTGCCACGTTGATTGGGCCAATCGTTCTGCCGAGGTTTCGATTTACATTGGTGATGTAGATTGTTACAGGAAAGGAATCGGCAAGTGGGTGATTGGCGAGCTTAAAAAGATCGCTTTTGATCAGTTGAACCTACATCGTATTTATGCCGAGATCTATGGGTTCAATACAGATGGGATGAGTTTTTTTGAATATTGCGGTTTCAATCTTGATGGCACTTTACTTGACACTGTTTTCAGAAATGGGCAGTATCATAACAGTCATTTTTATAGGTTTTTAAGGTATGATTATGAAGACGAAAAGTCTTCTTCTTAGTGAAGGCACACCAAATGTTTCACTCGATTTTGTTTGCGATGAAACTACTAAAGCCATCGCTCTTACTCCGATAGCTATGGCTCAATTTGATAAGCTTGGGATCGAATATAAGATACCGGAGGATTATTACATCTGGCAAGAGCCGGATGATTACGAGGAGTGGTTTGTTGAGAGATGGCTTTCGATGCTTTCGCAAGTTCTTAAAGATCACTATTCGCATGAAGCCGGTGCCGAAGTGCCCTCTTTACATTGTATTTCGATGCTTCGTAATGTGGTCGATGTTTTTATTCGTACCGCTCTTCAATTTGACGTCATTATGCAAAAAGAGAGGCCTGGGGCCATAACATATATGACTCCATATAGGACAGAGGATTATTATGATGACGAGTTGTTTTTTAAGGGTTGGAGTTTGTTTTATAGAATGTTTGAATCTTCCTGCGACGTCAATGGGTATTTGACGAATGTAATAATGGAAAATAAGTCTTCTCCCGAACCTAAGAAAACTTACGATTGGGATTGGAGGGATAAACCATTTGTCAGAAATCCTTATGAGTGGACGAGATCTATGATGTGGTTGCCGAGTTGGAAAAAAGGATTGCCGATTCTGTTCGCCGGACCATCGCCTGCTGGGATAAGGGCTGTGAAGAAAATGGGGTATAAAGCGGGTTTAGTAATTGATTTTCCCGAGAAGCTCATTGGCGTAGATAAAAGAAGTTTGAAGCCTGACGGATTGAAAGATTTATTTGTTGAAGTTTCAGAGAAATTTGGTATTGATTTATCGATTGTTGAGTCTGTTTTGGCATCGAGGATTTTATATTTTATAGAGTCGATAGCTCCAAGAATTTTTGCCGTGAAGAAGTATTTCATGAAAAAATTATGGGGCAAATATAGGGCGGTCTTTTTTAATCGTAGAAACAAACTCTATCAGTATGCCCTTCTCCTCGCGGCCGAGGAACTTAATATCCCGACGGTTTATATTCGTCACGGTTGGGAGGCTTATTATACTTGGATCTCTAAGTATCGGTGGTTTGATAGGTACGATTATTTTCTATGTTCTGTCGAGGATGATATTGAATTTTATCAGGCCGAAGCTTTAAAATTTGGCTCAAAATGTAGTGTATTGTAGGATGGATGATGAATAAGAAAGTAAAAATCTTTTTGTGTAAGAACTGCGGTAGAGATATTGTAGGCGTTCTTATAAGTAGCATCCAGGCTTGGCATGAAACAATCACTAAAGAGTGCAAAACTTGTAGCCATACTTTATTTAACCATTTGTTCAATAGGTATTTTTTTAGTCATGAACAGTTTTTATCTAAAACAATTAAAATCGACAAAAATAATACGTCATTATTGGTACTGTGTCAACCTTCAAGATCAGGATCGTCATTATTTTTAAGAATTTTTGATAGTCATCCTCAGGTAATTGTTCGCCCTATGCCATTCGACTTTAGTGAACTATCTATTTGGCCATTTTTTAAGGATGAGAAAGAGCTGCACGATAACATAACAAGCCTGGCTGGAATATCAGACTCGTTTAGTATCTCTCGCTATAATTCTACGTCAGGTTGGATAAAGGGTACTTCCAATACATATCGAGCAGCCGTGCCTATCGATTTCGATTTCTATGGCTATCATGCGATTATTTCAAATTCTTTTTTCTACAGAGGAAATACATTTGAGGATTTTTTTTATATAGTCCTCGGCTCGTTTTTTTCAAGTTGGATAAATTTTCAGAGTAAGTATGGAGAGAAAAAACATGTTTTGTTGCATCAGACGCTGGACAGACCGGAGCTTTATTGTCGCAATTATGAGAATTTTATCAAAAACTTTGGAAACGGCAAGATGATTTTTATGGTTAGAAACATATGGGATTGGATCAATTCTTCCGCGAATGTGGAGGTGAATATACCATGGAGGGTTGGCGATATAAATGCGATGTTGAAATATTATCGCTTATATTATGAAGGTGCCATTGAGGCGAGCGATAGGGGTGATGGTGGGTTATTAGTTTTTTCTTTCGATAGACTGGTGGCAGATTTTGGCGATTATATTTTACGGCTAATCGATAGACTGGACGTTGTTGATTGGTCTACTCTTTATCATCCGACCGCCAATAGCATTCGCATTTTACCAAATAGTAGCTTTCTTGATTGTAATGATGAGCGAGTTTCTAAAAAGGCTCTTGGACGTATGCATCCTGATGAAGTCGAGGCAAAATACATAAAGAATGAGCATATGGCTGAATATGAGCGGTGTGTAGAAGTTTATCGTGAAATGGTAAAAAGAATTGACATTTAAAGAAGGAGGAACAATGAAATATTGTATTATGATATGCTAATAGCAAAATACGGATGCGATAGTGTGGGGGATGCCGATGACGGGCTACCGCAGAAAATAACTGATTTGTCTGGCAATGAGAATGACGGCGCTGGTGTTAATGTTAGTAGAGTTGGTTTGAGACAGTCTATGGACGAGCCAGATATAAAGACATGGTTGGCTTTTAACGGTCATTCTTTTGCAAAAATAGATAGTCCAATGCTTGGTCAAGATACGTTTACAATTCGATGCAATTTTTTTATCTATCGCCTTGACCGAACCCAATATATTTTTGATAAACGTCATGGACAGTGGCACAGGAATTATTGTTTTGTTTATTTTCACGCCCGTTCCGAACATCTTAGAAAAGAGATGTTCGGAACCCCTTGGTTATTGTTTGATATAGGTGACGGCTCAAGGATGTCGGACGATTTTGATAATGGAATTGCCATGCCGATTCATGGGATTGAAAATTTGTATGATGGTGATGAGGAGAATATAAGGAACAGATCTCTTTATATCGAGATAATCGTGCACTATGACGGTTGGGAATTAGGGCTGCTTGTATGCGCAAGCAACAAAGAAGGCGCCCATTACGATAGTAGGATCATTCCTTTTGGCAATTCGATTAAGGGTAACGGTCCTCTTATCATTGGATCTGCCGGTGTTCCGCACACCAGATTGTGGCCAGTTTTTGGCACGAGCTTTTTTTATGGAGCAATCAAGACATTTGAAATCTATGACGATGTAAGGTTGATAAAGGGAGATATGATATGAGTAAATTAGTTGCAGAATTTAATCACCTTGAGTTCGATGGAGGTTTTGTGCAGGTCGAGAATTCAGACGAATTAAATCTATTAAAATGGAGGTTTGAGATTGAGTTTTCTCTCAACTCACTTGACGGATGTTTTATCTTCGATAAGCGCAACGGGCAATGGAACCGAAATTATTGCTTTGGTTTTATATCCGAGGTGTGGTTTAATCACCATCCTGCTCCAGTTAAGCCCGGCAAGTATTTCTTTGTCGACATAGGCGATGGCCGTAGAATTGAGACAGAACTCGACAATGGAATTGCTATTAGTACTGATGTTGAAATTGGAAAACTTATTGTCGTCAGCGGCAGTTATGACGGTATTTCTTTGGCGATAGAACAAAGAGGCGGTAAAATCAATTCAAAGGAAATTGTAATGAATGACACAAGGGGCGATGGCCCACTTATCATTGGGTCGATGGGTGCTCCTCACACTGCCGCCTTCCCACAGTACGGTCTTGGAATGTTTAAGGGATCGATCAAATCATTTAAACTTTGGAGTTTGGAGGAATAGTAATGGAATATTGCAGTAGGTGTCTTCAGCCCGATACGAGGCCGAATGTCAAGTTTCATAATTGTGGAGTTTGCTTTGCTTGTGGAAATTGGGAGGCGAGGGAACATATCGATTGGGTTCTAAGGCACAAAATGTTTAGAGACATCTGTGATTCTGTAAGATCGCCGT